GCTGGATAATATAGAATTAATCACAGATAACTCCTCCTCAATCTGTGATTAAAATGTCACACAATAAACTCCTCCTCATATTGTGTGACACCATATGACAAACAATTTTACTCTCCCTTTGAATTGTTTGTCATAAAATAGGTGAAGATAGAACTCCGTTTTTAATGCTCTCCCTTAACGTTGAGTTCTCTTCATCTCACAGTGACAGGCATCTTAATATCCTCCCTTGTTAAGATGTCTGTCACTTTTTATATAAAGGATTGCGAAATGAAATTTAAAAATATAAATGATGTCCAGATTGAAAATATTAAAAACACTATTAATAGACTCAACCTTGAGGAATTACAATATCTGAAATCATATATAGACTCAACCTTAAAAGATTTTAAAAATAATAAACAAGACACCATTAATTTAGGTGACACATTAAAGTTTTATGATGAAAATGATAATCTCAAAGTAGGGAAACTCATTAATAGACTCAACCTTCTCTATGTAGTAGAAGATATAATGGGTAGACAATATAAGGTGCACCCTAAAGATACTCAACTTGTTAGAAATGGAAAGAGATACTAATGGCAAATGTATTATTTCAAATTAAGAATGATGTGACAGAAAGGCATATAATACTCAACCTTATAGCATCTGAATTGAATTCTAATAAGTATGAAACAGGGTTTTATGCTCAACCTTCTAATAATATAGAAGAGTTCATTAGAATTAACTCAACCTATACGACACCAGATATAAAGATCAACCTTGGTGCAAAAAAGAAATCTAATTCTAATGACTCAACCTTAAAGAAAACTTTAAAAGAATTAGATCAACCTCCTATGGTTGAGTTCTGGTATAAAATACCCTTTAAGTTATTCAAAAAAATTATAACACACGACTTCAAAACATTCAACCTTAAGATAGGTAGAGAATTATACTATGAAGTATATAATAAAGAAAAAGTAAGATATTTGTCACATAGGTTGCTTAATAATGAACTCAACCTGGGTCCAAATTTCATACCCAAGTTTAATGGAGTTCAACCTCAACGTGTATACAAAAGACAATCAGGAAAGAATTATTTTATAGAAACTGGAAGCAACTCTTACTTAAGAAAAGAACCACAAAAATTCTGTTTTAAGTAATGTCCCTTGTCCTAGGACTAAGGACACCAATGGGGCAAAAACATTAGCACGGACTCCCTTATATATAATATATGCTATAAGAAGTCAATAGTCAAGTGTTTTTCACATTTTTTCTAAAAATTCCTTATGTCCAATAACGATTGATTATCGGACGTGTTACATTTTTACAACACAATTATTTTTCACAAATTTATTTTTAACTGCCACATAACTTAATTGGTAGTTATTAATATTTATTTACTCTCACCTATTGACTTTTTAACAATTACATACTATATTATATGTATAGACTATTAAAAGGAGATTTGTAATGTATGAATACGAATCATACCATAACTACATCAGCAGAATGTATAGAGAATATGAAGAAGCATCTTCAGTAGAAAATCAAGACTTAAAAATTAATAATGGAGAAACAAATATGAAATATGATAATGATAAAACACAATTTGCACTCATTCCACCAGAAGCATTAGAAGAAATTGGAAGAGTGTTAACATTCGGTTCTTCTAAGTATGGACCAAATGATTGGAGACACGATGGAGACTGCACAGAATGGTCAAGAACATATTCATCCATTCAAAGACATTTAAATGCTTTCTGGAGTGGTGAAGACTTAGACCCCGAAACAGGACTTAATCACTTATCACACGCCGCAACACAAATCATTATTCTTATGATGCACCAGAAAGATGGTAACACTCATATGGATGATAGATATGTGCCCCTTGAAGTTCCAACAGAAATTACATGTGATAATTGTGATTGTGTCACACCTTGCTTTACAGAATATTCTCTTGATGATGATTATTCTTATAGTGTTTCAGATGCTGTGGTAAATACTCCAAATGTAACATTGAATGAATCTAATCACCATAAACACAATGATATCAGCACCATAGTTGATAATCTTAGAGAATACCTTTATAACAGGGATAGATAAAAACATTAGAGTGGCATCTTAAAAATGTCACTCTTTTATTATGTAAGGAGTGTTAATATGTATAATACAATTAAATTACCACAATACAAATGGAAATGTGAATTGACTAATAATACTTTCTGGTATGTGGAAGATGGAAAGCAACCTAATATGTTCCATAGATTTATGCAGAGAATTATATTAGGATTTAAGTGGACTGAAATTTAAATATTATATCCCCCAGCATAGGGACACTAAAGAGTCTTTAAAGTTAATCTTTAAATTATCTTCAAAGCTTTATGTATACTAATAATTATAAGAGTAATGAGCGGATATGGTAGGGGTAAAATTAAAATAATAGGCGTGTGTCATTAATACAACATAACTCTAAGGTGCACTGGAAAGTATTAAAATGTTTACATAGTAAGATTAATAATGGATAATAACCTTTAAGGTGCACCATAATAGCAACACCCCCCCTAAGGTGCAATTAACGAGATGATCCACGGGTTTTCGTTAAATTTTAAAAAACTGAAAAAATTCTAAAATTACATCTTAGCACTCATATTTTTTTAAAAAAAATTTATTTTTTATTTTACCCCTTGAAATACTCTTATTGGCATACTATATTGTTAATAACAAATATGTATTGGAGACTATATTATGAAAGAAGTATTATACAGTAAAGGTAAAAATGATGAGTGTTATACTCCTGCTTATGGTGTGAAACCTATATTGAAATATATTCCTAAGGATGCTATTGTATGGTGTCCCTTTGATAAGAAGCATAGTGAATTTGTGAAACAGATTAGTAATACGAATAAAGTTATTAATAGTCATATTGATTATGGTCAGGATTTTTTTGAGTATGAACCTGATGAGTGGGATATTATAATAAGTAATCCACCCTTTACTGAAAAGAGAAAATATTTTGAAAGAGCATTATCGTTTAATAAACCATTTGCTCTTATAATGAGTAATACATGGTTAAATGATTCTGCACCTAAGAAGTTATTTAAGGATAAAGATTTACAACTATTAATGTTTGAAAAGAGGATGATATTTGAGACACCTAATAATGAAGTGAATAATAAAATAACATTTTCGAGTAGTTACTACTGTTGGAATTTTTTACCAAAACAAATTATAATGGAAAGTTGGATATGATTTATAAGATAAAGAAAAAGATTAAAAGTTTATTTGATGATACTTCAAGTGAGTGTTTTACACTTGAGAAGATGAGAATGAAACTTATTGAAGATGGATATGATGTTGAACCTATTAGTATTAACGATATTGAATGTATGTGGTTGAGAGTGAAGATACCTAATGAAGAAAATAAAAGTATTAGAGTAACATTTGAATCATATCATGATGATTATTATATGAGAATGTTAAAAGAGATATATGGAAAGTGAAAATGGAAATGTATAATGGATTAGTGAGAAAAGCATGTGTTGTGTGTAAAAAGGATTGGATGTGGGATGCGGAAAAAGTTGCGGATGAACCTGTCTGTCCTAATTGTATAAAAATGGAAACACGTTATGCTATCAGTTCTTTCGAAGAGATTTGGGTGAAAGTGTGTTATAGGTTTTTTGAAAGAAATGGGTATTATGATTGGTATGAAGTAGATATGAGAGATGCGTTTAATGAAATGATGGAAGAAAGTAATGGAAATATAAATCCAATCTGGTTAAAAGAAAGAATTAAAAAATTATATGAGAGTGTTGGAATTTATACTTGACAAAGTGGATTTGATATACTATATTATTATAAAGGGAGAATGAATATGAAAGATACATTAACAGTTAGATATTATGCTCGTCCTGATGGTCGTATGAGTGAAATTGAAATGAGTAACATCTTTAAAGAAGATGTGGATTTTTTTGTAAAGAATAATATAGTCGTATCAATAGAAGAATTGATGACCGGGGATATTGTGGTATATGGTTGTCCAAGATATGATGATTCTGAAGAGAGTGAAATTATAGTTTTCTCTGATAATAGAAATTGTCAAGATACTATGAAAAATCTTAGAGAAAAATGTGAAAAGGAATTTTTATGAAAACAATAATTAAAAATACTCCTGTTGATGTGGATGAAGTGAATAGGTTTCGTAAAAGAGGAACTGAAGAAGAAATTCCTTTAATGACTGCAAAGTATAATGCTCAAGTGAGTCGTCTTCTTGATGAATTATATGTTATTCGTAATGAGACGGATGATGTGGATGAAAAAGTGGATATGTTGATTGAAATTATGATTCGTGGCATCGAATTTAAAGATTAATAGAATGGAGATTATATTATGTATTTTGATGATGAAATTATAGAAGATTTTGCACGCATTATTGCAGCAGAAAAAATGGGATTAATAAAAGATAAAAAAGGTAAAAATTTACCTTATGAACTATGGAGTCAGTGTATTCCAGATGCTCGTAATTTTTTAGGAATGGATTAATTATGGTAGATATTTTGATATGGGCTTTATTGTTATACCTAATTATAAAGGGTATCGAAATCATCGTTGATAATATCATATACTTTACTGTAATTGCAGTAATAACAATAATAATACTAGGTGAAAAGGGAATATTATGAATAAGTTATTAGAAAATATAGAAGCAAAGATGACAGAGAACAGATATGTTTTCCCAAGTCCTCTTGAAGAAATAAGTTATACTGAAACATATAGTAATCAAGGTCCTATTGATATTAGTTTAAATACACTAAGAGAAATGCGCATTGAAGTTCGTATTGGTGCTTATCAAATGATTGAAGAAAAGTATATCGGAACTACTACTGGTGAATTTATTATGCAAGAGTTGAAGGAAAAAATGGGGTATGCTATTGCTGAACACATTTATGGTGATATAAGAAGAAAGTTAATAGAATTGGAATATACCACTCGTCGTGAGGGTATAAGACACAATTCAGATACTTTAAAGATTATAGATGAATTACATAAGATGGTGACATATGGTAGATACTAATATTTACATGTGAAAGGAAATATTATGGATATAGGTAAAGCGATTGATGGTTTATTCAAAGGATTTGTGTTTGCGTTAATATCAACACTCATTCTCGCACTTTATATTTTATGGGTAACATTTTTTGAATCAAATCCTTGGGATGTTTGTGGTAAAATGAAAACAGACAGTGCAAAAGTCCAATGTATGGAGACACACTATGATTAATGAAATAAATGTAGACGATTTTACTTATGATGTGAAAATTGTAAGTGATAAAGATAATATTAAATTTTCTTATAAAGATAAAGATGATGAATGGTATACTTTAGAGGTAACTTACACACCTGAACTTGTTAGAGATTTAAAATCAGTGCATGGAATAAATGTTGAAGAAGAACTTATTAGCATTTTGAAAGAAAATATGAAACTTGAAATAAGTAAAAAGTATGATGGTGAATATTGGAATAAAAACAAAGGAATTTGGAATGATTAAAAAATTTATTAATAGGTTAACCAAATGTGAATGTTTGGAAGAAATGAAAAAAACACCATATGGTGAAATTAAAATGAATAATGGTATGCTTAGTTTTATTTTTAATATTATGTGGAGTTATGAACATAGTTTGAGACAAACAGGAAGAACAACAAGACTGTGTAATGAAGCAAAGAAAAATGGTGGTGTAGTTGTTTGTCACAATCAGGGTATGGTTAAATACATACAAGATATCTATAATATAAAAGCAGTTAACTTGGATACCTATTTGAATCCAGATTATCATAGAGGTAGAGTTAAACACATTAAATATTATTTTGATAGTCCTGCTGAACAAGAGTTAATAAAAAGAAAATTGTGTGAAGTGAAAGAGATAATGGAAGGAAATGTATATGTTAGATAAAGATATTTTTTTAGATTTATTAGATATTGAAGATAGTGTCCTTGTATTGGATAATGATATGTGTTTTATAAATTATAACTTTGATGAAGATGGTGAATGTGAATCTAAATCATTTTATTACAGTCCAAAAGATATACTATTAATTTTAGGTGAAGAATACAAAATTAAAATGAAGGATGTATAATGATGGGATTGAATATAATACTTGTTCCTGAAGGATATATAATAGAAAATGAAATAAATGGTGTTCTACACACTGTTTAAAAAGGTAACATCGTTCAACCAAATCATAAAGATTTATATATGGTGAAAGAAGATTATGAAATCTTAAGGAAAGAATATGGAATTTAATTTTATAGATTTGTGTGCGGGAATAGGTGGGTTTCGTATTGGTATGGAATCTATTGGTGGTAAATGTATTTTATCTGCTGACATCGATAAAAAAGTATCTGAAATGTATCATGATGTTCATAATATAAGTGAAGATGAAGAATACATTTCAGATTTATTTGACATACCTTTAGATGGTGATTATAATATAGATGTGATTTGTGCTGGGTTTCCCTGTCAACCATTTTCTTCTGCTGGATTAAAAAGAGGATTTGAAGATCCTCGTGGAAATGTTTTCTTTGGTATTATGAACCTGGTTAAAGCATATGAACCAAAGGTAGTATTTCTAGAGAATGTAAAACCATTAATTAATCATGATAATGGTAACACTATGAATACAATTGTGAGTAATCTTGAAAATGAAGGATATTATGTATCTTATAAAATACTTAACAATAATAACTTTGGTTTACCCCAAAATAGAGAAAGAGTATTCATAGTTGCATCCAAAAATAAGAAGTTTTATTTTAATAAATTGGGTTATAACAAAACTGAACCATTAAAATCAATTCTTTTAGATGAAGAAAGAAAATATATAGATGAAAATGATTATTCAATAAAACCAAAACACTTATGGGGAAAAAATGTTAAATCGGGATTAAGATATGTTGGTCATGTGAAATTAAATAGAAAAAATCTTAGAAAGGGTTTTACAGATCCCTTAAAAACTGGTGGACACAGTGAAAATTCGAGAATATATCATATTAATGGTAATATTCATACTGCAACTGCATCTACAAAAACTTATTATGTATATGATGAAAAGGGTGTTTTCTTATTAACACCAGAAGATATGTTAGTTTGTCAAGGATTTAAAAGAAATTTTCTTGATGGTGTTGGTAGTTGGAATTCAAAAATGAAAGCAATTGGTAATTCAGTGTGTCCAGTTATTACTACTGAAATATCAAAGGAAATGAGAAACCAAAACATATTATAATTATTATGGAGATTGATATGGAACAAGTGAATATAGAGAAAGAAATTGAAATTAAAGAAAGTAATGCTAAAAAATTAGCACAACAATACGCCCAAGAAAGAAAGAGACTTAAAGAAGAACTTTCAGAATTACAAACAGAAGTGGAAGATTTAACACCCACAACACCAACTGGAACAATAGATTGGTATGTTAAATGGGTAAGTATGTTTCTTGCTGTTGCAGGTGTTTTTCTTATCAGTTCTAATATGGTGTTCTATGGACAGTTGTCTTATGTTTTGAGTTCAATTGGATGGATATTTGTTGGTGCCACTTGGGGTGATAGAGCAATTATGGTGGGTTCGAGTATAAGTGGAACCGCAGTTATGATGAATTTAGTTCAGAGTTTATAAAAAATAGGATACACTATTGACTTTCACCAAGACTGATACTATATTATAGAGTAAGGGTAGCGGCAACTACCTTGATTGGGGACTACCATTAGATTGTCTTTGCCGAGATAACAATAGAGTAGATTGCTTTGTCTAGTTGGATAGGACACCCAGCGGAATGGTTGGGAGACACAGGTTCGAGTCCTGTAGCAACGTTGGTATCCTATGAAACGTGTAGAATATTATGAATGTAGTTGTAGAGAAGAATGAAGATGAAACAAATACTATTGAATGGAGAAGAAAATGAGTAATATGTTGAAATGGGCGGAGCAAGAACTTCGTTATGCTGGATATGATATAAATGACCCTGAAAATGGACCTAACCGTTGGTTAGCAGAAGGAACACTTGAACTTTTAAAGGTGTTTTCAGAACAAGGTCATAGTGGTAGTTCTGCACCCTATGCAGTAGGACTTTTCGAGAAACTTGCTTTATGGAAACCTGTTACACCACTCACAGGTGAAGATAGTGAGTGGATGGAAGTTGGTGAGGACACATGGCAGAATATTCGTAACAGTGCAGTATTCAGAGGTAAAGATGGAAAAGCATATTGGATAGAAGGTAGAATTTTCTGGGAATGGTCTTCATATCCTGATATTGATGACGGTAAACCTTTTAAGTGTTATTTTACAAGTCGTAACAGTAGAGTTAACATCGATTTCCCTTGGATGCAACCAGAGAAATCAGAATATGTATTCGTTCCAAACGAAGAATTCCCAAATGAGGTATTAGACAATGAGTAACCCAATTTGTTATGTGATGGTAGGTTTACCTGCGACGGGTAAATCTACTTTTATTAATTCAATAATAGATGATGACACTTGGATTTATAGTACTGATATGTATATTGAGTCAGTTGCAGAAGGAAGAATAAAACATGTATGTAATTCAAATGATGATACACCACCAAAGAATTGTGATGTAGGCGAAAATACATTAGATAAATTTTTCTCTTGACAAAATGTAATTAACACACTATATTATTAACATGAGGGTATTTAAATGAACATTAATCTTCGTAAAGCAAAAAGATTAAAGAATGATGAGTTTTACACAAGAATGGAAGACATAGAGAATGAATTGAGTCATTATAAAGAGTGTTTCAAAGGTGAGGTTGTTTATTGTAATTGTGATAATCCCACTTGGTCAAACTTTGCTAAATATTTTGTAGATAATTTTCAGGATATGGGATTGAAGAAAGTTATTTTAACCCACTATGATGAGAGTGGTAGTTCAAAAACTATCTATGATGGTGAATCACTCGTTACCACACCGTTAAAAAGTAACGGTGATTTCAGAAGTGAAGAATGTATAGAATTACTAAAAGAAGCAGATATTGTTGTAACCAATCCACCTTTTTCTCTTTTTAGAGAATATATATCACAGTTAATTGATTATGATAAGAAATTTATTATATTGGGAAATAATAATGCAATAACTTATAAGGAAGTATTTTGTCAAATAAAGTCTAATAATATATGGCTTGGCGTCCAAACAAACAAAACCATGGATTTTCAGATTCCAGAGCATTATGAAACTTGGAGTCATATTGATGAAAATGGAAATAAAATTGCGAAAGTTCCCGCAATAAGTTGGTTTACAAATCTTCCCAACAAAAAGCGTAACGAAAAAATTACCCTTTTCAATAAATATTATGGAAATGAAGATAACTATCCCAAATACGATAATTATGATGCAATTGAAGTAAGTAAAACAAAAGACATACCAAACGACTATGATGGGTATATGGCAGTTCCTATTACCTTTATGTGTAAATATAATCCAAATCAGTTTATTATTTTGGGGATAATGGATAGATCTAATTCTTCTGGATTAAAAACCAAAGTATATAATAAAGATGATGTACCCAAGATTTAAATGCTAGGGGTGTAATTAAAATAAAAAATGAATACAAAGCAAAATATGCACGTATAATTATAAAGAGGAAATAAATGAATACAAATTATATTATGTTATTATCATCAGAAAAATCATATGAAAGAACTTCTCGTGAAACTATCTCAAAGAAAGCACTCATTGGTTATAAAGATTGTGATGATATTGTTATAGTTAAAAATAGATTACAAGATAAGACTGGAAAAGTATCTGTTAATTATTGGAATGATTTAGTTAAAGATACAATGAAAGTTTATGGTGAAACAATTGATAGTGTTGATTGTGATTTGGAAAAATATATGCTCTTAAATTCACTTGATAAACACGATTTAATTTTAAAGATTTTAAAACTTAATAATGAAGTTAATAGATTAAAAAAACAAAACACAGATATGGGTTGGATATTAAATCCAGACCGTATGGGTGGTCAATTTAGTGAATGGGAAACCAGTCGTCGTGGTGATGAATGGTCTTAATAACTGATAAAAAATGGAGAATATATTATGAATTACTATGATTGTTTTGTGAAAAGTATTATAAATGAATTAGGAAGATTAGAAGATACATATCCTGATGATGTGTATAATGTTGTGACAGATAATATGCCACACGATACATTTGCTATTATGACTTTATTAGACCATTCTAATGCCTTTGAAGGTAGAGTTATGGAAGAATATGTTGGTCTAAGTTTAAGTGAAATGATGTATAAAATACTATTTGAAATTACTATGACAGATGTTCTATTTAAGGTTAATGAGAAAAACCCATAAATAGTTATAAAAACTATTGTAGGAGATATATTAAAATGGGGTATTTTAAAAAATCAGACTTAGTTAAAGAAAAGTATATTATGAAAATAATATATGACATTGAAAATGGTAAATTGATTAAAGTTAAGATAAACAATAAAATTAAATCCGTAAAATTTGAAAATAATGATTTTATTAAAAACACACTTAAACCCATTCAGAACAATTCTTCAAAATACTATAAGAAACTATATTCTAATGATAAACATAAATATGTATTTAAAACAACTGACGGTGATTTAATAAGATTTATTGATATCGAAAAAACACAATATTCACAAATTAATAAAAAAATAAATACAAATACATTGGGTTCTAAATTAACAAATGCTATTGAATTAGCAACAATAGAATCTTTATATAATGATATCAATAGTCCTGAAGATACTAAACAAAAATTATTTATTAATGGAACCATAAAATTTGATAATTGGGCACAAACATTCAAAAATACTAAAATTATTTTGAAAAAGATAATAAAAGATGATATTAAAAAATATAAAATTATACATAGTGCCACAGATAATTCAGAATTTAGTAAAATAATTCGTAAATTTTTATCAAAAATGAATATTTCAAAACAGGACAATTGGAATACATCAGATATTTATATTATTAAAAAAACATCATATAAAAATATAAAAAAACAATTAAAGATAATAATTGATGATAATAATGTGAATAATATTGTTAATAATATGAATAATTATATTTATAATTTATTCAAAAATGATGAATTATATCCAATTTCATTAAAACAGATAACAGATGATGGAAAATATGAATATAATAATATACCAAATAATAACCCAAATTACACAAATTATAATCTAGAAAAAATTAATATATCTTTATTTAATGATACGAATGAAATAGGGTTAATATTAATTAGAGATGATGATAATAACACAATTCCATTACAGATAAGGGGGTATCCTCATGGATATAATATTTCACAATTAGAAATTGGTAGTTATCAAGGAGGAAGAGTTGGTAAAATACCAATAAAAATTGTAGATGAAGTTTTTAAACATCACGAACATGATAGGATTTCAAGTATAAAATATTTTGGTAAACCCCCTAATTATTTTAGTGAATTTAATGAACAAAAAATTAAAGACGTTGTTAATTGGTATAACTTTACTATAAAAAATATTAATTATGTTAAAAACTTGGATGATGTGAATAATTTAACCGTTGATTTTTTGTCAGACTATATTAATGTCATAAAAAAAGATTTAAGGAGTGTTGAAAAAATGTGTCATAAAATTCAAGGATTGAATATTGTATATTTTTTATTAAAAAATGTCGATAACATATCAAACATTATTAATACATTTATTAACGCTGCAAAGAAAATTGATACTTCTAATAGTTTTTTTATTAAAATATATTAAAACACTTGACAAACTAATATCCATATACTATATTATATAATAAGACAATAAAAGGTGAACTAAATGATATTAATTGATTATAATGCTATTGCTATTAGTAATGTATTAACACAAAAAGTGGAATTAGATGAAAATCTTATTCGACACATGATATTAAATTCTATTAGAATATATCGTAAAAAATATAAAAATGAATTTGGTGAGATTGTTATAACAAATGATGGTTCAAATAATTGGAGAAGAGAAGTTTTTCCCCAATATAAGTTCAAAAGAAAATCATCAAGAGATGACTCTAAAATAGACTGGGATGAACTATTTCGTATCACAAACTTAGTATTTGATGAACTTGTTGAGTATTTTCCATATAAAGTTATAAAACACGATAGATGTGAGGCAGATGATGTTATTGCAACTTTGTGTGAATACACACAAGAGTTTGGAAATTGGGAGAAAACATTAATAGTTTCTTCTGATAAAGATTTTATACAACTACAAAAGTATGATAATGTATATCAGTATTCACCAATGAATAAAAGAATGATAAAAGAAAAAAACCCAAGATTACAATTAATGGAACTTATTTTGGGTGGTGACAGTTCTGATGGTGTTCCAAATGTGTTATCAAATGATAATGTTTTTGTTGAAGGTATAAGACAGACACCTCTTTCGAAAAAGAAAAAGGAAACTCTTATACAAGATCAGGAATCACTTGGAGATGAAATATACAGGAATTTTCAAAGAAACAAATTACTTATTGATTTGTCATCTACTCCAGAAAAGTTCAAAAAAGAAATAATAAATAACTATAATTCACAAGATAAAAGTGAAAATAAGAAAAAGGTTATGAATTTTTTAATAAATAAAAAATGTAGATTATTACTAGAAGAAACAGGAGATTTTTTATAATGGCTATTAAACATACATTAAATATCTACGAAGTTTTAGAAAGAGTTGCAAACACTAAAACACGTGATGCGAAAGTTGAAGTTCTAAGAGAACATGAATCAGTTGCATTGAAAGACATTTTACGATGTGCTTTTGATGATGTAGTTCAGTTCACTATTCCAAAAGGCACACCACCTTATACACCTGCTGATGAAAGTTCAGTTCCAGCAAACCTATTAACAAAAAATAAACAATTGACATATTTTGTTAAGGGTGGTCAGGGGGATAAACTACCACAACATAGAAGAGAGAAAATCTTTATTGATTTGTTGGAAACAATTCACCCTAAGGATGCTGAAATTCTTCTTCTTGTAAAAGATAAGAATCAACCAGCAAAATCAGTTACTAAAAAATTGGTTCAAAAAGCGTTTCCAAACTTAATCAGAAAATAAAGGATTTAATTATGCCTAATTACACTTTATTTAACAATGATACTGGGGAAGAAGAAGTTCATTTCTTCCCCTCTTGGAAAACAAAAGATGAGTTTTTAGAAGAAAACACTAATTATAAACAAAAAATAACTGCACCCAGAATAATTTCTGAATCGGGTGAACCTATCGTTAGGAACACATCAAGTGATTGGAAAGACCACCTTAAAAGAATGAAAAAGGGTTCAGGTAGATCAAATACAATTAACACGTTATAAGGAATAAAATGATGTTTACTATATACGGAAAACTACATTGTCACGCTTGTGACGCCGCAAAAAAACTCTGTGAGGATAATAACATTCCGTTTGAATATATTCAATTGAATGATAGTCAAGGATACGTTGATGAATTCTTTACGAGACTACCTAATGCAACATCAGTTCCCCAAGTATTTGTGGGTGATAAACATATTGGTGGATTAGTTAAATTGAGATATGAAGTTGATACTATCTTACATTTGAGACAACAAAATCCTTCTGATAGCGATAGTGACCATATTATTAATGCTGTAAATGATTCTGATTTAACATACGAGAGATATCAAATTGATCAGATGAGAAAAATGTTGTTTGGTCAAAATTATGATTTGGATGATAATGATAATAATGACAGTGATTATTTTTAATTGAGGTAATTTAAAATGAGAAAATATTTTTTATCCATAGGTATAGCATTTTCTATACTTTTAAATGCTATACTAGGAGGTAGTCCATACCAAACATTTTGTGCAAGGAATTATGATGCAAAAAGAATGAAAAGATTAAATATAGTTTGGTTACTAGATTTGTTTTTGGGTAAAGACCATTGTTTAATGGATTGGGTTACTTGGAGATTGAGAATAGAAAGTATTTCTCGTTCAAATAGATGATAATGGAGTTTTATTATGAATGTGTTTACATTGTTAAACTTGAGAAGTAGATTTGAGAGTGTTGTTAAGGATGGTAGATATCGTTATGATTTACCAAATTATGACGGCACAATAGAAACACTCGAATGGTTTGTTAAAAATGGACATAAATCAAATAGGTTTAGAAAACATTTTGATGAATTACAGGATATAGCAGAAACTATTTTAAGAGAGTATAAAAAATAAAATGAAATCTTTTTGTATAACATACGACAATATAAATTCTAAGAATAATTATAAATCTTTGGTGAATTCATCAGAAGTTGTTTTAAATAAATTTTTAGTTGAATCCTTTCCCGCAACAACTTTAAATAATGCGAAAATGTATGTTAACAAATATGCTCTTGAGTGGGGATGGCCAGAAAATAAAGAAGTTGCTGATATGACGCTGGGTATTATTAAAAAACCCTATGAAAAAAGAACTATAAATGATTTAGTTTGCGAATCTTTAACACACTACAGAATATGGGATTATTGTGTCGAAACACAAGAAAGTGTATTGGTATTAGATAATTCTATGAGATTCACGAAAACTTTTGATCTTGAAGAAAAGACAATAAAGAAATATGATGTTATTGGTATAAATAATCCAAAATATTGTATGGAAGATTGGAGATTGTATTTGAATGAAATAATAAAAAATAAAAATGATATCCAAATGGTTCCTTCCATAAATCCAGTTTATATTCCAAGAACTATCGCTTCTCCTAAATCATATATCGTCACACCAAAAGGTGCTGAAAAACTCTTACAAAATGCAGATGATAATGGATTATGGCCTGTTAACGAATCATTATCCAAACAAGTTTTGGGTAATGTTATGGTTACAAAGAAATTTTACACTAAACTAGATACGAGAAATTGATATGATAAATTATGTTATTACAATATTTGAATTAGAAGAATCAGTTAAAGTTGCTGAAAGATGTATTCAATCAGGTAAGAAGTTCAATATTAATATTGATAAATTTGAAGCTTGTACACCTCAAGACAACCCAAGAGAATATTTAGAAAGTGAGGGGATTGATTATAATAATATTATGACAAGAGTATCAAGAAGTGATAATGTATTATCTTGTTTTGTGTCACACTATCAATTATGGAAAAAATGTGTGAAATTAAATGAAGAAATAACTATATTTGAACATGATGCTGTGATTAAGTCCAATATACCAAATGATTTGGATTATAAAGGTTGTATTAATTTGGGGCAACCATCTTGGGGTAGATTTAATATACCTAAGCGAATGGGAGTGAATAAATTATCATCAAAAGATTGTTTTCCTGGTGCTCATGCTTATAGAATAAAACCTGAATGTGCCAATGAGATGATAGAGAAATCAAAAAAATATGCAAAACCAGTTGATACATTTTTAAATAATGAAAACTTCAATTTCCTTGAAGAATATTATCCTTGGCCTGTAATCGCAGATGATTATTTCACTACAGTTCAAAAAAATAATGGAACACGTGGTAAAAATAATTATAGGAAGTTGGGTAATAAATATAGAATAATATAGGTATATGATATGAAAAACTATGTGATAACAATTTTAAGTAATGAAAAATCTGTTAAAGTTGCTGAAAGATGTATTGAATCGGGTAATAAATTCGATATTGATATTAAAAAGTTTAAAGCAATAACACCCAAGGACAATCCACATGCAATGATGATGCAGGAATCCATTAATCCCTATGATTTTAATAATGACAAATATTCACGTATAGAGAATATGCAATCTTGCTTTTTATCACACTATTTTTTATGGAAAAGGTCTGTTGAATTAAATGAAGAAATAACTATATTTGAACATGATGCTGTTATAGTTGATAACATACCCAATATCGAATTTAAAGGGTGTGTGAATTTCGGTAGACCATCTTATGGTAAATTTGTCACACCTAAAAACGGAATTCAAAAATTGGTATCGAAACAATATTTTCCTGGTGCACACGCTTATCGTGTAAATCCTGAAGGTGCAAAAAAGTTAATTGAGAGGTCTAAAATAAAATCTGGTCCTGCGGATGTCTTTTTACATAATATGAACTTTAATTTCCTTGAAGAGTATTATCCTTGGCCAGTGATAGCAGATGATAGTTTCACAACTATACAAAAAGAGACAGGTTGTCTTGCTAAACACAATTATCAGAAAGATAAAAACAGTTTTCAAATATTATAGGAGAATAGATTATGAAAGTATCAGTAGTATGTGTATTCTGGGGTGATAAATTTTCCTTAGATTACGTTTACAATCTTAAATCTATGGTGGAGAGGAATACCACTGTAGAACATGAATTTGTATGTTTTACCGACAGAGATGATATTCCTGGTGTTAAAACTAAAAAACTTGTAAATGGTTTAAAGGGGTGGTGGAACAAATTACAAATATTTGATAGAAGACATAATTTAAATGAAAGAGTTGTGTTTTTTGATTTAGACACTGTTATAGTTAACAACATTGATTGGTTAATGGAATGGAATGGTTTGTTTATGGGTATTGAAGACTTAGGTGCAACAAATCCACACCAACCACATCTAAAAAATAGACTACAATCACCCATTTTAGCATTTGATTATAATAAAAATCATGATATATGGTCACATTTTATTAAAAACTTAGATAAAATATTGATAACATATAGAGGTGATGGTGAGTATCTTCATGGTGTTATACCACAGAGTCGTAGGGTTCTTTTACAGAATGTTTTTCCAGATAAAATAAAGTCTTATAAGTATCATGTATATCCTAACAAACCAAATGAAAAAACATCCATTGTTTGTTTTCATGGTAGACCCAGTATTATACAAGCAATGAGTGAAACTGTTAGAACTCCTATGAGAATATATGAACCACAAAAATGGATAAAGGATTATTGGAAAAATGAGTAAGAAAGTAGCACATATAATTGGAAATGGAGACCAATCTGTACTTTATAAAAACTCTCCAGGTATTAAGTTAACTTGTAATTTACCACCATTTGATATTAAAGATGTGTTTGCAACATTTATTGTAGATTTTAAAATGTGTCGCGCACTTGCAGAAGGTAGTGTAAATTTAGATAGTTACAATTGGATTATGGGATTTAGACCAAAAACATATTGTGAAAAGGTTAACCATCCTTTCTATGTGAAAAACGCACATAGAATAAGAGGTTTTTATCTAGATTTACCACAGTATGCTGGAAATTACACTAACTTTAACTGTGGTATGATGGCCACACATTTTGCGGCAAATAAACTAAAAATAGATGAAATACATTTATATGGATTCGATTCTCTTTTTGATAAACAGATGAGAAGTTATACTGATTTGGTCTTAAACTCTGATAGAAGTGTTAGTAACAACAAAAGATTATTTGATAATTGGGCACCAATATGGGAAAATATATTCAAAGAGTTTCCTACAACTAAATTTGTTTTACACCATATACATAAAAATATTAAAATAGACTTACCTGAAAATGCAACTGTGAAAGTTCATAAATAAAATTAAAAAAAAGTTAATAATATTACAAAGGGGGTTGAATACTCCCTTTTTTTATTCTATATATCATTTATTAGAAGGAATATAAAATGATTATAAATGCAAATGACAGTGATAGTTTGAATAACCCTTGTGATGATATAAGTGATAAAATAGGAGAATGGTTGAATGTCAAAGAAAAGAAAAACAAGTCAGAAAACGATGAATTTAAATTGGATACAAATAGACCAAATGATATGGAACCAAATACAATATTGGGATGGATCTTTGGGAAAAAAGATGGAAATCAATAATATTATAATGGATACCTTTGGGTGGGATGAAAGACAAACTAAGGTTGCAACTGAACCATTATTCAAAAGATATATGAAATTTAATAATATTGAAGTGAAAAAACCTATAAAGGAACAATGTGAACAAAGTAATGATGGGACATTAGATGTGTTTTTTCAATGATTACTATTGACTTTTAAGTGAAATGATACTATATTATATAATAGAACAGGAGAAATAGTAATGAATATTTTTATATTAGATGAGAATCCAATCAAAGCAGCACAGTTACAATGTGATAAACATATAGTTAAAATGATTGTAGAATCTGCTCAAATGTTATCAACTGCACATAGGATGTTAGATGGTAGAATGGTAAAGAGACCTTCCAAATCAGGTAAAACTTGGGTGAAATACTATTTACATCCAAATGAACATATGGAAACAAATTTATATAAAGCAGTTCATTTCGGTCATCCTTGCACTGTGTGGACTATGGAATCTAATATGAACTATAAGTGGCATTATGAACACTTTAAAGCATTGTTACAAGAATATACTTATAGATATAATAAGGTTCATAAATCTTCTGAATTACTACCCATTTTAAAGAAAATACCAGTAAACATACCAAAGACAAGTAATTTAACACCTTTTAAACTGGCAATGGGTTCAAATCCAGAATGTATGTTAGAAAACCCAGTTGAATCGTACAGGGCATTCTACCAAACAAAACAAAAAAGATTTAAAATGGTTTGGTCAAAAAGATCTGTTCCTAATTGGTTTAATCAGTTAGAGTTAGTATAAGGAGAATATAATGTTGTTAGCAATAGATATGTTAAAAGACTTTAATGATTCTTTGTCAAATGAAGATAATTGGAATGAAAATGGTCCTATAATATGGGACAAAGTATATGAAGAATTAAAAGAAAAGTATAAAGATAAAAATGAAAAAGAAGTAAAAGAAGTATTCAACTCCTTTAAAGAAGTTACAGACAGTATATTGGGTATAGGTGTATTCAATGATATTACATATGAAGACTATGTTTGTTTTATAAAAGGTGAAGATACAATATAATATTGGAGAATAATGATGTTTAGAATATATTTCACACCTAGATTTTATGGATTAAGTTTGTTTTACTTGATAATTCAAAATCAATGGCACTTACCATTTATAGAGGGTAAACCAAATATAAGTCGAATAGAAGACATGTTAACAATAGAAAGTTTAAGAAATAACATTTATCCAGTTTCAAAAGAAGATTATGAATATGCAATAAACATGATAGAATGTTTAGGTGAAGATGGACTAGATGAAGATAGTGATGGTTTCAGATACTTTGAATAACATAGGAGTTTTACAATGTTTAAAAGAAAATATCAATGGCCCTATAATGATAAATTGGGTACGGTTAGTGTAAATTATGAAGATGGGGTAATAGAAGAAATTGATTTAATAGTATCTTCTAAAAAACCTAAAAAAGCAATGTATAAACACACCCATTATAATAATGATGGCACTAAAATAATGGAATTCACAACTGACATAGAAAATAATTTGAGACCAGTTATTAAAAACCCATCCGAAAAGGAACACCTTGCTGGTGTAACTTATGGGTATAATAACAATGTTGTATCAGAGACATTTATGTGTAATGTATGGAGTGGATTACTTAAAAGAGAATGGATTGTTTCTAAAATAAATTATTATGATGAACAGGGTAATTTTATAGAATCAGAAAATAACATAAGCTCACTGTTTTAAAATAAGGTATTGAAAATGTATAATAGAAAAATAGAAATTGAAATTGAAAGTTTTCTTCAACCAAATAATATTGTTAAATATGAATTATATGGTCTTGTGGGACATTCATCTTTAAAATCAGTAGAAAAACACCCAGTTGAGTATGGAACTGTTAGAATGATAGGAGAAAATCCAATATATGTTTATCATATCAATAAAATAAGATATGGTTTTTTAAATTTAAAAGTCAGATATGAAATACACTGGAAATATTTAATGGCGGAATATTATTATAATAGAAGAGAAGAATATCCAGATTTTAATTATGTCGATTATATCGACTCTATTAAATGGAAATAATATTATAAATAATACTAAAAGGAATGTAAAATGTCACTATTCATTTTAAATTTAGACCACCAAAATGAAGAACAAGAAAAGTTAATCAATAACTATGGTATTAAATCATATACTGAAAAAACTCTTAAAACACATACACACAATTTCAAATCACGTATAGTCGATTCTGGTGTTTTATCAAAAACAGGTGTTAACTATGTAACATTGGATAAAGATTCTGTTCATAAAGGACTACATGAAAAATTAAAGGAACAGAAGATATTATCATTTTTAAGAATTGATAACAAACACTTACCATCAGGTATCCCTGAAAAGATTAATTATGAAGATGAGATAAGGTTTGCTAAAAATAATGGTATTGTTGGTATTAAAGTAACTTTTTACATAGATAACATTGATGCGATTGATATGATTACAAATATCGCCAATTTCTATGGTAATATGGCTCGAAGAGAGAAAATAATTCCAATTTTAGAATTTAACGTAAGAAAAGAGTTTGAAGACAAATCTTATAGAGAAGAAGAATTATTCAAAAATTTGTTTAATAAACTTTATTATGTATTGTTTGACTCAATTATAATTTTCTCATTACCAGAAAATAAAGGTGTTTATGATGACATTAACAGATATAAAAGAGTTAAATGTGTTTTTGGAAATGATTTCGAACAAGAAAAATCATCATATGTTGAAAACATCAACGGTAACAAGATGGAAGTATCAGTAAAAAATACTGTATTAGAAAACTTAAAAGTGAATTTGACAGATGAACAATTTGCAAGAACACTTGAAAACAATATTCTTCATATAAAAAACAATAAAGAAGATGTTTATTTTGAAGATTAATTGATTTTATATCATTTATATTATGAAAAAGGTGAAGATATTATGAAAATATTAAGTTTTATAATTGTTTTTATGTTGTTCGCAAAACCAACATACTCAAACGATTTTAATTTGTCAATAAATGTGAATGTGACCGATCACTTGTTTTTTAAAAAGGATTATAATGAAAAACACATATCATTAGAATATGAAAATGATAATTTAATGATGGGTATTTACAACAATTCATTTAATGATTTGACTTATTATTTTGGTAAAAGATATATTATAAATGATACAAATAATATTGATTTTATAGGATTAATTGGATACAATGATGGTATTTTACCAACTATTAAATACAATATGAAATACAAAAATAATACGTTTTTCATTTCACCTGCAGTTGAAAGAGTAGACGAAAAATATAAACTTGGTGTGTTAGTTGGTTTGGGTATAAATATATTTAAATATTAAGGAGAAGAAAAATGTCATTCGTATTTTCACAAAATTCATTAGATAATTTGGAAGGTGTGCATCCAGATTTAGTAAAAGTAGCACATAGAGCACTTGAATTGACTAAAGTTGATTTTGGTGTAACTTGTGGTTTAAGAACAATTGAAGAACAAAGAGAGTTATATAAAACTGGGGCTTCCAAAACAATGAAATCTAATCATTTAAAACAAGAGGATGGATATTCTCATGCGGTTGATGTATTAGCTTATATTGGTTCAAGACACTCTTGGGAATTAAACTTATATGATAACATTGCAGACGCATTCGCTCAATCGGCAAGAGAATATGGTGTTCCTATTCGTTGGGGTGCAGCATGGAATGTTCCTGATATTACTAAATGGAATAGTAGTATGGAAGATGCTATGATGCATTACATTGATACTAGACGTTCACAGGGTAGAAGACCCTTTATTGATGGACCACACTTTGAATTGAGATATTGATTAAAGGATATATTATGAAAAAATTTATTAACTTTATTGAACAAAAAGAAATGAGTTGTCCCTTGGCAACACAGGATTTAGAATTAAACACAAAAAATAGAAACAAATCTATTAAATCTGACCATATACAATATGGTCCATTAAATGTAGATGAACCTGGTGACTTCTGGGAAGATATTGCTGAATTTTGGGATACTACGGTATCTGCTGCAAAAAAATCTAAATGCTCTAACTGTGTTGCCTTTGACATATCTGAAAGAATGAAGGAATGTTTACCTGGTGAAACTTCTGATGATGATGGAAAATTGGGATATTGTTGGATGCACCACTTTAAATGTCATTCAGAAAGATCTTGTAGAACATGGGCAAAAGGTGGTCCAATAAAAGATGATGAAGTATCATACAATTGGCAAAAGAAGAATAAGTGAGGATTATATTATGAACTTAGATAAAATAGCAAAAGAATTAGTTAACACTGGTGTAATGGAAACAGAAATAAAAAACACTGAAAAATTAGAAGATGGTATTAGAGTAACAACTTACACCATTAAATTTTCTAAGAATGATTATCAGTGGTATACTTCATCAAAGGTGTACAAATGAGTGGTGATATTTTCGATTTTGGTTTCACTGCTGTAACAGAAGATGAATTAGCATCTGTTGAAGTATCAAAAAAGATAGCAGAAGAAAGTCAAACAGAAGTTGAAATACTTCAAGATAAATTAGATAACCTATATAATTCAATAACACCACTGTTAGAGAATTTGAAGAAAAATCCAGATAAAGAATATATATTGTGGCCAAACAGGTTATCTAAAGTAAATGAATTCCAAGATCATATAAGGAATATTTACGAAGGTAATTAAATGAAAAATATTTTATTTAACCTTAAGAATAAAGACTTTGATACGAGGGTAATTGTTTTAGATTACCTTCGTAAACAACTATCTACTGGTAAATATTATTCTGGTAGATACGAAAACCCTAAAGAAAATGTTGAAGAGTATTTTAGGTTTGAGCAAGGTGTTGTGGAAATATGGTATAAAATACCACTTGATTTATTTGAAAACTTCACTAAACAAGTTTTTAAAGATAAAAACGGTTCTAATATTAATATAAAAATAGGAAGAACTATCTATCTACAAGAAGATGCACACACAGATAATCCAAAATATTACAAGTCATTCATTGATAATTACTCTATAACATTGAATCCGAATTTATCAATCAATTATAACAGAGATAAAAAACAAGTTTGGAAAATGCTAAGAGCAGATTCATTGTTGGGATTTAACAGAATTAAAAACAATAGAATTGACAACAACATTGTGTTCGATTTTACATCTGTGGATAAATTCATAGATACGAATCAACATATTTAATACTTTTTTCAAAAAAACTATTGACATTCAATTAAACCTATACTATATTAGTAGTATAGTAATAATTTATATTAAGGAGATACATTATGACAAAAGAAGAAATGGTAAATAAACTTTCAAATAAGTTCTGCACAGTAAAATTCACAAAAGTAAATGGTGACACAAGATTGATGAAGTGTACTTTAATGAGTGAATACCTACCCGAAACAAAAACAAACAACAAAAAAGAAAATGACAGTGTTGTTACTGTATATGATGTAGAAGTAAATGGATGGCGTTCTTTTAAAGTTGACAGTGTGGTAGATTTTAAAACTTGTTGTGAATCAGAAAAGGAAATATAATGATTTTCGAAATATCAGAAAATATAATTATGTGGATACTTTTACTGTCCGCATCTTTCTGTTCATTTATGATTGGTTATAAATTTATGAAAATGAAATCAGATGAATATGTAGATGCTATGTTAGAGTGGTTAATTCTCAATAACTATGTAAAAGGTAAAAGAAATTCAAATGGTGAAATAGAATTGTTTAAATACGATGAATAAGTGAGATAAAACAATGGGAAATTATACAGATTTAGTAAACAGGTTAAGTAGAACACCAGAGTCTGATGAATGTTATACACCAGAAGACCAAGTTTTACCTTTACTTCCATATCTCAATCAAAATAAAACATACTATGAGGCAACAAGTGGCATTTCAAGTCAAATTGTGAATGGTTTTAAGAAATATAATTATAAAATAGAACCAAGTAATGGTAAAGATTTTTTCGAATGTGAAACTTCAGATGTTTATGATGGTGTTATTACTAACCCACCATACAGTCTTAAGGATAAATTTATAGAACATTGTTATAATCTCAAAAAACCATTTGCCCTATTTCTACCTGTTGCCTCATTTCAGGGTGGAAAACGTGGAAAGATGTTTATGGAATATGGTATGTCAGCACTCTTATATAACAATCGTGTTGATTTTACTGGTAAAGGTTCACCACCATTTGGTAATGCTTGGTTTATGTGGGGTATATTACCACCAAACACTATTCATTGGGTTGATAATCCTAAAAGGGATGAAAAAATGACTTTAGAAAATGTTAAAAAATATTTCAATAATTGATACAAACACTTGACTTTTGGATAATGATAACATATATTATGATAAGAATGGGGTTTAAAATGCCAAAAAAGAAAATGACAGAAAAACAAAAGAAAGCAGCATCACAAAATCTAAAAAAAGCAAGAGCTGCTAAAAAACCATCAGAAAATAAATCAATACACGAGTCAGTTAGAAATTTACCTGAATCGAACCCACTGTGTTATAAAAATGTAAAGGAATGGATAAAAACACAAAAGGATTTATTACAATCCATAAAGCATTATAAAAACTCTAAGAATAGTAAAGAAGTGGCAAGATATTATAAAGTTGAAACATATATCACAAATCTCAATAACTATCTTAGAACTGGTGTTTATAATGATTTGTTCTATGGTAATAATATGCAACATAAAATAAAGTATTATTGTGAATACCCATCATATGATAAAGATGGTAATATAAAAAGATCATATGGAGTTTTTTATGATGATATCGGACTATATACAGGAGAATGAAATGGAAATAGAAGAGTTTTTAACCAAATCTAAATTCAGTAAAATGATTGAAAAAACTGTAATGGATTTAAAAGTATCACATATGGAAGCAATAGTTCATATATGTGAAGAGAACGATCTTGAAGTAGAAGATTGTGCAAAATATATTAACAGTAATGTTAAAGAAAAAATTGAAGCAGAAGCTACAAAACTTAGATTACTTCCACAAAAAAGTACTCTATTTTAATTATTATTTAACTTTTATGTTATATATAATATACTATACAAAAATATATTATGATTAACATTGGACAAAAAATATACACAAAAATACATATAAAATATACAGGAGAAATACATATGTCATTTGCAAACTTAAAAAATCGTAGACAAGACTTATCTAAATTAGTAGAAGCAGCACAAGAAACACAGAATAAATCAAGAGCAGGTGATCCACGTTTTTGGACACCAACAAGAGATAAAGCAGGTAATGGTTTTGCTGTTATCAGATTCTTACCTGGTTTAGATCCTGATTCTACACCTTGGGTTAAATACTGGGAACATATGTTCAAAGGTCCAACTGGACAGTGGTATAATGAAAAATCATTAACAACATTTAAAGAACAGGATCCAGTATCTGAAATGAATTCTAAACTATGGAATGAAGATGGTTCTAATCAAGCAAAAGCAATCGCAAGAGAGAGAAAAAGGTTACTAAGACACGTTTCCAATATTCTTGTTATTTCAGACCCATCAAATCCTGAAAATGAAGGTAAGGTATTCCTATATCGTTATGGTAAAAAAGTAATGGATAAAGTAATGGATAAAATGCAACCACAGTTTCCTGATGAACAACCATTAAATCCATTTGACTTATGGGAGGGTGCTGATTTCGTAATTAAAATCAGAACTGTTGACGGATACCCTAACTACGATGCATCTTCATTTAAAGAACAGTCTTCACTATTTAATGGTGATGATGAGATGTTGGAAAAACTATATAACCAACAGCACGACATGAGTGAATGGTCAAATCGTGATAATTATAAGTCTTATGAAGATTTAAAGGATAGGTTGATGACTGTATTGGGTGAGAAAACACCAAAGGCAGAAAAGAGTTTTGCACAGTCAGTTCAAAATGAAGTATCTTTAGAGAAAGACGAAGCATTAGATATGAGTCATGTTATGGATGCACCAATTCCATCACAAAATACAGAATCTGAACCTGATATTCCTACTGCGGAATCATCTATGGAAGAAGAAGATGATATTATGGCAAAGTTTGCGGCACTTGCTAAAGACTAATAATATTTAAAATTGAAAAAAAATAAAGGAGCCTTTTGGCTCCTTTTTTATTGTGTCATAGATTGTATTTGTGGGTCTACCGTGGACTGTTTAGTTGGTGTATTTATTGTAGTATTATTAACATTTGTGTTATTAGAATTATTGGTACTACCATCACTCAAAACTATAGTCTGTTTATCTTCCAAATCTGATAACGATTTTTCTTGCATAATTATTACTCTATCAAATGGTGGATTATTTTGTATCATATTTTGTTTTTTTGAATAGTCACTAAAAATATTGTTAGGAAAAAGATAGTTAAATGTATTAGGTATAAATTCATATCCAGTTTTGTATAAATCATTTTCTTTCAGAAACTTTTTATTTTGTGATTTTAAATATTCATCAATATATTCAGTTCGGTTTTTGTTTGCAAGATTACCGAATAAAGAATCTATTTCTTTTTGTTTAATTTGTGATTCAGTTAATGGAACTTTTGGTATTTCTTTTTCTATTCCTTCTAGTACGACCAAATCTTCTTTATCTATCATCATACGACCACCTTTCCCTAACTCATCTGAATACATTTCTATTTTGTCAGTATATACACCTATATCTTTTTTTGTATCATTTATATTCCATTTTGGATTATTTTGTTTCTTTATAATTGTATATTGTTGTAGGAGTCTGGCACCCGTTTCTATTTTTTCATCTTTGTTTAAATCTGTTCTATCAAACAATCCTAAAAATGAACCTATTATATTTTTTTCAAGTTTTTTTAATTGGTTATCAGGTTTATCTTTTAATTTTTCAGTAAAATATTTATTTTGTTCATCTTTACTCATTTTTCTAAAGTTTTCAATTTCTTCTTCACTCTTCAACCCAACAGAACCAAGAACCACACTCTCACCAATTTTTGCTGCTTTACCATATTGTCCTGTTTTTTCATAATTTTTCATAAGTTGATTTTTTATGGCATAAGAATTTGCATAATCACCCTCTTTATTTGATTCAGACAATTCAATTTCTAACTCAGTGATGTTTTTTTTCGCCTCTTTCTCAATTTTTTTAATTGTTTCTTCTATTTCTTTTTGATTTTGATTTCTCAAATATAAAGCAGATGCTGCTGCAATTGCAGCAGCAGCAGCAGCTGCTAAAGGACCAGCACCTATCGCACCTATCGCCATAGGTATTAAAGAAGTGACTAATTTTGTTGTTAATAGTCCAGCAAATCCTCCTATCGCCATTTGTATATCTGGATTAGATAAATCTATATTAACATCTTCTTCTCTAAATGGAATATAATCGGATGAAATGTTTAACATTTTATCACCATTTTTATCCAATTTATTAACGTAATTCATTATTTCATCAGTAAAATAGGTTCCCAAAGATAGACCCAATGCGTTCCGAGTTTTTACTCCAAATAATTTGGCGACTAAACCAACATTCATTGAACTTCTAACTTTTTTAGCAATTTCCCTTTGAGTGTTTTCATCACCATTAAATAAAGTTGTTTCCTCAAAAACAAAATTTACAGTATCATCTATATAACTACCTAAAACAGAACCGATTAAACCATATTTTATTCCTCTCCCAGCAAATTTACCAACTGAACCCGCCAACTTCGGCACACTTAAAAATCCAATTGCACCAGTTAAAACACTCCCTAACAAACCAGATAATCTATCGCCAAAAAAACCAGAACCCAATCCAGAAGTAAATGAAGTTGGTTCTTTCACTTTTTTGGTAGTTTTTTTATTTTTTCCCTCTCTTTCTTTTTCTAAAATGTCACCACGAGTGGACTGAAATCTATTCTCTCTTGTTGTTTCAATTAACAATAAAGATTTGAAATGAGATTCTATTTTTTCAAGAATTTCATTAGTTTTAACTTGATTGATTAAAAGTTCTACATTACTTGGTTCATTAATATTGAGTTTTATATCACTAGATTTTATAGGATTAATTTTGGTGTTTTTATTCACTACACCATTAGATTTCATTTTTTCTGTTATATTTTTTAATCTAGACATTTTCATACTCGATTTTTATTTTGCTCTTTAATTTTTTGAATTTCTTCTATCTCATTTATCAATAAAGTTAAATATACTTCCCTTTCCCATGGTATCATATTTTCTAATTCAGTTAAAGAGTATTTATGATTCTGCATTAATTGATAATTAGTGTTAAAATAATTAGTCATATTATCATGGGAAAGGTTTATTAAAAAAAATCTTTGATTCCACTTAATGTTGTTTTATTGTTATTGGAACATTTTTTACAAATATATGAAACTTCACTTTTAATTGATGGTATTTGAGAAACAAACTCCATAACCTTTTCAAATTGTTCTGTTGTTAATCCATCTAAAAATTCAACTATATCTTCTTGTTTTTCATCATCAAATTTAATTATTTCGTCTTTTGATAACAATTCATACATACATGAAATTGACATGTTATATATTATGTTAGATAAATTGTCTTCTTCATTATCAAGTAAAAGCAAGTTTTCATAAGAAGGGTGTCTTAAAACAAGTGTATAATCATCATTCAATTTTACTTTTTTCGTATTATCGACTTTATCAACTTTTATAGTTTCTAAATCGACAGAAACTTCATTATTTTCTCCACATTCTTCACAATTTATGAGAATATTAGATACTTCACCAACAGACTTTGCTCTTATTTTAGTAAAAATATATTCAATGTCATAAGTTGGAAGATTAGATATATTTTCTTCGTCATAAACACACGCTTCAACTGTATCTAGTATCGCTCTTAAAACATTATCATTGTTACCTGCTTCTAATGCAGTTAAAAGTACTTTTTGTTCTTTCACCAAAAAGGGTCTAAAAGTTATCTTTTTATTATTTGATGGAACAATTAATGAGTATTTCATTTGTTCATTTATTTTAGGTAATGCCATATTATAATTCCTTTCATAACATTGTTAACATTATTTATAGACTATTTTGATTTATTTTAGTGGTTTTATTTTTGTATAAAGTGTCGTCTTTTTCTTCCCAATCTCTGTATGAAAACTGAACCTGTATTCTAACTAGTTCGTCTGGATTGTTATTTAAATCAATTTGTGAAACATTTGTGGGGTAAGCATCTTTCAAAACACAAGAGTATATTATTTCATTTCCACCATCTTTATTTCCACCATCTTTTTTAAATCCGTCATTTAATTGATTTATGGTTATATCTCTAACATAATTTTTGTAATATCCAACTTCGTATGTGTCCAAATTTACAACTGAGGATTGCCAATAATCAAAATATTTTTTTATCAAATAATCATTAGTGACTAAAAATGTCATTGTTACATCATCAGTAATTCTACCATAACCTGTTTTAATTGGTTTAGGTCCAATCATTCTGTCTTTAGTTGCTATTTGTAAAAAAGGTAACGTGGCACTCTCACATAATAAATTCAAATCATTTGTATCAACAGTGTCACTGCTAGGTAGAATAACTTGGTATTTATTAGTTCTAGCAACACCACCTCTCCCACTTATATATTTTGAGAATTCTGATATTTTCATAACATCCCTCTTGATTTTCTGTAAACTTCTGTTTTTGAAGATTTTTGGAAATTGGCGGTAGGTAAAAATGTTGCAATTTCCCATTCTTTTGGTTTAACTACAGCAAATTGACTTCTTACATGTTTATTAAGATAGTGTTTAAAACATGGTTTGAAGTAATTATTTCCTGACACTTTTTGTAACAATTCATAAGACAATTGAAACCTTGTTCTTGTGTTGAATTTATCATTGTTGGTATATTCTAATAATTCATTTAGAAATTTTGCTCTTAAAAGTGGTGGTAGATAATGTAAATTGAGACCATAAAAACCCTTTGGTGCTTTATCTACCATTATTGCTAATGGGAAAGTGTCATAATATGGCAATGTGTTTTTAAACTTTGGGTCATAAGAAAACATTACCATAGAACCCGGTCCTATAGTTTTCTGCAGTTTTATCTGCTCATCTCTCATTATTCTATTCTCTGAAATTCTTCCCATTTGTTGTGCTTTTTTTCTGAACCAAGAAATTGATTCTTTTGTTCTTGGTGTAACACCAGAACGGAAAGCTTCCAGTTCTAATTCTTTAAATAAATTACTCATATTTATATTTATACCTTATTATTTCTTTTTCTTTATTTTTAATGGTGGCATTTTTTTCAATGGTTTAATTTTCTTTTTTGATTGAGATTTTAAAAGTCCCATTTGTTTCAATGTATTCTCAGTCCATATTTGAAATTCCCATCCACGGTCTTTAGCATATTCCTCTGCCGCTTTCCATTTATTTTGATTTTTCACAAAAACAACAGCTTCTTCAAAATATCTTTTTGTTTTTCTTTTTTGTTTAGGTGGTTGTGTATCCTTTTCAGGTTTTATTTCAACTAAAACAACATTACCCCCTTTATAAGTAATTTTAAAATCCATGTAATATCTATGATATTTTTTATCTACTTCATAAAGGTAAGGTATAATAACTTCTTCAGAACTGTATTCAATAACATCAGGATTAGTATCACACCATTTCATAACTTGAAGTTCCCAAGAACTTCTATAAACTATGTTGTTAACATCACCTTTATACTTTTTAGGGTTTTTTGGTTTAAAATAACCTTGATAATACATGTTAATTCCTTATAAATAATATAAACATTTACATTTTTAAATATTTATAGAGGTAAATTATGGTAAAACAACCTGAAGATCGTGGATTTGGTAAAAACGGTGATGAATTATTGGAATTTCCTAAAAATAAGGAATATTCAAAATATAAAGCCTACATAAAATTCGATATCCAAAAAGGTCCAGCACCCTTATCTGCAGAAAATTTATTAAGAATACTTGATAAATATATACCAAATCAAAACAGTCCAACAGCGGGTCCAGATGATGGATTTAGAGGGGGAAATGTTAAACAAAAAAGACCTAATCCACAAGCTAATATGGGTCCTAGTATAAAATTGTACATGCCAAGTGGTGTTCAAATATCTGACGGTATAACTACTGGCAATGTGAACTTAGGTGTAATTTCAGGTGCTGGAATTAATGCTGTTGCTAGTGGACAGAATGTTGGCGAATCTATGATGAATGAAGCGGGAAACTTAATTGGTTCAGCTTGGAATGCAATAAATAATCCATCTCAAACGGTAACAAATCCTGCAGCAACTGTTATGGCATTAAGATCCGCCAATAAAGCAGGTTTAAACCAATTAGAAAAGGTAGGATCCTTTGCGACAGGTGTTGCAATTAATCCAAACACAAGGGTTCATTTTCAAGATGTGAAATTAAGAACATTTAATTTTTCTTTTAAGATTATTCCAACATCTAAAGAAGAATCAGATGAAATAGAAAAAATAATTAAAAAGTTTAGAACTGAATTATATCCAACTAAAATTGGTTTTGGTGGTGAGGGTGCAAACAGTAAAGTTGAAGAAACTGTGGCAGAAAGTATAAAAAACTATTCTACAGGATTTGTGTATCCCAATGTTTTTCAGATTGGGTTCTTTTATGAGAATGAAGAAACACCAATAGCAACTAAACTCAAACAATGCTACTTAACAGACTTTTCAGCAAACTATAACCCAGGTTCAATGTCATTTCATAAAGAAGGTAAATTCACTGAGATAGATATATCAATGTCGTTTCAAGAGATTGAAACTGTTGATAAAAACGATGTTAAAGAAGGTAGAGCATAATGTCAAGTTTTTTTATTGATTTTCCAACAACAAATTATACATTTGGTAACGAATCAAATAATGTAGTTTTTGATAATTTGACTGTTTATGTTGATTTGATAGATCAAATAAAGGATAATATTCAATATTATCAAACATACACTATAAAAGATGAAGATAGACCTGACACCCTATCACAAGATTTTTATGACACAACTGACTATCATTGGTCTTTCTTTTTATCCAATGGCAGTTTAAGAGAATCGGGATGGCCATTATCATCTAATGAGATATATAGTTTTATAAAAGAAAGATATCCAAATAGAGTTGTAATAACTGATGATAATATATCTAAATTTAATATTGGTGATAGAGTTATAGATACTGAAACTAGAGTTTATGGTGAAGTAATACTTAAAAACTATGAATTGGGTCAAATAGTAATAAAAACCCAATTAGACGAAAATGGTATTCAAAAACAATTATACGGTGGTAGGAGAATATCATCAAGAGTTTTAGTTAAACAAAAACCACAAAGAGATTCTGATGGAAGTGTAAATTGGGTAGATACTGATGTATTTATATCTTATAAAAGTGATTTAGAACAATACAATGCACCTCATCATTATGAAAATAAAAATGGTGAAATATTAAATATTGAAATATTATACAATATAGAAAATAGATACTTCTATTTTAATTATGACCAAACTCAGGGTGCAGAAGTTTATGAAGTGACAAATATGGATTATTTCGTAAGTAAAAATGAAGAATTAAAAAGAATAAAAGTGATAAAAAGAGAAGTTATAGAATCTGTTGTGCAGGAATATAAAAATCTTTTACAAGGATAAATTGAATGTCTGTTAATAGTCAAATCAGTGAATACTTTATTGAAACTGCCACGTTGTATGCCGATAGGTATTTAAACAACCCATCTCTTCCATCTGAAGGGAGTTTTGAAAGAAAAAACAAAACTTTAGAATTGAAAAATTCTATTGTTGAATTCAACGTTTATGAGAACATAGAGTTACCATATTTAACAAGTAAAATGGTAGTAACTGATTTTATTAATTTTAAGGATTATTTTAAAATTAAAGGAACAGAAAAATTAAAAATAACTCTTTTTTCACCCTATGCCGCAAAAGGTTCTGAAAAAATAACTTTAGATTTTATAATAACAGGAATAGAAGGTAATGATGTAACTAATAATGTTAACACATATGTTTTTAATTTAGTTGAAGAGTATGCATACTATGCATCATTAATTAAAAAAAGTAAAACATATAAAGGTAAACCACATAAAATAATTGAAAACATTATAGAAAATGAAATTCTTGATAAAATTAAAGATGATAATAAAAAATTCACAATAGATAAATCTAAACTAAATGAAACAAAGTTGGGTGATAGTATAAAATACATATCACCAAATATAAATTTATTGGATATAATAGAAAGAATTAAAGAAAGAAGTTTGACCAATGATGGTGCACCTGTTTTTGTTAGTAAATCAATGACAGATAATAAAATACATTTTTCTGATTTAAAAACCTTACTAGAACAAGAACCGTTAACTGGTTCAGATTCAAAAGTTGGATTTTTTTACTCACAAACATCTTCAAGTTATTTGACTAATACTGGTTCAGTTAATAAAGATGATATTAGAGTATTACACGTAAAATCTTTCACTGAAAATGATGATTTGATAAACACTTTTAAACTAGCAAAAGAAGGTGTAATTTCATCTAATACACAAATATTCGATACAACAACTGGTGGCAATTTTAAATTTAAACACAATGTTAAAAAGGATGTAAGTAATATATTAGGTAAAGATGAGTATTTGATTAACCCTCATAACATTTTTGATGACAATTTATCCATTTTTGAAAACGAAGATGAAAAAATCGATGATATACAAACAAGAAATTTTTCATATATTGTATCAAGTAAAGCATTTGATGATGGAAATTTATCCTACTATGAAGAAAGAAATAACGAAGAAAGATATGCACTTAATACAAAAAAGCAATCTATAAAATCTTTAATGTTTAATAGTAGATATACTATTACTGTCCCAGGTGCTTTGTTTTTTTCTAAAAAGTTAAATAATTCAGTTGGTTCTTTGATAAACTTAAAATTCTTTGACAATAAATACGATGAAAAAGATGGCAATTTGGAGAATAAAGAGAGGTCAGGAGTTTATTTGATATATCGTTTAAGACATAGTTTCACACTTGAAAATCAATATATTGTAGATTTAGATATTGTGAAATTAAATGATAATTACCCCAATCTTAATGCTTCATCTGGTGGAGGTGGTAAGTAATGAAAATATTACAATCTGAATATTATGGTGACACTACAAGATGGTTTATAGGTAAAGCAAAAACAACTACTCTTGATCCACTTGGGTTAGGTAGAATAAGGGTTCGTGTATTTGGTCTACATACCGAAAACACAAACGATATCGAAGACAAAGACTTACCTTGGGCACCCGTTGCTATGGCAACTAATATACCTAGTGGTAATGGTATATACCAAACTTTTGGTATAAATGATAATGATACGGTATTTGGAATATTTTTAGACGGAAAACATTCACAAAACCCATTGGTTTTAGGAGTTATTCCACACGCTGGTGAGATACAAAATCAATTTACAAATGTGCCAATTGATCCTACTATACCATTCACCACAAATATCAATCCAAATGGGAATTTAAAACAAACTGAGACTATTAACAACTCCAATATTGAATTAGATAACATACCAGGTAAAATTATAGATGAAGAATTGGACATCTCTACCTTTACGGAAAATGGTGTTATACAAGAAACAGAGCTAAGTACAGAAGATGGTGATAATTTTACAAAAATAGCATTTGATTTTTTTAATCAAGAACTATCAAATTATGGTTCTAGAAATCCTGCTGAACAAGCAGCTGGTTTAGTTGGGAATTTTATTGCTGAATCATCTATGAATCCAACAGCAAAATCACCTGCACCTGAAAACTCTCGTGGTATTGCTCAGTGGAATGCATCAGCCAATAGATTGGGAAAATTGATAGATTTTGCTTCTGTAAAGGGTGTTGATCCTTACACTTTAGATGTTCAATTACAATACACAATGTTTGAATTAAAAAATGATGACATAGTAATCGCATCTAGAGTTGGTGTAATAACTATAGATTCTCTAATTGAGAAAGACACAGTTGAAAATGCTACTAGACATATACTTGATATATATGAAAATCCAAAGGTGGCATTGGATTACTATGCATTTAATGAAAATAGTGTTCCGAGTGATATAAGAAAAAAATATGAAGCTGAATTAGATAAAAGAATTGGGTATGCATTAGATGTTTATAATGCATTTACTAAAGGTGAATAAATGTTAGATATTAGAAAATTAAATACCAATTTAAATAGAGTTATAAATGGTTCCAATTTTAAAGATGTTCAATCAAGAACAAATGATAACAGTAAAGTATTAAAAGCTTTAACTGAAAACAAGAAAGTTAAAACTGGTTCATCAGAAAATGGTATTAAATTTATAACTACTGAAACTGGGAAACAAGGTCTTAGTATATTAAACAAAGATGTTCCTAATATTTCTGACCAATTAGTTAAAAAACTGGAAGGTGATAAAACAGAATTATCAAAAATAGTCTCTGATATCGATGATGGATTTTTAGATTTGAGTATTAATTCACCAACTATCGAGTCACTAAAAATCAGTTTAAATAACATAGCAAACGTGTCGAATAGTGATTTAGAAAATATATGTTATCCACTGTTGGATGATAGTATTAATGATAAAATCACTGAAGCAGTTAAACTTGATTATAGTCAATTATCAAAAAGGATTAAAGATACAATTAAATCTTGTAGTGTAACCAAGGATAAAGTAGATATATCTTCTAATTCAATAAAAAAACAAATAAATGATACATCATTAATTTTTGATAACAAATTTAATTTAAATAAGTGGAATGGTTCTAATACTAGTGATGATATTTTCACTGAAGTGACAAGTATGGAAGAACTTATGATAGATTTAAATAGATGTGAAAGAGAGATAACACAACTTATATTTGTTGCTTATGAGTGTGATGTAGGTCGTTCTTATAGTTCCAGTGATATCCATGAAATAGAAAATAGATTTGAACGTGATGGAATTAGTGCTAATTATATAATAAGAACAGATGGTGTGGTTCAAAGGGGTAGACCAGTCGATGTTTCACCTAATTTTGACGACAATCATAATAAAAATTCTATTTTAGTTGGGGTGGTTTTAATTGGCAATAATATTAATGTAACTCAAGGTAAAACAGTAAAAACTTTCTTAGAATCTTATTATAACAGTTGGCCTGGTGGATCAGTTTATGGTGCTAATTACATAGACCCCGAATATAACCCACCCGGTTTCAATCCTATTGAATATGTTGAATTATATGGAAAAACAAATTATTCGAGTGCAGAAAAAACACTAAATACTATTGAAATGATATCCAATGCAAAAAATAGGAATATATGATGAGTACTTTGAAAGAAATAGTAAAAAGAAGTAGTAGAAGAAATTTAAATGGTGGGGAGAGTGTTGACGACACGATAGGTAAGTCATCAAATGGATATTATGACTATAATAATGTGAATCCAAGTAAAAAGGTTCAAGCGAGATCAACTGCAACACCACCAGTAGATGCTAATTTAAAGTATTTTGGAATGGAAGTTCCTAAAAATATTAAAAGTGGTAATAAATCGGTAAAGGGTCAGAATTATAGATATGTGACTCCAAGTGGTCACATTATAGAATATAATGACACACCAGAACAAGAAAGAATATTAGTAAAACACAATTCGGGTACTGGAATAAATATGGGACCTGACGGTTCTGTGATTGTTTCATCCAAAGAAAGAGTTGATGTAATATCAGAAAATCACACTTTAACTGTTGGTAATGACGGTGTTTTAAATTATGATGGCAATTTAACTTTAAAGGTTGCTGGTGATTTTAATGTAGAAGTGGGTGGTGAATATAACGTAAAATCTTCTAAATCTAATATTATCACTAATGGTGATTTTAAACATACAACTTATGGTAATTTTACAAATATAATTGATGGTGATAAAACTGAATCTATTGATGGTATCAACACTCAGACTACAATAAATGAAAGTTATATACAGTCTAAAGGAAACTACACATTATCGTCTGAAGGTAGTTTCACATTTGGAAGTAAAAATAACATCCATTTTACTTCTCAATCAGAAATTGATATTTCTTCACCAAAAATTAACATAGGAGCATTAAAACTTAATGTTATTGGTGATGAAGGGACTATTGGTGGTGAAAACATAATAATGTATAATTATAATTCTTATACAGGACACACAATATATGCTGAAGATAATGTGAAAGCACCACATGGTTACTTTAATAGATTGAGTGGTGTATCTGCGCATTATGTAACATTCCATGGTGATTTAAATGGTGTAGCATCTGGTGCCATATCATCTAATGTTGCTGCTGCTCCAGGTGGTGGTGGAAATAGTGGTACATTTAATGGAAATGGTGAAGAAGTTCCCCTAGACCCCAAAAAGACATCAGAACCAAATCAAGGTTTGTTAAATTCTTACCTCGATAAAGGATCGAAAGGTGTTTTAAAAGTTCAAATTGATCCTGATGATATATATAAACAAAGTATAGATTTCACAGAAAAAAATGGTAATGTTTCAAATAGAATTTTAAATGAAAATGAAGTAAGACAACAATTAAGAGATCCATCCAATAGGGAAAATGAAAAGTTCTTAGGACAAATATTTACAAATGAAATAATCTCTACTGATTTTGCAAAAGAAATACCACAAAAAGTTAGTTATGTTAACTCATCTAAGAATCCTGTGATAAAAGGTCAAATACCTTTAGGTAACATTGAACCTTATAAAGTTTCAAAGAAAATTAAAGGTGAGTAGAAATGAGTAAAAAATATTTACCAGATTTAAATTATATACCTGATAATCTAACCGAAATAACACCAAAAACACTTTTAAACAAAGGTGTTTCTCTGGGTGTGTTTTTACCAAACACAGATATAAATCACATTACGAGTTTAGAAGAGAGAAAACAAATATGTCGTAACTTGTTACCACAAGCACACATTTTAAAATACATGAGAAATCATGGTTTGAATTTTTCTAACTATAGAATAAATGTTGTCGAAGGTTTATACAAAAAGTATGAATCACAACAAATAACTAACAACAGTATACTTGATTTACAAACAAAAGGTAGAGTGGTAGTATATGAACTTAAATATGATGGAAAACCAAACATAGATAAGACTGTAGAATTGGCAAATAATATATCAATTTTTCAAAAACATTATGATAAAGTGATATTAGATTATGATAACTATTCTAAGAGTGGTGAATTAAATGTTCAAATAATAATAACAATGCCACAAATACCGTCTGATTATAATGTTAGATTTAAAAGAGAATATGAAACACTATACAATAACGTTTCTTATGGAGATGATTTAATTAAATTAAAAATGTAATAAAATCATTATAAATAATATAAAACATGTTAACGGAAAATAAAAATGGCTATAAGAAAAGTTATATCAATAGAAGATGGCAATTCATCAACAAGTATAATAAAAGCAAATAAAGATAGATCATATATAGACATTGATTTATCTTTTAATAAAAAACCATCTGGTGATATTTACAAAAAAAGTGATATACAATCCGTTAGACAAGCAGTTAAAAATTTGTTACTAACTAACTATTACGAAAAACCATTTGATTTATTTTTTGGTGCAAATGTTTCTGGTATGTTATTTGAACTCGCAGATAATAACACAAGTAGAGATATTAGAAAAAATATTCAAGATGCTATTGAGTTTTATGAACCACGTGTTACCATAAGGGATATTGAAGTTAATATAGTGGGAGAAAGAAATTCAATAAATGTAACAGTTACATTTGCTATTAGAAACACATTAGAAGAAACATCAGTTTCTGCAAACTTATCGAGGTTAAGATAATGTCTACTACAATTAAATCTACATCATTAGATTTTGAAAATATTAAAGAAAATCTTAAAACCTTTTTAAAACAAAAGGAAGAATTTAAAGATTATGATTTTGAGGCATCAGGATTAAACAACATTCTTGATGTTTTAGCTTGGAACACTCACTATAATGCATTAACTACAAATTTTGCACTTAATGAATCCTTTTTAAATACTGCACAACTGAGAAGTTCTATTATATCACTTGCTGAAAGTGTTGGTTATATCCCAAAATCAAAGTCCTCTTCTATGGCAGTTCTTAATCTTTCTATCGATTTAAGACAATCAAACAATAAACCTTCAAGGATATCTATACCACGTTACACGGCGTTCCAATCAAATGTTGATGGAAATAGTTTTACATTTTATACAAAAGATAATTTAATTGGTTTGAATGATGGTAACGACATTTATAACTTAACATTGGGTGATGGAAATAGAGATATTCCTGTATTTGAAGGAACTATAAAAAGAAAATCCTTTATTGCTGATGAAGAATCAAGAAATGCGATATACATAATATCTGACACTGATATTGATATAGAAAGTGTTGTTGTTAAGGTTTACGATTCTGTTACAACTGATTTATTTACAACATACAAAGACATTAAAGATGTTTCAACAATAGATGAAAACACTGCTTTCTATATCCTTAAAGAATCCCCTAATGGTTATTATGAACTGACTTTTAGTGGTGGTAGCACTTTAGGAAAATATCCTTTACCAGGATATAAGATAGAAGTTGAATATTTCTCCACTAAAGGTTCAGAAGCTAACAGAGCAACAACATTTACACCATTATTAGATTACGTAAATCCATTAGAACCTGAAAGAGCATATGAAATCAAAACTATAACTAAATCAGAATCATCTGGTGGTTCTGACATTGAAAATATTGAATCAATAAGAAAAAATGCACCTTTTCAATATGCAGCACAAAATAGAATGGTTACATCTGTGGACTATTCATCTTTAATTTTGAGAAAATTTGGAAATTACATTGAGGATATTCAGTCATATGGTGGTGAAGATGCATTAGAAAAAGAATTTGGAACAGTGTTCATTTCAATTGTATTTAAAGATGATGAAATCATCAATGAATCTTTTAAAGAATCTATAAAATCACAAATTGTAGATTTGGTAGGTGATTTGGCAGTCGTTTCGTTTAATGTTAAGTTTGTCGATCCAATTGAAACATATATTCAAACGAATGTATACTATCAATTTAATCCTAAATTCACAACATTATCAACAAGTGGTGTTAACAATGAAATTGACGAAGTTGTTAAAAATTATTTTGAAACTAATTTAGGTAAATTCAACTCATCATTTAGAAGATCACAACTATTAACTGAAGTCGATGAAGTTAATGAAGCAGTTTTATCTTCAAGAGCAGAAGTTCTAATGAGTCAAAAAACTGATTTAGATTTTGATAGGTCTAAAAATTATTCGTTTAGATTCCCAGTAAGAATTGCTAACCCTGATGATAAAAATTATATAATAAAATCATCCACTTTTGGTTATGGTAATAGTAGGGTTTATATTAGAAATAGATTGAACACTAACATTTTAGAACTATATAGAATTGATGATAAAAAAGTTATAGTTGATAATATAGGTTCATATGATTCTTTAAAGGGTAATGTAAATATAATAGCACTCAATCCTTCTACTTTTGGTGGATTAACAAATAGTTTTAAAATATCTGCTGTTCCATTTAACCAATCTGCTATATCACCCACAAGAGAGGATATATTATTGTATGACAAAGAATCGTTTGCAAAAGCAGTTATAGTAACTAGTGAATAAAAATAGGGTTATTAAAAATGACTACTGAAGACTATACATTGAAAGACACTGGAAGAAGAAACTTTACGGTATCAAATTACCATAGAGTTAAAGAAGTGTTGCCACAACACATAGTTCAAAATTATCCACTGTTAGTAGGTCTTTTAGAATCCTATTTTGAATTTGAAGACTTAGAAAAATTCACTTTTACTGATTCTGACGGAACTCACACAATACCTGCTTCACCAACAAGATTAATTCATGAAGTTTTAAAAGTGAGAGATATCAATGAAACTGATGAAACGTTATTAAACAATATTGAAGATGAATTGCTTTTAGGAACACAGTATTTTAGAGGTTTTATAGATAAAAGAACATCTGCAAAGTTTTCCAATAATTTGTATCGTGCAAAAGGAACTTTATATTCCATACAACAATTTTTTAAAATGTTTTTCGATGAAGTTCCTGAAGTTAGATACACAAAACAAGATGTTTTTATCGTGGGCGAATCTAAAATAGGATGGGAAAGTCAAAAGTTTTTAACTAATGATAAACTATATCAAACATTAGCCATATTAATAAAAACAAGTATACCTATTAATGTGTGGAATGAAGTTTACAAACTATTTGTTCACCCTGCTGGTGTATACCTTGGTGCTAGAGTTCTTATAGAAGGGGTGGGAGATTTTGACTTAAACTTTATGCCTGATTATAAAGAAGATGAACAGTTGACCTTAATGAAAAGTCAAGGTAATATTAACACAGATGCAATCCCAGATTTGACATATCTAATTAAAGATGATAACCCAGAACTTAAAGTTAGAACTACCATACCTGGTGATATCAACACACTTGGCGATATAACACTTGACCAACTTGATAAAACTTACAACAATTTAAAAGAATTTATTCAGGCATCATCACCAACTCTTGATAATGACTTCACAGATAGTGATTTAAAAGCAATGACCTTAGACCAAGATTGGATTACCTTGGATACTATGGATGAGGTTTCTTATCCAGTATTCTATGATTCTGACGAAAATGGTTAAAAATTTATATAAATAATATAAAAAGACAATTGGAAAATAATTATGGCAAGAGAAATAATTAATATAGGACTACAACCAAATGATGGTAAAGGTGACACTCTAAGGCAACTTGGTATAAAGGTAAACAATAACTTTACTCAGTTGTTTGACGCTGTTTTTCATGATTCAGATTCAGCAGGAATGTCTGACTCTGATATTCAGTATATTTCTAAACAGATAAATTTTGTTGGTATATCCTTTGATAATATTTTAAATTTTGAAGAAGGTAGTGAAGAAGTAACAAATACATTACCCTCCACAACAGGTGTTATATTAAACAATAATTCTGTTTCATTTATAAAAAATAAAACATTCAATAATTTGATGTTATCTGATTCAGAAAATGGTAATAAGTATATCTTAACACCATCAATTATTGATAGTGACACTATCATAAATTTACCACCAGTATTAGATAGTGATACATTTCTTTTTGCTGAAACGTATCAAGATGTTTTTAATAAAACTTATTATGCACCAAGAATCGCTGATTATCTTGCTGACAGTAATGGTGCACCAATAATTTCTATAAATAGAGTTCTTTCAGCAGCTAACAATGTATCAATAAGTAATGCACAAAAGGGTAACAGTCCAACAATCTCTGTTATAGGAAATCCAGATTACCAACCTTTAGATAGTGATATAGATTTAACAATAGAGACTAAAGGTTTAGGTGTGTTAAAAATAAACAATCCATTAGTTAAAGAAAATGATATTGTCGATTTTACATCTGGTGTATCATCAGATTCTGATTTATCACTTGATAAAGAAATAACACATTTCACAGGTGATAGTGATGGTCAAATTATTTTACCAACTCCAATTAAAGAAAACTTTGTGAAAAAACTTATAAATATTTCCAATAACAATGTAGAAGTTATTCCAGAAGTATTTACGAACGGTTCTTCTATAGTAATGAAACCAAATTCTGTTGTAAAACTACACTACACTTCACTTGTTGGATGGATGTTAGAAGAAAATATTATTTACGATTCAACAGAAACAAATGCCCTTTGGTATGTAAAACAATAAATGAGAGAATAAAATGGCAGCTATTATAACAGACGATTTTAAAAAGAGAGTTTTAACTGATATTTATTCTGATTTTTTAGATTCAGAAAATAAATTCTATCTTGGTATAGGTAAACCAATAGTTTGGAACGATTCAGATATCCCTGTAACACCTCTAAACACTGAAAGAGAAATCAGAAACGCTAAATTAAACACAATATCAGTAAAGTTAATAAAAGACGCATCACGTGTAGCAAAAAGATATAATTGGTCAAGAGGCACTATATATAACACATATAATGATGATGTGAGAGAAGAAGACAATAATAACTATTATGTTATAACTGATGAAAATGAAGTTTTTGTGTGTATTGCTAATGGTAAAGATAATTTAGGTAACCCACAACCTTCAAGAATTAAACCAACATATGCAGACAGAGATACACCATTTTTATTAGAAGATGGATATATTTGGAAATTCTTATTCACAGTTGGAACACTAGAATCTTTAAAGTTTATGGGTGCAAACTATTTTCCAATTAGAGTTATTGATACAGAAACAGGAACAGACTCTGATAAATCAAGTGGATATGAATTAAAACAATATTACATACAACAAATAGCAACTCCTGGTGAGATATTAGGATATGAAGTTATTGAAGGTGGTACAGAATACGATAATACTGTAGAACTTCAAATTGTGGGTGATGGTTTAGTAGAAGCAAAAGCAACAGCAAATGTTAACAATGGGACAATAACTCATGTAGATGTAGCATTTGAAGATGAAAATAATGTTGATAGTGACAATTTAAACCTAGCATTTGGACAAGGTTATTCGTATGCAAGTGTTAATGTGATACCAAATAATATTCGTTCCGAATCAGCAATTGATGCTGAAATTAGACCTATATTTGGTCCAAAAGATGGTTTGGGTGCAAATTCTTATGATGACTTACGCTCTAATGCAATTATGTTTTACACAAATGCAGATGGTGATGTAAATGGAGATTGGATTGTTGGTAATGACTTTAGACAAGTCACACTCATGAATATTCCATATATAAATGACCAAGAGGGTATAACATTAAAATCATTTGAAGTTGAATATGATAATGAATTTAATCCATTTACTGTGGATAATAAAATATTTTCTGAAACTTCAGGGGCAGAAGCTTATGTTGTTAAAACAGAAGAAACCGTTGAAGAGACAACAAATAAAATAATAAATACAATATGGTATTTACAAAATGAAACTACTGGTTTTAACAATTTCCAAGTTGAAGATGAAGTAAGTGAATTAAAAGGAACTGGTAATGGTACAATAACCAAATTAAATGATACACCAGATATTAATGTTATGGATGCTGAAGTTTTATATATAGACAATAGATACCCAGTAATGAGAACAATCAATCAAGAAGAAGATTTTAAAATAATTATAAAAATATAATGGAAGAGAATTATGGCTGAAAAATTTACATCAAATACATTCAATGAAGTATATAAAGATGATTTCAATGCAGATGATAACTATCATAGAATATTATTCAATTCTGGTAGACCACTACAAGCAAGAGAACTAACACAATTACAAACTATAATTCAAGAGGAATTGTATAGATTTGGTAGTCACATTTTTAGAGAAGGTGCATCTGTAAATGCTGGTAATGTCACCTGTACAAATGTTGAATATATTAGATTAAACACAGAATTTTATCCTCTTCCTGAAAACATTTCGGATATAATAGGAGACACTTTTATCTCTGATACAACTCAATTCGAGTTCGTTGTAAATGATGTTTTAGAAGAAGTGTATGATAGTGATGGTGTAACATTATCAGAACCAGCAACACTCATAATCTCATATACTGGTAGTAATTTAGACTCAGATGTGACAGTGAGAGATAGTGACGGTGAATACATAACTCCAAAAAGAATTATTTCAGAGGAAGTGTTGAATCAAGAAAGTGGTGATGTAACTTTAAAGGTTGAAACTCTTATTGAAAACGCTCAGTATCCAGTTGCAGGACAAGGAACTAAGTTGGCAGTTGAGACAGGGGACTTTTTTGCTGCTAAACACTTTGTTGAATCTAATGAACAATCTATTTATCTATCAAAGTATGTATCATTAGTTAACACAACTGTAGGATTTAAAGTTATTCAAGATATTGTAACAGTTGATGATACTGTTGACTTATACGATAATCAAGGTGATACACCAAATTTAACATCACCTGGAGCTGACCGATATAGAATACGTCTTGTATTAGAAGAAGAAAAAAATGTAAATTCAGAAGATAATTTTATTCCAATTGCCACTGTTGAAAACAGTATAGTTGTTTCTCAAATAAATCAAGGTGTAAATGAAATATACAATAAACTTGGTGATAATATTGCAAGAAGAACTTATGAAGAATCTGGAGATTATATTGCTGACAGATTTACTCTTAGATTTGAAGAAGGTGATAGTGATAACGCAGTTAATTTTGTAGTATCTCCTGGAATTGCGTATATAAATGGATATCGTGCAGAAATTAATAGAGATGAAGTTATATCTGTAAATAAACCAAGAAAAACACAGTTATTCACAGAAGAAACAGTTCCAGTTGAATATGGAAACTATTTATTGATGGAAACTAATGGTTCCAAAGGTCTACCAGACATATCAACTTTTGAAGAATTAACACTAAAAAAGGGTAGAGACTTCTTAGATAGTGATATGGGGACAGTTCGTGTTCGTTCTATTGAAAAAGATGGAGATGATTTAAGATTTTATTTATTTGATTTTAACATTTTACCTGGTCAAAGAGAATCAGAAATATCTTCAATTGGTTCATCAACTAATAATTATTTTAATGTAAATAAAGATTTCAATAATACAAGAACAATTCGTAAAGATGTATCTGGAAATGATTTATTATTCAATTTCCCTAATGCATATGTTGCCAATATATTAGAACAACCAACATCATTTGTCGCACAAAGACAATTTAATGAAACAACAAATAGCAGTGGTGAAGTTACAATTGGAACAAGTGGTTCATCTGACAAGTTCACAGATTCAACTCTTTGGATTGCTTCCAAAGAAAATGGAGAATTGGTAAACATAACTAATAACCCAACTTTAAATCAAAGTACCACTACTTTGGTTCTTGAAGATGATCTTGGACTAGTTACTAACCAAAATGTGACAATATTAACATATGTATTTAAAGAAGATGCACAACCAAGAGCAAAAAGTAAAAATGAAATAACTGAAACTTTGACCCCTGATTTAAATGGAAACATCACACTGTCAAATGCAGATATTATTAACGTGATAGATATTTTAGATTCAGATGAAAACGGTTCTGATTTATCAGGAAGATATTCAGTTGATAACGGTCAAAGAGATAATTATTATGGATTAGGTAAATTAAATCTTATACCGGGTTCTACACCACCATCTAATAATGTTTATATAAAATATGAATATTATAGTCATGGTAATGGAGACTTTTTCTGTATAAACTCATATCCTGAGAAGGATAATGTTGAAACATATGGTGATATCCCAGTTTATACAAGTGAAACAGGTGATGAAATACCTCTAAGAGATGTGGTAGATTTTAGACCAACACAATCTTCTGATGGTTCGTTTTCAAATATAAATATCAACGAATTACCAAGAAACACAGATTTATTCCAAACTGATGTTAACTACTATATGCCAAAAAATGCAAAGGTGGTTATAAATGAAAGTGGTGTAGTTGATGTAATTGAGGGTAAGGATGCTATGGATCCTAAAATGCCCACAACACCACCAACAGCTTTAGATTTGTATCTTGTTGAAATGGCACCATTTATGATTACACCCAAAGATTTAGGTGTAACAGCTGTAGAAGCAAAAAGATATACAATGAAAGATATTGGTGATTTAGAAGAAAGACTTGCCAATTTAGAAGAAACAACTGCTCTATCTATGTTAGAATTGTCAACTTCATCATTTCAGGTCTTAGATAATGATGGTAACATAAGAACTAAATCAGGTTTCTATGTAGATAATTTTGTGGATCAATCAAGAGCAAAGGTTGATGATGTAGAATATCGTGCTTCAATAGACCCCTCACGCCAAATTATGAGACCATCATTTAGGGCAAGTGCAATCAAACTTGTTCCATTTGAACAGTCAAATAACAATGTAAATGCAGAAATATCTGGTGACTTTATTCATCTTAAAATAAAAGATCGTGAAGTTGTTTACCAAGAACAACCTTTTGCAACAGGAACTGAAAATGTTAACCCATTCTCAGTTGTGAGTAAACGTGGTGTTGTTACATTATCACCATCAAAAGATACTTGGATGGAAACAAGGTATTTGACTGATAAAATCACATATGGAGATGACAAATTTAACGTAGATCAAAATCAACTTTGGGATAACTGGAGTTGGAATTGGACTGGTAATGAAAAAGTTGGAACAGTCTTAGGAACTCAAGATTTAAATTCAAGGGTTGAATGGGGTAGAACTACACGTGGTAGATTGTTAAACACCACAACCAGAAGGGGTGGAAATACAAGAACTACTACTAGAACATTTGAAACGATTCAATCTGGTAGAAGAATAACAGATACTGCAGCGGCTGTGGTAACTGGTTTCTCCACAATAAGAGAAGTTGTAGGTGATAAATTAATTTCAAGAACCTTAATACCTAAAATGCGTTCACAAAAAATATTCTTTAGGGGTGGAGGATTAAGACCTAACACAAGATTATTCCCATTCTTTGGTGGAGAAGACATTTCAGAGTGGTGTATTGGTTATGGATCTGAATCTGAATATAATTCTAATAGATTACAATCAAGAGATTCAGATTATTCCTCAGGTTTTGAAAGTGTAGAACAACATCCAGATGTCCCAACACCTTTATACACTAATGATAGGGGTGAAGTTTATGGTTCTTTCTTCTTACCATCAACAGAAGTTGAATCATATCAAACAGGAACTAAAGAATTTAGACTTCTTGATATTTCATCTTATGAAAATAGAGATGATTCTATAACTTGGGCATCAACAAACTATAGTTCAATAGGATACTTAAATACAAGACAAAGAACAATTTTATCAACACGTATTGTAAACATTGATACAAGAAGATCAACAAGAGTCGATACTATATCAAGAAGAGACACTACAACTAATGTTACCACAAGACAAGTTGGTGGTGGTGGCGACGGTGGTGGCGGAGGTGGTCCTGATGATCCCTTGGCACAAACATTTACGGTCGATGAAGAATATGGTGTATACCTTACTGGTGTTAAATTGTATTTCGATACAGTTGCAACATCAAATGAAGTTCCTGTATTTGTTCAGATAAGACCAACCGTAAACGGTTATCCTTCTGCTGATAGTGTTATTCCTGGAACAACAGTAATTAAAGGACCAAATGATATTAACTTACCTGGTCCAAATCAAGGTCCAGTAGAAACTTATTTTGAATTTGAAGCACCAGCTTATTTAAGTGGTAATGGTACTGAATATGCAATATGTGTGTTAAGTAATTCAAATGAGTATAATGTTCATGTTGGTGAAGCAGGTGAGTTTTTAATAGACTCAAATGGCAATATATCAACCGAAAGAAGATTAAGAAGACAACCAACCCTTGGTTCATTGTTCAAGTCACAAAATTCAAGAACTTGGGAACCTGACCAAACAAAGGACTTAATGTATACCTTGACAAGAGCACAATTTGAAACAAGTGGTTCTTATGTTGTTAAAGGAACATCAACTCCAACAATTATGTATAATACAAATGAACTATATACTGAACTAGGACAATCAACAATTTATGTTGTAGATCCTTCACATGGTTTTAATGTTCATGACAAAATCAATGTTTCAATTCCGAATATATCACAAAACATATCATTTAATGATATTAATGGTATTACAACTTCTCAAATGGAAGGTTTGAGAACTGTGGAATATGTTGATGCGAATGGTTATAAGTTTTTAACAAGTGGTGTAGCAAATGCATCAGCATTTGGACCTTCAAATGGTGTTGTTAGTCTCGAAACACAAAACAAATATAATGTTGGTATGTTAAAAGCAATCACACTTGATTTAGAAGGAACTGTTTTAACATCTGAAGCAAGATTTACAAAGGTTGGTATAAATGAAGGTTCAAATGAACCAAACTACATTAAATATAATGAGTTTACGCCTATAAGCACCAATAAAAACATTTACTTCGATGAAGAAATGTGTAACATAACAAAAACTAATGAGCAATATTTAACAGATGAAAATGGGTTTATAAGTGACGGGACAAATTCAATTGATGTGAAGTTTAATTTTGAATCTATATCAGATTTTGTTTCACCATTAGTTGACTTAGAAGGGTTGAACTTCGCAACTATCCATAATGTAATTGATAATCACACTGATGGTGATGATTTGGGTGACATAATGTTCCAACGTTCTGAAACTTATCCTAATATAGGAACTGGTGTTGCCAAACATGTTACAAAAGTGACATCATTAGCACAAACAGCAACAGGATTGAAGATATTACTATCTGCTCATAAACCATCTGAAGCATCGTTTGATGTGTATTATAGAACTAATAGTAACAAATCAATTGATAATGGAAATATCTTAAGTCAAGATTGGATACTCGTTGAACCTGAAGTTATACCACCAAGTGATGAAAACCCAAATGTTTATCGTGAGTATAGATATCTTCCAACTGAACTTGATGTTGGTGACGAAAACTATGAAGTTGGTTATATGAAGGATTTCGACCAATACCAAATTAAAATCGTTATGAAATCATCAAATACAAGTAAAGTTCCTATGTTTAAAGATTTGAGAACAATAGCACTATATGACTAAAGAGTGAAATTATGAATTATAAAAAAGTTGAAAATAAAGATAATATGGTACGCGACCCAGAGTCGGGTGCCATACTTTATATAAATAATAGTGAAAACACACGTGAAATCAAAAGACGTAAAAGAATTGAACGAAAAGAACAAGAACAATTAAAAAATGATTTTAACGATTTAAAAAATGAAGTTGGTGAAATAAAGGAATTGTTACTACAACTAATAGAAAAGAGATGAATCAATGACAAATGAATTTGATGGATACAGAGAAAAACAATATTCTATATTAGCTGACACTATTAATGAGTTTAGAATAAAACTAAATAAAGTTGCTCATTCTGTTGGAAGTTTGAGTGATTTAAATCCTGAATTTGTTAACGATTCAGATGTTGTGGATGCATTAAATAACCTTTTTTCTCAAGATTCAGATTTACAAAAACAAATAGATGATTTAAAATTAGCTGATTCTGATTTACTACAACTAATCAACAATATTGATGCAGGTGGTGGAACAGGTGCTGATAGTGATTGGGTTTTACAACAAGATTCAGATATATACGCCACTATTTCAAACTTGAAGTTAAAAGATTTATTTGATGTTGATGATTATACAGGAAATGTTACGGTCGGAGATATAATTAGATGGGATGGTAATTCTTGGTATACGACAGAATTAAATGATTCAGATACACTTGATGATGTTAACCAAAGAGGTAATGTAACAACAAGAGAAATAATATTACCAAAAATTAAAATTAATAAATCGGGTGTTAACAGTGGTATAGAATTAAATGATAGTGATAATCCAAATAATGGAAAACTTAATGTATTTTTAGATTCTGATGATAGTAATGTTATCATTAATACAGATGGTATAGATGAAATTAAAACAAAAGGTGAAGGTGATTCAGATTTAAATAGGTTATTAACTAATAGTCCAATAGGATTAGATGGTGGTTATTACACTAAAGGTTCTCAAATAAATTCAGGAGTAACTAAAACACCAGGATTAGTTATAGGTAATAACGCAAATATAACTCTTGATAGATATCAAAAAATAGAATATACACCATCTTTCCTAACTCAATGGTCTAATGATTTTGGGGGGACTTTTTATACTGGACATCCTGGAACTTATTTAAAACAAGATGGACTTGTAATTGTAACTGGTCATGTTGTAAATGGTTCCTTTAATATCACATTTGATACCACTGGGTTTGACGGCACTGCTGCACTTGGATCTGGAACAATTTATATTGATTGTATAGATTCAAATTTCAAACCTATATCACAAGATGGATTAATTACACATATAGATCCAACATCAAGATTTATAGTTGGTAATGAACAATTATATCTAACAGCAGTTGAAGAAGGTGAAGATAGCCCCGGTTTTAACACACCACCTAAATATTGTTTAAAATTAATTCGTAGTGATGGTTCATCTGTTAGTTTTGGAGACCCAGAAATAGTAAATGGTGTAGGTGATTTATCATTTTCATATAGTTACATAAGTGATACAATCAATTTACAAGATCCAGTTTTCAGATTATCTTCGAATGCTGGTGAGGATAGAACCGTTTATGAGGGTAGACAAGTTATTCTTGATGGTAGTGAATCTAAAACAATTACAGAATTTGACACATATCTTTGGGAACAATTATCTGGAGAACTTGTCACTTTAAGTGACATTAATGCTGTTCAACCAACTTTCACTGCACCATTATTAGACTCTTCTGGTGAAGATAAAATATTAGATTTTAGATTAACTTTAAGTTATAATAACGGAGAAATCGTTGATAGTGATAGAGTTAAAATAATAGTATCTTCTGCACAACTTGGAACTATTATAATGTGGTCTGATACAATTGACACTATACCAGATGGTTGGGTTATTTGTGATGGTAATAACGGGACTCCTGATTTAAGAGATAGATTTATTGTTGGTGCAGGTAGTAATTATTCCGTTGGTGATATTGGTGGTGCTAATGAAGTTACATTAAGTGTCAATCAAATTCCACCACATACCCATGAAGTTCCTGATGGGACAACAGGTGGGGGTTCTGGAGCACAAAATGGTCCTTTAACTGGTGACACACTTTCATCACAATCAACTGGTGGTGGACAACCACATGAAAATAGACCACCATATTATGCATTAGCATATATAATGAGAGTTGGTTAATTTATATAAATATATAAAAGGTATAGGAAATAATTATGGCGGAAACAACAACTTCAAATGTCCCTTTAGGTGGTATTATAATATGGTCTGGATCATTTGAAACTATCCCAGATGGTTGGGGAGTTTGTGATGGTGCTAATGGAACACCTGATTTAAGGGATAGATTTGTTCAAAGTAATGGTAATATATACAATGTTGGAGACATTGGTGGCGCCAATGAAGTAACACTAAATATAAATCAAATTCCACCACATTCTCACGATGTCCCTAAAGGTAATACTGGTGGTGGAATAGGTGTACAAAATGGACCTTTAACTGGCGGAACACTTACAACACAATCAACTGGTGGTGGACAACCACATGAAAATAGACCACCATATTATGCATTATATTATATAATGAAACTATTTGATTCCGAAATTGATATAGTTATAATACCTTCAAATGGAATAATTCTTTGGCCCAACACAATTGGATCAATCCCTAGTGGTTGGGTATTTTGTGATGGTAATAACGGAACACCCGATTTAAGAGACAGGTTTGTTGTTGGTGCAGGTAATAATTATTTTGTAGGTAACACGGGTGGTGTAAGTGAAGTAACACTAAACATAAATCAAATTCCACCACATTCTCACGATGTCCCTAAAGGAACAGTAGATGGTGGTGAAGGGGTACAAAATGGACCTTTAACTGCTGGTGTTGTAACATCACAATCAACTGGTGGTGGACAACCACATGAAAATAGACCACCATATTACTGTTTAGTTCATATGATGAGGGTGAATGTTACACCCACAGCAGATGCTGGAACAAATCAATCAGTTGATGAAAATACCACAGTTACATTAGATGGTTCTGGTTCAACTGATCCAAACACTTCTGAAGGTGACGTATTATCATATTCTTGGACACAAACTGGTGGGACAAGTGTAACACTATCAGATCCAACTTCTGTATCACCCACATTTACAGCACCAAATTTATCTGAAGGTTCTGTAAGTGAAACATTAACATTTAGTTTAACAGTTACAGATTTGGAAAATGAATCATCAACAGACACAACACAAGTTGTTGTAAATGAAGTGACTGACGTTGGTCCAACTGCACTATACAATATTTCAATTACTGATCCAGATAGTAATACAACAACTTTCAACAATCAAGATAATTCAACCTTTAACGATAGTGATGGTGTATTTGCCGAAACATCTACAAATTCAGGTTCAACTATTATTCTTAATGGTTCCCCATCTTCAGATGCTGATGGTGATTTAATTTCATATGAATGGACACAAATAAGTGGAACATCAACATTAATCAGTGGAACATTAACAACAGAAGAAATCACATTTGATATACCAACTGGTTCTGAAGGTGAAAATATTGATATACAATTAACAGTATCTTCAACAAATGAACAATCTCAAGAAACTAAATCTGATACATCAACTGCAACATTCATTGTAGGTGATTATACAACTTTTAATGGTAGTAGTTCACCAACTGGTGAGAATCAAGCGCCTATTGCAAATGCAGGTGTGGATCAATCTATCACATATACACCTAATACAAGTTTTACAATTGATTTAAATGGAACGTCTTCAACTGACTCTGATTTAGGAACATTATCATATCAATGGGATGAAATAACAGGAATATTAACAAGTAATGGTATAAGTATTTCAGATGCAAATACATCAACACCATTTGTGTTCTTTGACGGTGGTTTACCAGCGGAAGAATCACCTATAAATTTGGAATTTAGATTAATTGTAACAGATAATGGTGGATTAACAGATTCGGATAGAAGTTTAGTATCATTAACTGCTGACAATACCCAAAACCAACCACCAATTGCAAATGCAGGTGTGGACGAAACTGTAACTGAAGGAAGCACTGTCACATTAGATGGTTCAGGTTCCAGTGATTCAGATATTTCAACACTATCTTATCAATGGACACAAATAAATGGTATATCAGTAACTTTAAATAATTCAAATACATCTGTTGCTTCATTCACTGCACCTCAAGTAACTCAAAATGAAACATTAACATTCAGATTAACTGTTACAGATAGTGGTGGATTATCTTCAACTGATGATGTTGTAATAACAGTTCAAGAACAAGCGGAAGTGTTGGTTACTAACCAAATAGAATTGACTTCAAAATATAATAGTACGGGTAACCCCAGAATAGTTAATTCTGACACTGTGGGTATTTTATCTAGAGACACATCCATACTAAGAGATTTTTCATCTGTATCTAATGGTTCAATAGAATCAAGACTTTGGGAAATAACAAGTGATGGTGGAACTGGTGCTTCATTTTTAAATGGTGATGATACATCAGAAATTGTTTACATTTCAATACCAGATGTTACAGGAAGTGGTACACCTATTGATATTAAATTAACATTAACTGATGACCAAGGTGGACAACATGTAGGAACAACAACTTTAGTAGCAACAGATTTCCAAGCGTATGCAACTGTTAACACACAAGGTACACCAGATCCGAATGAAAATGAACCAGTTAATCTTCTGGCAACAACAACAATATTCTCAGCAGCAGGTTCATTATACTCATTATCAGCTAATTTACCTAATATTGAGGTGACTAATGTTGATTGGACACAAACTCAAGGGACTACTGTTACATTAACTAAAATAACACCATCAAATCAAGATACAGTTGACCCATTCTATGATCCCCAAGAACCTATATACCCATCTGGTTACGATGAAACTCAAACTTTAAGTAGTGCTTATCCACCAACTTCTGGAGAAGGTGGTGCAGTAACACTCACAACACCAAACATACCAGGAACGGAAACACAACAGGAGATTATAGATTTTAATGTGTCAATGACAACTCCTTATGGCGAATTAACTGCAACAACATCAGATATAACTGTTATAAATCCTGATTATATACCCCCAGAATAATATAAATAAAGAGAAAAACAATGGCTAAATACGACGAATTTGAAATAGATCAAGGAGCAGACTTCGCAATGGAAATTCATCTTGAAGAACAAGATGGAACCGTTAAAGATTTATCAAATTATTTCGTGGAGGCAAAAGTTAAAAGAACATACAATTCTGATAGTGATAATACATTTAATTTTAATGCTATAATTGCTGAACCTGAAACAGATGGTATTATTACATTGGAGTTAAACAATCAACAAACAGATACTATGAAAAAAGGTAGATATGTTTTTGATGTAGAAATATCATTCATAGACAGTGATAACAACACAATTATAGAACGTGTGTTAGAAGGTGTGATGAATGTAAAACCATCAGCAACGAGGTAGAAAAATGAGTTCAAGAAGAATATCTAAACCAGTTGTTAGAAAAGTTGTTGTTGGTACACCAGTTAGAAGAGTGAAATCAGTTCAGGGTGTTGAAAATCTTAACGAATTAAAAGATGTAAATTCAAACACTCTTACAGATAATGCTGTTCTAATATGGGATGAAGAAACAGAAAAATGGATACCCAAAACTGAACTAAATGGCCAAATAATCAGTGGTGGGGAATATTAATATATTAATAAAAATTTATAGGAGAATATTATGGCTTCAACAATTCTAATTAAGCGTTCCCAGTCAGCAGTTGCACCAAGTGTACTGAATTATGGTGAAATGGCTTACTCATTTGGATTAGAAAGACTTTATGTCGGTGATTCAGATGGAACAATAAAAATTATTGGTGGTAAATCATTTACAGACTTACTAGACCACACACCAGGAACCCTTACAGCAAGTTCTGCATTGTTAGTAGACGCACAAGGTAAAATAGATACATTACTTGTAGATGACTTAACACTGGATAGTAACGAAATTTCTACTCCAAATGGTGTAGATCTTGTTCTTAATTCAGGTAACAATGTTGATGTTAAAAACACCAAAATTGTAAATCTAATTGACCCAACTAACAATCAAGATGCAGCAACCAAAGCATATGTAGATAATAGTGTAGGTGGATTATCAGCATCTTTAACAATTACAGATGGAACTAATTCAGATACAGTTTCATTAGCAGATTCAGATTTATCACTTGTTGGTGGTACAGGATTAACTTCAAATGTTTCAGATAATACTGTAACATTCAATCTTGAAGACACTTCAGTTACAGCAGGAACTTACGGTAACTCAACAACAGTAGAAATTCCAATTATCACTGTTGATGCACAAGGTCGTATCACATCCGCTTCAACTTATAATATTCCACCACTAACAATTAATGTTAATGATGGAACCGATTCAGATACCATTGATTTAATCGATTCTGATTTATCATTTGTTGGTGGAACTGGTATAGATGTTACATTAAACTCTGGAACAAACACTTTTAACATTTCAGGTAATGATGCAACAACTACTACAAAAGGTATTGCATCATTTAACTCTTCAGATTTCTCTGTTGTTGCAGGTGCAGTATCAATTGCAGATGGTGGCGTATCAAATACACAACTACAAAACTCATCATTCACATTAGGAACAGATGTAGTTAATCTTGGTGATACAATCACTGATATTAATGGTCTAACAAGTTTAGATGTTGATAATCTAACTCTTGATGGCGCAACAATAACTTCATCAACAGGAACAGTAACAGTAGGTGATAATTTAATTGTTAATGGTGATTTACAAGTTAATGGAACACAAACTGTTGTGAATTCAACTGTAGTAGAAGTTGAAGATATCAATATCGAGATTGCAAGTAACGTTTCTGCAGATTCAGATTCATTAGCAGATGGTGCTGGAATTACAGTTGGTGATAATGTTGCAAATGTGACTTGGAATTATGGTTCAGGTAATTCATTCTGGGATATTTCCAACCCACTAATGGTAACATTAAATGGTGCAACTAATCAAGATGCAATAAATGTTAGAGATTCTGCTGGTGACACATCACCAACTTCATTCTTTGAAATTATATTAACAGAAGGTTTCTTAGCAGGTGAAGGTATTGATTTATCTTATTCAGCAAACCAGTTAACAGTTTCAGCTGAAGTAGCATCAACAACAAATCTTGGTGTTGCGTCTTTCGATTCTGATGATTTCAATGTTAATAGTGGTGTAGTTACACTCAACACAATTGATGGTGGAACTTACTAATTTCGGTTATAAATAGTAATATAACTTAAGGGGAGTTTTTACTCCCCTTTTTAGAATTAACCTTTTTTAAGGAGTTAGATAATGTCAAATATAATATTAAAAAAATCTTCAGTTACAGGTAAAATACCAGGTATTGATGATTTGAACTATGGTGAATTAGCAATAAACTATCAAGATGGTAAAATATTTTATAAAACCGCTTCAAATGAAATAAAATCTTTTTTAGATTCAGATAACATTGAACAATTAGTTAATTACGCCAATGTTAATTTTGGTATAAATTTAGGAAGTGATTCAAATCAACCTTTAGACTACTATGATGAAAATACTTTTACACCTGAAATTGTAAATAATAGCATATCTTACAACGTCCAAAATGGTGAATACACAAGAATAGGTAATATGGTTCACGTTGATATTACAATTGATGTATCATCATTAGATAAAACTGATACTTCAACATTTAAAATTAACGCTTTACCATTTTTACCAAAATCAGATATAAACCCTTTAATGTATACAGTGAATGCTGGTAGGAGTAATTTATTAAATGGTCCACTAGAGTTAGAATTTGAATCTGATAATAGTAGTTATTTACTAGGAACATCACAAAGTGGGGTTTTTGTGAGTTATGATGAATCGACTTTCAATTCTTCTGGTCAAATTTTTCTATCCCTTTCATATAGAACTTCGTGATTAATTTTTAATTATAAATAATTTAAAACAACTTAATAGGAATAAAATATGGCACAACCAACATCAAGAGATACATTGATAGAATATTGTTTAAGAAGACTTGGTGCTCCAGTATTGGAAATTAATGTCGATCCCGATCAAATTGATGATAAAGTTGATGATGCTCTACAAACATATAGACGTTTCCATTCTGAAGGAACATATAGAACTTATATATCTACTGAATTAACAGATAGTGATGTTGATAATAGATATATTGAACTACCTTCAGATGTGATGTATGTAACAAGAGTGTTCCCAATGTCCGTAACGGGTGGTTCACAATCAAGAAACTTTTTTGATGTTAAATATCAAATTATGTTGAATGATATAACATCAATGCATTCTTATATAGGTGACTTGGCGTATTATGAACAAGTTATGCAATATCTTTCATTGATAGATATGAAACTATCTGGTTCTATTCAAGCTGATTATTCAAGAGTTCAGAATAGATTGTATATTTATGGTGAATTCGCTAATAAAGATATGGAAGCAGGAGATTATGTAGTTGTTGAGGTGTTTAGGGCACAAGATCCACAAGAAGCAACTAAGATATGGTCTGATTCTTTTATAAAGGATTATACAACCGCACTTATAAAACAACAGTGGGGTATGAATATGATGAAATTTGAAGGTATGCAACTTCCAGGTGGTGTACAATTCAGTGGTCGTCAATATTATGAAGATGCAACTGAAGAACTACAAATGTTAAGACAAAGAATGCGTGATGAATATGAGTTACCACCTGATTTCTTGGTTGGATAAAGGAATAGATTATGGCAAGAAATTTTTATTTTTCACAAGGTGTAAAATCTGAACAAAATCTTTATGAAGATTTAATTATAGAATCTCTTAAGATTTATGGTCAGGATGTATATTATTTACCACGTGAAATTGTTGATGAAGATAAACTTTTGGGTGAAGACGATCCATCAAGATTTGAAGAATCTTATAAAATTGAAATGTATATCGAAAACACAGAAGGTTTTGAAGGTGAAGGTGATTTGTTTACTAAGTTTGGTATAGAGATAAGAGATCAAGCATCATTTATAGTTTCACGTAAAAGATGGAGAAATACTGTTGGTGATAACAGTAATACCATAGAGATAGATAGACCAAGAGAGGGTGATTTAATATATTTAGAATTATCACAATCATTATTTGAAATAAAACATGTTGAAAATGAAACACCATTCTACCAGTTAAAAAACCTACCAACATTCAGAATGCAATGTGAACTATTTGAGTATACAAATGAAGACTTTGATACAAATATTGAAGAAATAGATGATATAGATAATAGATATGCATATGAATATGTATTGGAAATGGAAACTAATGATTATGAATTCCAAGTAGGCGAAGATATTAATCAGTTTTTACCATCTGGTATAACAATGTCTGGTGAAGTATCTCACTGGAATCCAGAAACAAGAATATTAAGAGTTATACACGTTGGTGCTGATGATGGTGATTATCACGAATTGGTATCACAAGTTCCTATTAATGGTATTAATGTATTGAATGTATCAGAAGATTTACAACAAACCGATACAGAACAAAACCAAATAATATCTGATGATGCAATAAATATTTTAGATTTCAGTGAAACAAATCCGTTTGGAGAACCAGAATAATGTTAGGCACTTATTTTTATCATAAAAGAATACGAAAATCAGTTGCAGTGTTTGGTTCACTGTTCAACAATATATACGTGTTGCGTTCAGGAGCAAATGGTGAAGTATTCAACCAACAAAAAGTTCCTTTATCTTATGCTCCTCGTGAAAAATTCTTAGATAGAATTAGAGAAAATGAAGATTTACAATCAGACACTAAAGTTGCAGTAAAATTGCCCAGAATGTCCTTTGAAATGTTGGCAATTGATTATGACCCTCAAAGACAACTACCAAAAACAAATAAATTTAAAAGATTAAATGAAGAATATGGTCCAGCAAATATATACACACCAGTTCCATATAATATAACATTTCAATTAAATATATTAGCAAAACAACAAGAAGATGCTTTACAAATTGTGGAACAAATAATACCATTTTTTAATCCACAGTATTCTGTTTCTATTAAACCCATTGATGAATATCCAGAATTAATTGAGGATACACCAATTATATTGAATGGTGTTACATTTTTAGATGATTATGAGGGAAGTTTAGAAGATAGAAGAACTATTTTATACACTTTAGATTTTACTATGAAAATTAATTTCTATGGTAGTATTGATACTAATGAAACATTGATTACTAAGTCAATAGTTGATATACAAGATACAAGAGATGGTAGTGGTTCAAGGATAACAGTAGTTCCAGACCCTGCAGATGCTTCACCTGACAGTGACTACGGATTTAATGTTACAATCGATCCTATTGAATAAATAAAGGAGAATGATATGATTGATAAAGAATTAAGAGAAGAAAGACTAAGAGTATGTGAAACTTGTGAATTTTATAATGATAAAAGAACTATAGCAGGATTAAGAGATGTTAGATGTGATGCTTGTGGATGTAATCTAAAATTAAAAGCATACATAAAAATGTCTAAATGTCCAAAAGATAAATGGAAAAGATAAATGACTAAAGATTCTGATAATACTCAAGTTACATTAATTGAAGAGGATAAAACTGCTCAAGAAGATATTGAGTTTGTTAGAAATTCATATTACAATCTCATAAACTATGGAAATGAAGCACTTGAAGAAATGATAGAAGTTGCCAAATCAACAGAACATCCTCGTGCTTATGAAGTGTTATCAAATATGTTGAAACATGTTTCAGAACTTAATGGAAATCTACTAGATTTACATAAAAAGAAAAAAGAAATAAATAAAGAAGAACAAGAAAAAATATTAGAAAATAATAAAACAACCAATAATTTATTCGTAGGTTCAACAACCGAACTACAAAAAATGTTATCAAAGGTGAATGATGATAACAATAATTCTCAAGAAGATATTATTGATGTAACACCAGAAGAAGATTAATATGAATGAAAGAAGTGATTCATACTTAGGTAATCCAAATGTTAAACGTGATGGTGTGTCAACACCATTTACCCAAGAACAAATCTTGGAATACAAAAAATGTATGGATGACCCAGTATATTTTGCAAAAAAATATTGTAAAGTTGTTTCTCTTGATGAAGGTCTCATAGATTTTGATCTATATCCTTATCAAGAAAAAATGTTTAATCAATTTAATGAAAATAGATTTAATATTGTATTAGCTTGTCGTCAGTCAGGTAAATCAATTTCTTCAGTTGCATATCTCTTGTGGTTTGGTATTTTTCATTCTGAAAAAACAATCGTAATTCTTGCCAACAAAGGTGCAACTGCAAAGGAAATGTTAGCAAGAATTACCATAATGCTTGAAAATTTACCTTTTTTCATTCAACCTGGATGTAAAGCATTAAACAAACACACAATAGAATTTTCCAATAATTCAAGGATAGTTGCTGCAGCAACATCAGCATCATCAATTCGTGGTATGTCCGCTTCATTACTTTATTTGGACGAATTTGCTTTCGTTGAAAATGCATCTGAATTCTATACATCCACTTATCCAGTTATCACGTCAGGTAAAAGCACAAAGGTTATTATAACATCAACGGCAAATGGTGTAGGCAACATGTTCCATAAATTATGGGAAGGTGCTGTTCAGGGTGTTAATGAATACATACCATTTAGAGTAGATTGGTGGGATGTTCCTGGGAGAGATGAAAAATGGAAAGAACAAACTATTAATAATACATCTGAAATACAATTCGACCAAGAATTTGGAAATACATTCTTTGGAACAGGTGATACCCTTATTGAGTCATCCGCTCTTTTAGAACAAAAAAGGATGCATTATAAACACCTATTGGAAAATAATTGTTTAAGAATATATGAAGAACCAGAAATAGGACATGAATATATAATGACAGTTGATGTATCAAAGGGTGTTGGGGGTGACTATTCAACATTTAATATAATAGATGTTACATCAAGACCATTTAGACAAGTTGCAGTATATAGAAATAATAAAATATCACCTGTGTTATTCCCAAATATAATTGTTAAGTATGCTGAAAAATATAATAAATGTTATGTTGTAGTTGAAAACAATGATCAGGGTGCTGTTGTATGTAATGGTATATATTTTGATTTAGAATACGAAAATTTCTATATGGAATCATCAACAAAATCAACAGGTTTGGGTGTAACTATGAATAAAAAAGTGAAAAGACTTGGTTGTTCAGCGATTAAAGATATTGTTGAAAATCGCAAAATAAATATTGTTGACGATGAAACCATCATAGAAATGTCAACCTTTGTCTCGAAAGGACATTCATTTGAGGCATCTCAAGGTAATCACGATGATTTAATGATGAATCTTGTATTGTTTGGGTATTTTACTAACACACAGTTTTTTGGTGATTTAATAGGTGTTAATATGAAATCGGTATTATTTGATAAAGAAGTTAATGAAATAGATGAAAACATAGTTCCCTTTGGTTTTATTGATGATGGATTAGATGATGCACTAACAGCTGAAGAACATTTGGAAAGAACATATGATTGGTCATTAAATACGGTTTATGAGACTGAAGAATGGGGTAATTTTTAATTGTATTTTCTTAAAAATATAAATATAAATATGAAAAACGAAATTGAATTCCTTATAATGATAAAACTTATAATTAAAACTCTAGAGAGGTAAAAACAATGGCTTTATTTAACCCTTCCGCTTCTCCTGCAGTTGTTGTTCGTGAAGTAGACTTAACAGGTGGTGTACCTAATGTCCAATCTTCAACAGGTGTATTCGTAGGTAACTTTAACTGGGGTCCAGTATTACAAAGAACATTAATAGGTTCTGAATCTGGTCTAGCAGAAACTTTCACAACACCAAATAAAACAAATGCAAGAGACTTTATTTCAGCTGCGAAATTTTTGACTTATTCGCAAGCTCTATATGTAACAAGAATCATAGATGAAAATGCTTCTAATGCTTATACTGATATCAATGAACTAATTGATTCGGACAACATTTCATCAGCATTTGATTCAGCAGATTATAAAAAAATAACAATAAGAAACGAAGAAGAATTTGAAATACTTAAAATGTCCTTAGATGTGATTTCAGCAAATTGGATTGCTAGATTTCCGGGTGCTTTAGGTAATTCATTAAAAGTATCATACCATTCTGGTGGAACTGGATTTGAAAATTGGGAATATTCTGATTTTTTCGATGCTGCACCAAATAATGACGAAGTTCATGTTGTGGTAGTAGATGAAAATGGTTTATTCACTGGTAGTGAAAACACAGTTCTTGAAACTTATCAATTTGTTTCAAAAGACCCAATTGCTAAAAACCCAAATGGTACTACAAATTATATTAATGATGTGATAAATAACAAATCACAATATGTGTATTTCACAGGTTCAGCAGATTCATTTTCAGGATCTGAATCAAAATCATTTGATATGGGTAACGATTCATCATCTATAGGTGTTGATGAATACCAAATAGGATTTGATTTATATAATGATATAGAAACAGTAACTATCGATTTTTTAATTTCACCAAGTATGGTTAACAGAACTGACCATGTTACTATGGTTAATTATTTGGTAAGTATTGCAGAAGGTGAACGTAAAGATTGTGTTGTAATAACATCACCAGCAGTTTCAGATATGGATGAATTCAATCCTGACAATATAAACACTAATATTATCGAAACATCAAAGGGATACACACGTTCATCATATTTAGTTGCTGAAAACAACTTTTTAAAGGTATATGATAAATATAACGATCAATATATCGATATTCCTGCTGCTTCTTCAACTGCTGGTATTATGGCAGCAACTGACTTAAATGCAGCACCTTGGTTTTCCCCAGCAGGAACAAGACGTGGAAACTACTTGGGTGTAACAACTCTTAAATACAATCCAACAAAAAAACATAGAGATGAACTTTATAAAGTTGGTGTAAACCCAATTGCTAATATTCCGGGTCAAGGTATTCTTCTATATGGAGATAAAACTTTCCTCGCAAGACCTTCAGCATTTGATAGAATTAATGTTCGTCGTCTATTTTTAGTTCTTGAAAGAGCAATTTCAAGAGCAGCAAAAAATGTAATTTTTGAACTTAACGATGAGTTCACTCGTGCCGAATTTGTTAACATTGTGGAACCTGTTCTACGTGAAGTACAAGGTCGTCGTGGACTAACAGACTATAAAGTTGTTTGTGATGAAACAAATAACACTCCAGCTGTTGTAGATCGCAATGAGTTCGTAGCAAACATCTTCATCAAACCAACACGTTCAATCAACTTTGTAACACTAAACTTTGTTGCAGTTAGATCTGGTGTGTCATTTGAAGAAGTTGTTGGAACAGTATAATAAGGAGATATAACAATGGCTTTTAGAATTAATGAATTTAAAGAAGCTCTTGCTGGTGGTGGTGCACGTCCCAATCAGTTTAGAGTTAGATTATCAGCGCCAAATGGTGATGGTGACGGACTCCAGTTGGATGAAAATTTAGGTTTACAATCTGCATTTTTAGTTCAAGCTGCGCAGTTACCCTCATCCAACATCGGAACGACACCAGTATTTTTCCGTGGTCGTCAAATACCATTCGCAGGTGACCGCACATTCGAACCTTGGACAGTCACTGTTTTAAATGATAGAGATTTTAAAATTAGACAAATCCTAGAAGAATGGGTTGCATTAATGGGTAATAATGCTCGTGTAGAAGGTGCTACTGAACCTGTTAACTACCAAGCTGATTTATTTGTGGATCAACTAGACAGAGATGGTGATACAGTAATTAGAACTTATAAGTTCCATGATGCGTTTCCAAGTGATGTTGATGCAATTGATCTTTCAATGTCTGATAACGATACTATTGAACAGTATGGTGTAACTTGGCAGTTTTCTTACTGGACTATTGTATCAGAAGGTACAAGAACTGGTGGAACATCCAGAATATCTGAAAACGGTTAATTTTCACATATAAATAATAATTGGAAGGGACTTAGGTCCCTTTCATACTATTTAAATGATTGGGAAATATAATGGCAGAAAATAATTCGTTTAATTTTTTTGGGTTTGAGATAAAACGTTCCAAGAAAGAAAAAGAAGATAAAGAAAAAATATTAAAATCTCCTGTTCACCCAACAGATGATGACGGTGCTGGTTATGTTACAGCTTCTGGAACTCACTTTGCACAATATATCGATTTCGATAGAAATGTAAATAGTCGTGATAATGTAGAACAAATAATGAGATATCGTGGTGTCGCAATGCACCCAGAAGTAGATCAGGCTATCGAAGAAATAGTTTCTGAAGCAATATCAACTTCAGAAGTCAAATCTTCAGTCACATTAAATATGGATAATTTATCGGGTATCAGTGATAAAATAAAAAAATCCATAAATGACGAATTCAATAATGTTTTAAATCTTTTAGATTTTAATAATAATGGTTCTGATATATTTAGAAGATGGTATATTGATGGTAGAATAAATCATCATCTTCTTATAGATGAAAGTAACCCTAAAATGGGTATTCAAGACATAAGATATGTAGATTCAACCAAAATACGTAAAGTAAAAAACGTTAAAACTAAAAAAGATCGAGAAAGTGGTACTGATATAATAACACAAGTTGACGAATTCTTTGTATATCAAGACAAACCAGGTAAAGAAGCAAATGGTGTTAAATTGTCAAAAGATTCAGTTTCATATGTAACTTCAGGTATATTGGATGAAAACAGGAAAAAGGTGTTATCATATTTACATAAAGCCATAAAACCAATCAACCAATTAAGAATGATGGAAGACGCACTTGTAATTTATAGACTTGCGAGAGCACCAGAAAGACGAATGTTTTATATTGATGTTGGTAACTTACCACGTGGTAAAGCAGAAGAGTATATGAAAGGTATTATGGCAAGATACCGTAATAAACTTGTTTATGATGCAAATACAGGTGCAATTCGTGACGATAGAAAACATATGTCTATGCTAGAAGATTTTTGGTTACCACGTAGAGAAGGTGGTAAAGGGACTGAAGTATCAACATTACCTGGTGGACAAAACTTGGGTGAGATGGATGATGTTCTTTATTTCCAAAGAAATATGTATAAAGCATTAAATGTTCCTATATCAAGATTAGAACCTGATAACAATTTTACTCTTGGAAGAGCAACAGAAATATCTCGTGATGAAGTAAAATTTCAAAAATTTATTGATAAACTTCGTCGTCGTTTTTCAAATGTGTTTTTAGATATATTGAAAAAACAATTACTATTAAAAAACATAATAACAGAAAAAGATTGGGAAAAATGGAAACATAATCTATACGTTGACTATGTTAGAGATAACCATTTCACTGAAATGCGTGATATGGAAATAATAAGAGAAAGATTCCAAACTCTTGATATGGCAAGTCAATATATAGGTCAATTAGTATCTCAAGATTGGGTATTAAAAAATATATTAAAGTTATCAGATACAGAAATTCAGAAAATGAGAAGTGAAATACAGTCTTCTAGTGATGATGATATTAATAGTGATGGTGAAAATAGTAACACTCCAGAAGGACAACAACCACAACAAGAAGATTTTAATATCACTGAATTTGATATAAATAATAATGAAAATGATAAGATTACATCTGATGATATGCAACTGGAAGTTACCAAACAACTTACTGATTTGTTAAAAAAGTAATCTGATTAAAATTGGATTTACATTATGACTTTGATAAATGAGGCTTTAATAACCCTTAACATTAAAAGAATTAATCAAGAGATTGATGAAATTAAATCATCAATCCCAGAATCTATTGTTGGTGAAAAGGGTGAAAGAGGTCCAAAGGGACGTGACGGTAAAGATGCTGATAATGATTATATCGTTAACACTCTAAAAGAAGATAATACGTTTTTATCACAATTAAAAGGTAGTGATGGTGTTAATGGTCGTGACGGAAAAGATGCGAATCCAATTGACATATCTAATATTCTAAAACAAGATACTTCTTTCATCAAAACAGTCAAAGAAGATTTACTTGATGAAAGTAGTTACAACACTTTACATTCAATTCTTAAAGAAGATCAAACATTCATATCACTAATAAAAGGTGATAATGGAAAAGATGGATTAGATGGTAAAGATGGTCGTGATGGAAAAGATGTTGATAATGAATTCATAATCAATGCTTTAAAAAAAGATGATGTATTTAAATCTGAATTAAAAGGTAGAGATGGTCGTGACGGAAAAGATGGATTAGATGGTAAAGATGGAGAAACTCCAAGTAAAAAATATTTAATTCAATTAATTGAACCAATTATTACCAATTCAGAAAAAAATATAAAGTCTTCAATTTCTAAAGAAACAGATGAACAAATAAATAAAAAAATTAATTCTCATTTTGAAAAAATACAAAAAATTAATGACGATAAATTTGAAGAAGTTGAAGAAGAAACAGAAAAAAAGATTGCCACATCTGTAACTAATATGAGAAAGGAAATGAGGGGATTCAGAGAAGACCTTCATAAGACACTTAGAGATGTTAGAGATGAATATAATCAAAAAGGTAGTCCATATGGATTAGGTGGATTTGGTGGTGGTGCTGGCGTAACTCTTATGAATGAGTTATTGGGTTCTAAAGATGTTGAAAGAACACCAGTAGAAGAAATTGAAACAAATAGTATACTTATTTGGGATGCTGATTTGAAAAAGTTTTATGTTGAAGGTATTATAAATATATTAGACAGACTGAAAGTGGAATTAGAAGTGCAATACGATAGATTAGTAGATGTAGAAGGAGATTATACATATATCGGTGAGGCAACTCCTGGTTCAACTAAAGGTGAATCTGTTTGGAGAATTAAAAGAATTAAACAAATCGGTGAAGATATCGAAATACGTTGGGCAGAAGGTAACGACAATTTCGATAAATCATGGATTGATAGATTGAACTATACTTATTTGGAGTAAATAAATGTCTATATTAACAAATCCAAATAATTTAAATCAAAATATAGAAGTTATTTTTGACACGAACAATAAAACTATAGAATTATTAATTGATGGTAATTTGACATCTGATGGTGTTGACTTCTATACTTTATATTTATTTACTGAAAGTGAATGGAATAATGACCCAAACTTATCATTATTTCAATTCCCATTTAAATTTATTGATGAACAAAAATTCGAACTAATTAATGGTTGGACTTTTATTAACTCAAATACAATAGATTTATTAAGAAATGCGGGATTCTCGATTAAAAATGGTTCTAATGTTTCATTAGAAGAATATGCTTGTATTATTACTTTTGGTGATATTAATACTGATAGTCAAATATATTATACTCAAGGTAACACACAAGATTGGACTAATTTCAATACGAACGGTCACGTGAATCAGTGTATTAAAATATATGATTTTTTAAACTCTATAAATTATAAAAATAATATTAAATTATTTGTGCGTGATTATTACAACACATACGATCAAATTGAATTATCTGATATAGGTGTTGATGAAATGACATATGACACATACAGGTTTCCTTTAAACACTGAAAATGACTTGAATGTAGTAAATGATACAGTTACAGTTGATACATATGGTGTTACTATAACATATTATGATAATGATATAATGAAAACTATAGATGATAACTCATATCCATTTAATATAGTGATTGATGGTAATGGTAGGAGAATTGGTGAAATATACCAAGCAGTGAAATCTTTATTACTAAAAGAGTATGATATAGATAATGGAACTGGGACGGTAATAGGTAAAGTTTCAGATGAATTAATATATTATGAAGGTGAGATATTAACCACTAAACAAGGGGTTTTTATAGAAAATATTTCTAAAGTGGATATTAATTCTGTTGAGTTTTACGATTCAAATAATATTCTAAGAACCTATCTCTATGTTTCAAGTGGTAAAATTATTTTCAATGAAAATTTATATAATGATGGTAATGCAGAATATATGATGTTTTTCAAAGATACTTGGGGTGGTGATAATGCAATACCTGTAAAAAATGAAAATGGTGTGGAAATTAGAGATGTTATAAATAATAGTGAAAATGAATTTACATTTGGTTATGACACAGATTCTGATGGTGGGTTACCATCAACTGATAAGAATGTAACTATTATTGCAATTGGTAAAAATAAAGGTGAGTTTATAAAGGTGGACGGAACCATTAGTAGAACCAAAAACAATATTTTCAGAATTAATGCACCAAAAGAAATAAATTATAAAATTTGATTATTATAAATAATCAGGACTAAAGGGTGTTATATTAAATGACGAATGAAGAATTAGATGTTTTAATTGTATCTTTAAAAGATTGTTTAGAGACCACTGCATTTAATAGTGGACTTGCATCTAATATTGAAATAAAATCATCTAGATTAGAAATATTAAAAAGTGAAGTTTCTGATTTAGATAATCAAATGACTTCTTTGAATGACATTCGTTTGAAAAAAATAGAAGAAATTGAAAGACTCGAAAATTCTATTAATGAACTTCGAGCACAACTTTTATACGATGATACGTGAAGTGTTATAGTTTATATTATTTAATATTATACATTTAACTTAAACACAGGAGACGTAATATGGCGTATTCAATCGACGGACTATCATGTGGAGACTACGGTCAAGACCTAGTAGACGCATTTTCTTGTTTTGCACAAGAACAGGGTCTATCCACAGCGGAGTATGTTAACTCTAAAATTCAAGAGTTACTAAATGTTCACCTAACAGATGTTACTGAACTATCAAATAAAATTGCTCTAATCAATGCTGAACTAGATTCAGATGATGTTGTTTTTAATAACATCCTAACAGAACTTGTTCGCCTAAACAACGAAATCGTTGCAAATGATGGTGACATTGCTGATCTACAAGCAAATCTAGCAGCAGCACAATCTGCTCTTCAATCTTCAATCAATACAGTTCAGTCTAACCTAACAACTGAAGTAACTCGTCTTGATGGTCGTATTGACGCAGTAGAAGCAGCACACGATTCTGATAACACAGAAGTTCGTGCTCTTATTGCTTCTAACCTAGCAGCAATTAACACAGAAGTTTCAGACCGTGAAACAGAAATTGCTCGTATTGAGGCACTAATCGCTTCAACAGATGCAGCAAACGATTCAGACTTTAATGCATATGTAACTTCAAACGATGCGGCACTTGCAGTAGAAGTTGCAAACCGTATTGCTGGTGATTCAGACCTACAGGCACAAGTTGATTCAATCAATGTTGAATTTGCTTCATCTGTAACTGCACTAGAAAACGCAATTGCAGCAGAAGAAGCAGCACGTATTGCTGGTGATTCAGACCTTCAAGTTGCTCTACAAGCAGAAATCGACGCTACTAATGCAGACGTAACACGTATTGAAGGTGATATCCAAGATGTCATCACAGCATATGTGGCAGCAGATTCTGACCTACAAGCACAGATTACAGCAGAAGTTGCTAATCGTGTAGCAGGTGATTCAGACCTTCAAGTTGCAGTTGACGCAGTAGTTGCAGATCTTGCAGCAGAAGTTACTCGTGCAACAACAGCAGAAGGTAATCTACAAGCAGGTATTGATGCTCTTGACGCACAGATGTCAGCAGCAGTTGCTACATTAGAAGCAAAAGATTCTGACCTTCAGGCAGAAATCGCAACTAATCTTGCAACATTCAATGCTTACGTAACTTCAAATGATGCTGCACTTGCAGCAGAAATCGCAGCAACAGATGCTGAAATAGCAGATCTACAGGCGGCAGATTCAGACTTCAACGCAGCATTCGAAGCATATAAAACTGCAAATGACGCACGTGTTGCGGCAGTTGAAACTGACCTAGCAGGTTACAAAACTGCAAATGATGCTCGTTCAGCAGCAATTGAATCAGACTTCTCTGCTTATGTGACATCAAATGATGCACGTTCAGCGGCAATTGAAGCAACTATTGATTCACTAAATGCTGAATTCTCATCATCAGTTGCAGCATTGGAAGCAACAGATTCTTCACTACAATCACAGATTGACGCAATCAATACTAATGTAAGTTCTTCAGTATCTACACTTGAAGCAGCAGATTCCGACCTATCTGCTCGTGTAACATCTGTAGAAGGATGTCTAGATGACTACTTCCGTAAACTTGCAACAATTGACTGTGCAACAGTGAATCAAGCATTCCAAGCAGGTCTAGCAGCATATACACCTGACTCAGGTGATGGTGCTCTGTAATTAATTTACAGTTAAAAATGTGGTAGGGGGATTAGTCCCCCTACTTTTAAAAATAATATGAAAAATAATATGAACTCCTTGAATTGTATGATGTAGATAACAACAAGGAGAAAAAAAATGGAATTAGTTCCACATACAAATAATTTAATGTATGATGTGAGTAATTTTGGTGGTGGAAGTGTTAATATAGAAATTGACAATATACAACATTACAGTAATAACACTAGAGAATGGACTTTAGGTGTAGCTTTCTATGATATAAATCAAAATCCACTTATATTTCCTCAATGGATTGCTACATCAACATCTATTATCGAAAATCCAGATGGTTTATGGGATACTATTGTAATTATTCCGAGTTTAAAACCTTCAGATTCACTATCTAATATTTCAGTTCAAATAAATGTTCCCGAAGGTGCACAGTTTATGTCATTTTGGGCTGCAGATTTTATGTACCCAAGAAATGGTTTTTTACCAGAAATAACCATAAAAGATAAATTTATTAATAGGAAACGTGGGACATCATATTTTTATAGAACATTTAGTGTTAATACTATATATAATGAATATGGAGATCCATATATCTATCCAGATAGAACAATGTATGGTTACGGTATTGATGATGGAAAATATATCAATCAAGCTAGAAGTAGTTTATTTGTATACCATTCTAACACAAAACATGGTCTTAATGATATAATAAATGATTCTTCTAACCCTAATGGTGCTGTAGAATTCCCCAATCAGTTTTATATAGATGGTATTAATGTAACCGCTCAACAATATGTTAATGAAGGACCAGTTGTTGTACCACCTAATGATGCAACAGTATCGGAAAATACTTTAGTAACATTATCTGCAGCAGAATCTTATGATCCAGAAGGTGACGAATTAACATATAGTTGGACACAAGTTAGTGGACCAAGTGTTATTATAAATGACGCCAATACAAGTATCGCAAACTTCACAACTCGTTCATTACATCATTCTGATCCAGAAGATGTATATGAATTTACTGTAACAGTTTCTGATGGTATAAATGAACCCGTAACATCACCAATAATTAAAGTGACTTCAACACCAAATCCAAATCAGGCACCTATGACACCAACTTTAACAACTTTATCAGTAAAAGGTGGTGAAACAATTACTATAAATGATACAACAACATACGATCCTGATGGTGATGAATTAACTTTTACATCAACACAAATATCAGGTCCAACTGTGACAATAACAGATATGAACTCTCGTGATATTGAGGTATCTTTCCCAACTCTACCTTATGGAACATCAGATAACGTTGCTATTATAGACACTATTGTGTCTGATGGTTTGTTATCTTCAACAAGAAGATATTCAATAGCAATATCAACAGAACCAAACACTTCACCTATCGCAAATGCTGGATTAGATAAAGTTGTAAGTTCAGGTAGTGAGGTTATTTTATCAGGAATTGGTTCATCCGATCCAGAAGGTGTTCAACTAAGTTATAATTGGATTTTAAAATCAACAACTGGACAAACAGTTACTATAGTGGATTCAAATACAGTTTCACCATCCTTTGTTGCACCAACTTTAAATCAAGGCGATTCAGATACTGTGTTAATATTCACATTAACTGTGTCAGATGGTGAATTAACCTCATCTGATGATGTGAAAGTTACCGTAAGAACACCCTTTAATGGGGTTTATAATTATTGTCCAAGTAACTGCAACTTATTCACATAAATATCACAAAGGAAAATAACATGGATTTATTAAACTATCAAAATACAAACGATTTAAGTTATTATGAAGGTGGTAAAATGACTATAACTATGGATAGTATTTTACTAAAACCGTATTATCAAGAATATGTTGATGAAAGTGATGGAACAAGAACTTATAGTAACCCCAAAGGTAATTACCCAGTAACAACAGCTGTTGTTTTTATCGATTCGGATGGAGAAGTTATGAAAGATGTGTTAGTTGATCCTTCCAACACATCTCCATCAACTTCACCGAATGAAGGTAACTGGACTTCAGGTGAATACTATAACGGTATTATACTTGAACCATTTCTATCAGTACCAGAATCTATAAATCTTTCTGTTTTTGACGGTAAAGTAGAAGTTAATTCTAGTCTTACTTATGAAATAGATGTTCCATTAGGTGCAAAAGGTTACCATTGGGTTATTATAGAAAATATGGGTTCAGCAATTGACATTGACCCTTCACCCAATCCTAATGGTATACTTGGTTCCATTTTATTACAGAATGATTATTCAAATTCAGAAGATTTGGGATTACAACAATATGATAAATTATTATTTAGACAAAACTTAGTTGAAAATTTGAATTCTAATACTTTAAACATAACTAAGATATATTCTACGAAGACTTACACAGGTAGTTCGGTGGCAGTTGTACCAGGAGAAGAATTTTACTATTATGATTACCAAGGTAATTATAATCGTGGATACGTTGATTCAACTGGAGGTACCCCATACGGAAATGTTTTAGGTATAAGTTCATCAACTTCTTTCACAGAAACTTCACCTAAAGATTACACATCAACATACAATGCTGAATATGGTATGGTTGTTGAATATATAGATACTTTAGTATATGTTACTCAATCAACAAATGATAACATACCGATTGCTGTTGTTGTTTCAGATACTCTTTCTGGGTATACAAGAGGTGGTTATAAAGTAACATTAAACGCAGGATTTTCAAGTGATGCTGATGGTGATTCACTATCATATTCTTGGGAAGTTGTTTCAACAAGCGGACCATCTGTTACACTAAGTAACTCAACAGAATCTACAACATCATTCGTTGCACCAGAATTACAAGGTGGTGATACAAATAACGAAATGGTATTCAGAGTAACTGTAAATGATGGTAAATATACTGATAGTGCTGAAATAACAATAATTACTATGGCACCATTTGACCCAAATAAAAATTATTGTCCAAGTAATTGCACATTTTTTCAATAATCAATAATAATATATATTAAAACTTCAGAACTCCTTAGGGAGTTCTTTTTTTTATTATAAATATATAAAAACACTGAATTAGGTTTAAAATGATATATTACGATTCTATAAATGATGAAATAGTTATTGATAACGAACAAAGAGAGATAAATTTTTCAGATATAAGAACGTCTGTATTATCTCAAGGATATGGTATACATATAATCAATATTGGTAATATGTATTACATCGATTGTGATGTTAGAATAAAAAATAATTCTATAGTTAAAGACAGTAATATATCAGTTACTGTTTTAGGTAAATATTTTCAGGTTGAAAAGGGTTCAAGTTTTCAATTAGGCGATTTGGGAGATAACGATACAACTTCTGGTGGTTGTTATTTTTCAATGCCTAACGTGGAAGTTGCTTATGGATTTGGTGAAAACACCATTATAAATGAATCAACTAATTCGGGTAATTTATATCTTTATAATTCTCGCATAGACGTATACGGATTTTGGGGATTTTTTAGTGGTCCAAATCAAGAAGTTCATATTATTGATTGTGTTGTTAACGGATTTGGACGTGTTGAAGGTGAAACATCAAGAGTTGAAAATGTAATTTTTGAAAAATCTCATCCTAGATATGGTATAATTGGACCTAAAGGAGAATTACTACAATATGAAAATTTGGTATCAAATAAAGGTGAAGATTGTAGTTTTTATTTTAATCCCGATTTGATTGGTGACACGTTAATTGTTAAAAATGCTGAATTGAATAACTATAATAGGTTGGTTTATTGTGAACCATCTGACACAGAAAAAGTTTGTAGATTTGTTGACGCTAAATTATCTGGAAACACACAAATAAGAAAAGATATAAACACAGTAATAGAAATTGCATATACCTTTAATCCAATTTTTATTGATAATGATAATATTCCATTTTCAAATTCTTTAATTGAAATATATGATGAATATAATGAAATGGTTTTTAGTGGTTTAACAGATACTAATGGTAAAATAAATACACAATTAGTATTAAGAAGAATATATTGGGATACAAATGAAGATTATACCTCAACTCTTTTTAATGTGAGGATAATAAAAGAAAATGAATATGTTGATTATCTTTATGAACACGATAGTCAACCTTGGTATAATAAACCATTCTTCATAAGAGATCCTTTAAAAGATATTGGGTTGATTGATAGTTCTAATGATAATATTATTGACAGTGATTTAACCGTTATTCCAGATAGTGATAATACGGGTAATATAATAGATTATGATATATCTGATAGTGCAAACATTGCAATATATATTTGTGAACATTTTGAAGAAGATATGATAAAACAAAAAGAATATGTGATTAGTAAGATATCAGAAACTGATTTATTAGAAAATATTAACATATACACAGATAGAGCAAGACATGCATATGATTTAAGACCATCATACGAATCTTTAATAATGAATGTGTTAAATGGTAATATAAAAAGAATATATACATATAACCCAGAAACTTTTGGACCAACAAGAAAGAATCTTACAAATAAAATATTCAATTTGGTTGGAACTGAAGTAATTTACACAGCACCCACTTTGTAATATAAATAAAAATAAAATTGAGAATATATAATGTCTTACACCTTCGATGGAACAAATAAAAAAATCTTTATAGATTCATTAACACCTAATGTTAATGTCCAAGATTTATATTCCCGTTGGAAAGATTGGACATTAGAGAACGATAATTTAAAATATTTACCAGCATTTAGAACCTTTGGTGGTGATATTACAATTGAAGGTCAAACTGCACCTCAATATTATTTTTTAATAAATGGTTGGAGAGTTGTTGTTGATGCATTTGACGCTACTTTTGAAACAAACTTATACACTGATGAAGGTGATTCACCAGTAATAACTTTAAATAACGGAACAGCACAGATAAAAAATTCAGATGCCCCAATAATAGAATATGTTCAAGGGGAAACAACATTGGGTTTATCTGCTGAATACATATATGTGTCGGGTGTTAACGGTTCAGATGAATTTGGTGATGGTTCCTTCAACAACCCATTTTCAACACTCAATAGTGCTAAACCTATTGCAATCGAAAATAATATAAACAAACTATTTGTTTTAGATGGAACACATACATTAAATAACACCTTTGACAACTTCACAATATTATCTTATCTCCCATCCACTGAAATCATATTAACATCAACTGGTTCTTATATCAATACGAAATTTGTTAATGTTAAATTGTCAGGAACTATAACAAGTGGACCAATATCTGCTGATGGATGTGATATAAACAACCTTAACAATTTTAATGGTTACTTAACTAACTGTGGTATAAATTCTGGTGGAATTCAATTTAAAACAAATAGTATAAATTACTTGATAGATTGTTACACATCTTCAGTCACATCAAATCCTTTAATTAATATGACAGTGGATGGTCAGGTTAAGACCATAGTGAGGAATTATACTGGTGGTTTAGAAATATCAAATATGATTAACCCAGAAGATTACTTGAATATGAATTTTAGTAATGGAAATTTAAATATAAATAATAGTAATACAAATGGTAATATTTTTGTAGGTGGAACTGTAAATTTAACAAATGATGGTAATGGTGTGAATGTGAATAAAAGTGACACTATAAATGAGATATTAGGAATTGATGCTAATAACTTAACAGTATCTGTTGATGAGTTGGCGATTGCTAATGCTGTTTGGAATAAAGAAGTATCACAACTAACAAGTTCAAATGGAACAATAGGACAACATGTTTCTAAGGATTTGTTATCCGTGATTAAATATTTGGCATTGAAATAAGGAGAATATGATGTCTGAAGTAAGTGATTTTATTGATAAAATCTTAAATAAAGATTATAACCAAGCAAACGATATTTTTAGTGATTTAATGTCTTCTCGTGTGAATGACTTATTAGATCAAGAAAAAGTTTCTGTTGCTTCAAACATGTTTAATGATATCGAAACTCAAACTGAAACCGATGAAGATGCAGAAGACATTGACATTGATGATGAAGATTTGGGATTAGAAGACGAATAATTAATGGAAAAATTATTTAATATAAATATAATTAAATAAAAATAAAAGAGTTGCATTATGAAAAGATTCTCTGATATTAGACAACTAAATGAAAATAAAACAAATGTTGTTTTTGATAAGAAAATAAACAATATACCAGTTGTGATATCTAAATCTAATGATAGTTACAAAACTCTAATCGACGGTGATGTGTTAGACGAATATAGTTCTCAAGCTGAAGCAGAAATGGCAGCAAAGGAATTTATAAAACAATATAAAGGTAAAAAATAATGAAGCTTATTGCTGAATATGTTGACCAAGAAATAGAAGTATTAAAGGAATCAAAGGATGATGGTTCCAGTGAATACTTCATTGAAGGTATTTTTGCACAATCAGAACAAAAAAACCGTAATGGTCGTATTTACCCTAAACAAATAATGGAAAATGCTGTCGATAAGTATATAAATGAACAAGTAAAGTCAAAGAGATCAGTTGGTGAGTTAAATCATCCAGATGGTCCGACTATTAACTTGGATAAAGTTTCACATCTTATTACTAATCTTGAATGGAATAATAATGATGTGATTGGAAAGGCACAAATACTAGAAACTCCTATGGGTAAAATTGTAAAAGGTTTACTTGATGGTGGTGTTCAGTTGGGTGTCTCAACTCGTGGTATGGGAAGTCTTGAACAACGTAATGGTCTCATGTATGTAAAGGATGATTTCATTTTAAACACTGTAGATATAGTCCAAGATCCGTCTGCACCAACAGCTTTTGTTAATGGAATTATGGAAGGTGTTGACTGGGTATGGAATAACGGTGTCGTTGAACCAAGAAGTGTGGAAAAAATGGAGACTGAAATTAAAAAGGCTCCACGTGCTGATCTCTATGAGGTTCAGGTTCGTGAGTTCAAAAATTTCCTCTCTTTATTAAAAAAAGAACATTTTAAATAAGGAGTCGTTGATATGACAAAAGAAAACCAAAATATTGGTGATGAGCAGGAAATTAATGAAATGGAAGCTCAGGACCAACCAAAAGAAGAAGAGAAGTCAATAGATTCTGTGAAGAAGGGTGAAGAAAAAACCTCTTCTGCAAAAAAGCGTAAAGGTGACAACACCAAACAAGATCAAATAGAAACACCCCCAAAGGATGTTACTAAGCAAGGTGAAGTTAAAAAAGAAGACACAAATTCTTTTAGTGATGAACTTAACGCTATCATGGAATCAGAAGCAACTCTATCAGAAGAGTTCAAAGAGAAAACAGCAATCATTTTTGAAACAGCTGTAAATTCAGCAATTGCTGATGAAATTACACGTTTAGAAGAGCGATATAATAATCAACTAGAAGAAGAAGTTACAACAATTCGTAACGATTTAGTTGAAAATGTTAACTCTTATCTTAACTACGTTGTTGAGAATTGGATGGAACAAAATGAACTTGCAATTCAGTCTGGACTACGTTCAGAAATTGCAGAAGATTTTATGGGTAAATTAAAAGATTTATTTGTTGAATCATATATTGATGTTCCTGATTCAAAAGTTGATTTAGTTGATGAACTTGCAGAAGAAGTTCAAGAACTAGAAACAAAACTAAATGAAACAACAGAAACTAATATTTCTCTAATTGAAGAAAACAAACTACTACAAGCAGAAGCAATTCTTGCAGAAGCATCAAGTGATTTGGCTGAAACTCAAGCAGAGAAGTTAGCAAACCTAGCAGAAAGTATTGAATTCGATTCAGTGGAAGATTTTGCGTATAAAGTAAAAACTATCAAAGAATCTTATTTCTCAAATACTACATCTACTCAAGTCCTTGAAGATACAGATAATGATGATGATGAAACTGAAATTGTAGAAACATCAGATACAATGGAGTCTTATCTTCAGGCAATTCGTAAAATTAATAAATAATAGATAAATTATCTTTAGGAGAAATAAATATGCAACAATCATATGATAAATTAGTTCAAAAGTGGGCACCAGTTCTGAATGAAGAATCCGCTGGTAAAATCACTGACAATCACAGAAAAGCAGTTACAGCTGCTGTTCTAGAAAACCAAGAACAAGCAATGCGTGAAGAAGGTGCGGCACAAAACTTCTTAAATGAAGCAGCACCAGCAAACGCAGCTGCACTCTGGTGATAGTCACGGTGAACTTTCACAAAGTGAAGATCCTTCAGGTCTTGCTGGTCTTGATTCAACAAATAATAGTGATGGAACTGCATCCGATATTACACCTGAAATTGGTCGTGGTATGCAAACAGGTATCGGTGAAGCACTAGGTGATTCAGCAAATAATGCAATCGCTGAAATGGGTTTCACAATTGAGAAATCAACTGTTACTGCAAAAACACGTGCACTAAAAGCAGAATACACAATGGAATTAGCACAAGACCTTAAAGCAATTCATGGTTTAGATGCTGAAACTGAATTGGCAAACATTCTTTCAACTGAAATTCTTGCGGAAATGAACCGTGAAGTTGTAAGAACAATCAATTCACAAGCAAAACTAGGTGCACAAACAAATCAAGTTAATCTACCTGGTGCATTTGACCTTGCTACAGACGCAGACGGTCGTTGGTCAGTAGAAAAGTTCAAAGGACTTATTGTTCAGATTGAACGTGAAGCGAACCAGATTGCAAAAGAAACACGTAGAGGTAAAGGTAACTTCGTTATCTGTTCTTCTGATGTTGCTTCTGCTCTTGCATCTTCAGGTATGTTAGACTATGCTCCAGCAATGTCAACAAACCTACAGGTAGACGATACAGGTAATACATTCGCAGGTGTTCTTAATGGTCGTACTCGTGTATACATCGATCCATATGCAACAGGTGATTATGTAACTGTTGGATACAAAGGAACAAATACTTACGACGCTGGTCTATTCTATTGCCCATACGTTCCATTAACAATGGTTCGTGCAATTGGTGAGAATAACTTCCAACCACGTATCGGGTTCAAAACACGTTATGGTATGGCAGTTAACCCATTTGTTCTTTCTCACGATCCTGAAAATCAGAATCTTGCTGCTTCAGCAAAGAGAAACCAATACTACAGAATTTTCCGTGTAGATAATATTCTTGCATCATAATTTGGTGTAAATATTAAATAAAAATAAGGAGTCCTAAATTTAGGGCTCCTTTTTCTTTTATAAATAAAATAAATGATGATTAAGTGTTTTTTAGATATTATATCCCGGACTATAACAGGATTTAAGATATTATATCCCCCAGTATAGAGGACTTATAGAATCAATAGATTAACTTAATCAACTCTATATTTTCTTTAAAGCTTATCTATACTAATAATTATAAGACTTTTTCCCCGTTTTTTTACAAGTAGGATAAAAAAAAATAATTTAGATAATAGTGTGACATAAAAACAACAATATATGTGAATGGTTAATAAAATATTAAAGAAATATAAAAAAACATACAACAGACTATTGACATTTCTTATACTATATACTATATTATAACTAAATGAGGAATTTATTATGAATGATAACAATATCAATACAAATTTAAATCTAATGCAACCAAATACATTTCAGGTTATATTAGATAGAAAAAAATTTGGTGTGTCAACATATATGGCACAAACTTTCAACCACCCATCTGTATCTCTTGGGTATGCCATTCAACCTTATGGTAAATTAAATATAGCACAACCAGGTGATAAATTTGAGATTGATTCATTGGAAATTAATTTTCTAATCGACGAAGATATGAAAGTTTATGAAGAATTATATAATTTGATGGTTTATACAAGAGATGTAAATATGAATAACATACCCTTTACTGATATGGATGAGTATGACCATCATTTTCAAATATCAATAAACCTTTTATCTAATAAAAACAATATTTTAAAGACTATAAAATACTATGACTGTGTAATTACAGATTTGGGTAATATTCAGTTTGAAGCAACTGAAGGAGAAGATTATTTAACTTTACCTTCAACCTTTCAATTTAATAGTTTTGAGGTATTATAATGAAATCTATTCAATATATGGGAAGTAAAAAATATCTATTATATTTTATAGAATATTGTATATGTAATTATATTGGAATACCATATTTTTCTAATGAAAAAGATATTTTGAACTACATTGAAGATAAAAATATTGAAGTGGATTCATACAGAAATGATTCTATGTCTATTAGTTCTTTTTTCGAAATGAGTAATGTATCTTTTTTTGATGTTTTTAGTGGTAGTGGTGTAGTTGCAAATCATTTTAGTGATTATTGTAAAGTTATTACAAATGATAAACAGGAATTTACTGATATTGTAATAAAATCATATATGATTAACACTAAATCTGAAGAATACTATAAACCATTTATTTCTGAATTGAATAAATTAGATGAGGATTATTATCAAAAAACAGACAAGTGGTATACTAAAAATTATGGCAGTGATGATATAACACCAGTTAGAAAAGATGGTAGTCGTGCCATATGGCAATATAAAAACTCTAAGAAAATTGATGCAATTCGTCACAAAATATCCGAATGGAAAAATAATAATGTTATAAATGATATAGAAGAATGTGTGTTGTTATTTTATGTGATAATGTCTGTAAATAAGATATCAAACACATTGGGTCATCAAAATGGTTATTTAAAAGAATGGTCTGAAAAATCTTATAAAGATTTGATAATAGAAACATTTCCCTTAAAAACTAATCACAATTATAAACACGAATCATTCATAGGTGATATCTTTGATAACCTAAGTAATATCAATTCTCTTGGTATCGATATTGCATATATTGATCCACCTTACGGAACAGATAATAAAAGACTTAAAGTTGCAACAAGGTATTCATCCTTTTATCATTTATGGAATACATTAGTAACTAATGATAGACCTAAGTTGTTTGGTAAGGCAAATAAACCATTAAAAACAAAAGGTTTCACAGAACCATTAGAAAAAAATGTTATCGAAACTGTAAAACCTAAATTTAAAGAATTAGTTTCTAATATTGATTGTAAATTAGTTGTCATATCATACTCAAATAAAGGGTTAATGAAAAAAGAAGATTTTAATGACATCTTAACAGAGTGTGGTTATAAGGACATAGTTTTCTATTCAACAAACCATAAAGTTAACGTTCAATCAAAATCTGCTAAAAAAGATGGTAAATATATTAACAGAGAAAAAACTGAACCACTGAAAGAATTAATAATTATAGCAAACAAAATATAAAAAATATGGGGTATATTATGAGGTTAGATGACGTGTTAAATGAATGGGAAATTGATTCTCAAATTGATAAAAGTGATTTGACTGAAGCATCAAGAGAAACACCTAAATTACATGCTAAGTATTTAAAAGTCTTATCACAAACAAAATTAAGATTAAAACAATCTGAAATGGACCAAAAGTCTCTATTGAAAAATAAATGGTTGTATTACAATGGTAAAATGACTAAGGAACAAATGGATGAACTTGGATGGTCTTATGAGGATCCTTTAAATGGATTAAAAGTTTTAAAAGGTGATATGGACTATTACTATGATTCTGACAAAGAAATTCAAGAGTCCGAATTAAAAATACAATATTATAAAAATATGGTAGAAACTCTTCAAGAAATAGTTGATAATTTAAAATGGAGACACCAAACAATTAAAAATATGATTGAGTGGAAAAAGTTTGAAACTGGATATTAATATTTTTAACACATATAAATAATTCCATATGACAAAAAAATATGGAAAAAATATGTGTGATATTAAAGTATATTTAAAAGATTATTCTATGTTATACGTAGATTGTGAACCAGGTATAGGTGCTGAATTAAGTGATTATTTTAGTTTCTATGTTCCTGGATATAAATTTATGCCCGCATACAAAAATAAGGTGTGGGATGGAAAAATACGTCTATTTAATAGAATGACGGGTGAACTTAATGCTGGTTTATTTGTATATCTTTTGAAATATGCTAAATCTCGTAGTTATAAATTAGAACAAGTTAAAACTGAATATGGTTACCCTATTGTAAATGAACAAATTGATACAGAAGACTTTAATGAATTCTTATATGAATTAAATTTACCATTTATGCCTTATGAATATCAGTATAATTCTATTATAAGGGGTATTAATCAAAATAGAGCAATATTACTTTCACCAACAGGTTCAGGTAAATCTTTTATAATATATCTTTTATCACAATATTACTTAAGAAGAATAAAGGAACACAACGAAAAAGTTTTAATTGTTGTTCCAACAACATCTTTAGTTGAACAATTATCTTCTGACTTTATTAATGATTATAAAATGAATGATTATGATGAAAAGGTTCATAAAATTTATTCTGGTAAAGATAAAAATACAGATAAAGATATAGTTATTTCAACTTGGCAATCGATATATAAATTAGGTCCTAAGTGGTTTAAACAATTTGGTATGGTTATTGGTGATGAGTGTCATGGTTTTAAATCAAAATCTTTATCATCAATAATGAATAAATCAAATGAAGCAAAATATAGATTCGGATTAACAGGAACATTAGATGGAACACAAACCCACCAATTAGTTTTGGAAGGTTTGTTTGGTCCAGTATATGAAGTAACGAGAACAAAGGACTTACAGGAAGAAGGGACATTAGCACCTTTAGATATTAAAATTCCAGTTCTACAATATTCAAAAGAATTGAAAGATGAACTGAAAGGTTCTACCTATCAAAATGAAATAGATTTTTTATGTAAAAATGATAAACGTAATAACTTTATTGCCAATCTAGCAGAATCAATGAATGGTAACACACTTGTCTTGTATAATTTTGTAGAAAAACATGGTAAACCTTTATATGACCTTATAAATAGTAAAGTAAAGGAAGGTAGAAAAGTCTTTTTTGTATCAGGTGATGTTAATGTTGATGATAGAGAAACAATACGAAAAATAGTTGAAAAACAAAAAGATGCCATTGTGGTTGCTTCCTTAGGAACATTTAGTACGGGTATCAACATCAAAAATCTTCACAATATTATTTTTGCTTCACCATCTAAATCACAGATTAAAGTTTTACAATCCATTGGTCGTGGTTTGAGACAATCGGAAAATGGGGCAACTACTGTTTTATATGATATAGTTGATGATTTATCAATGGGTAAACATAAAAACTTTGCTTTAAAACACTCTGTGGAGAGGATTAAGATATACGAAAAACAAGAATTTAAATATAAAATGATAAAGGTTGACTTATATGAATAATAAAATTGTTTACTTAACACAACTAAAACTTGTGACTGGTGAGGAGATTATATGTGAAATAGTAAAAAGAAACTATTTAAAAAATGAGATATGTATTAAATCTGCTATGTGTCTTATAAAGAAAGTGAACGAAGAAGGATTTCCATATTACGTATTTGTTCCATTTATGGTTCATCAATGTTCTAAAAATTCAATTGTTCATTTGAAAAGAAATGCTATTATATCCCAATCAAGTCCAACAAAAATTATGATGGAAACATATAAAAGATATGTTTTTCAAGAGTATCAACAATCTGAATTACGTGAAGCAATGACAGATGATATAATAGAACAGATTAAAAATACTGTTGATAAAAAAAATAATGATAAATATGATTTAGAAAATTATGACTTTGGAAATCAGAAAAAAAATTAAATTCATCAAAATGCCTTGAATATCGATTCAAATAACACTATAATACAGTGTATAATATTAAAGGAGAAACGATGTACACTTTGAATGAATTTGCACATATGGTATCTTTATCACTAGATAAATCTTTAGATAGATACAAACAAATACATAAAATAAAACAAATAATAAATAAAACTTCACAAAAATCACTATCAAATGATAGAGATACAATTGATGAAATTTTAAATATTCTTTATGAAAAATATAACTTTAGGGGTTGACAAATGGTATTTTTCAGCCTATATTATTAATACGATATATACACAAGGAATTTTATAATGGGTAGAAAATCTAATAGAGCAGAAATACATTACGTTAATAACAAACAATTTTCACAAGCTGTTATGGATTATGTTATAGAATGTAACAAATGTAAGGAAGATGGTAAAGAAATACCAGTAGTTACAAATTATATTGCGGATTGTTTTCTAAGAATTGCTGAAGGTCTTTCACATAGACCGAATTTTATTAGATACACATATCGTGAAGAAATGGTTATGGACGCAGTAGAAAATTGTTTAAAGGCGATTAAAAACTATAACATAGAAGCAGCAACAAGAACTGGAAATCCAAATGCTTTTGCATATTTTACACAAATTACACACTTTGCTTTTTTAAGAAGAATTGAGAAAGAAAAGAAACAAGCAGATGTGAAAGATAGGTATCTTTCCCAAGCAGGTATTGAATCATTTATTTCAACAACAGACACAACTGACAATAACGTAGTTCAACATTTTGTAGATGAATTGAGAGATAGAATTGATAAAGTTAAAGAAAGAGATGAAGAAGTAAAAGAATATGTAAAAGAAGAAAAAAAGGTTAATAAATCCAATAAAAACAAAAAAAAGAAAAAGATTTTAACTAATAGTGATTCTGATTTAGATGATTTTATTAGTTGATAATGAGGTGAATAATGAAAATTGCAATAATTAATGATACACATTGTGGTATACGTAATTCTTCTGATATTTTTATAGATAATGCTGAAGAGTTTTACGAAAAAATATTTTTTCCTTATTTAAAAGAAAATAATATTAAACATATATTACATCTTGGTGATTATTTTGATAATAGAAAGTATATAAACTTTAAAGCACTTAACCGTAACAGACATCACTTCTTAAATGTTTTGAGGAGTGAAAATATCACTATGGATATTATATGTGGTAATCATGATACATTTTATAAGAATACTAATGATTTGAATAGTTTGAAAGAATTATTGGGACATTATATGAATGAAGTTAATATTATTCATAAACCCACTGTTATGGAATATGGTTCATTGAAAATGGGGTTAATCCCTTGGATAAATAAAGAAAATGAAGAAGAGTCTATGAACTTCATAAAGAAAGCGAAATGTACTCATATAGGTGGACATTTTGATATAACAGGTTCATTGATGATGAAAGGTGTTACTTGTGACCATGGGTTAGATCCTGAAATCTTTAAAAGATATGAAATGGTATTGTCAGGTCATTTTCATACTAAATCAACAAATAACAACATTTATTATTTGGGTTCACAATTTGAATTTTATTGGAATGATGCACACGATAATAAATACTTTCATATTTTAGACACAGAAACTGGTGAATTAGAAGAAGTTAGAAACACTATAACACTATTTCATAAAATATATTATGATGATTCTAAAAATAATTATTTGGAGTATGACTTATCACAATTAGATAACAAATTTGTTAAAATACAAGTTATTAATAAAAGTGACCAGTTTACTTTTGATAGATTTGTTGATTTAGTTCAATCAAGAAGTATTTTAGAACTTAAAATAGCAGAAAACTTTCAAGAGTTTATTGGAGAAAATGTGGGTGATTCAGATATATCGGTTGAAGACACATCAGATTTGTTGAATACATATATTGAATCAGTTGATACACCTTTAGATAAGGAACGTATTAAAAAACAAATGAATGAATTAATGATTGAAGCTCAAAGTGTGGAAATATTATGATTAAATTTACAAAATTAAGATACAAAAACTTTTTAAGTTCTGGAAACAGTTTTACTGAAATAGATTTCTCAAAATCACCCACTACTTTAGTTGTGGGACATAACGGTTCAGGTAAATCAACTTTATTGGATGCTATTGCCTTTGGATTATTTGGAAAGGCGTATCGTTCAATAAGTAAAAATCAATTGGTTAATAGTATAAACAAAAAAGATACTGTTGTTGAAATATCATTTAGCGTTTCAGGTTCTGATTATACGGTTAGACGTGGTATAAAACCAAATATATTTGAAATATATCGTAACGGTGAAATGATGAATCAATCATCACATTCTAAAGAATATCAAAAAATACTTGAACAGAATATCCTTAAATTAAACCATAAAAGTTTTCATCAAATAGTGGTGTTGGGTTCATCTTCTTTCATACCATTTATGCAGTTGAATAACAATCATAGAAGAGAAGTTATTGAAGATCTTTTAGACATAAATGTTTTTTCTAAAATGAATAATATAATGAAAGAAAAACAAAGTATGTTGAAAGAAGATATAAAAGAATTGAATAATAATATATCTCTATATGATACTAAGATAATGAGTCAGAAAAAGTATATTAATGACATTAAATCTATAAATGCTACTGAAAAGGATAAAAAATATTCACTTATTGAAGAATATAATATAGAAATAGAGAAATTACAAAATAGAAATATAGAACTAAGTGAGTATATTAGAAATAATCAACCAGATGTTGAAAAAAATAAAGAGATTAAGGAAAAGAGACTAAAAGATTTAAATAACTTTAAGACTAAATTTAATAGTGATGTTAAAAGAGTTGTTAAAGATGTTGAATTCTTTAATAAGAATGAATCTTGTCCTTCTTGTAAACAAAATATATCTGAAGACTTGAGAGATAATAAGATAAATGAATATAAAGATAAATCTAAAGAACTCAAAAAAGCAATAGACGATGTTGAAGTCGAAATAAACAAAACTGATGTTGATTTGAAAGAGATATTATTAAATATTGAAGAGATACGTAAATGTCAAAATGAAATCAATACAAATAATGTTTCAATAAAACAATATCAAGATTCTATTGATAGGACACAACAAGATATTGATAAGTTATCTGAAGCGACGGACTTAAATTCATCCATTGAAGAACTTGAAGAATTAGAAAACAACAAAGATTCTATGACAGAGAAGAAGTTAACTTTAAATGAACAATTCAATTATAATATGGTTATTGGTGAAATGTTAAAAGACACTGGTATAAAAACTAAAATAGTAAAACAATATATACCTGTAATTAACAATTTTGTTAACAATTATTTACAAACTTTAGATTTCTTTGTTCAGTTTCATTTGGATGAGAATTTTCAAGAGACTATTAAATCAAGATATAGAGATACATTTTCATATGCATCTTTTTCTGAAGGTGAAAAACAAAGAATAGATTTGGCGTTATTATTCACTTGGAGACATATTGCAAAAATGAAAAATTCAGTTGCAACTAATCTTCTTATATTAGATGAGACATTTGATTCATCGTTAGATGATGAAGGTATAGATAATCTATTGAAAATAGTTCAATCTCTTGGGGATGATACTAATGTCTTTATAATATCACATAAAGGTGATATATTAGACAATAAGTTTACAAGTAAGATTGAATTTTACAAAGATAAAAACTTCTCAAAAATGAGATAAATTTTTACATTTACTATTGACAATAGTAATGTGACATACTATATTAATATTATAAACTTAATTATGAGGTAAATTATGGAATTAAATAACACAGTTTTAAATATATTAAAGAACTTTGCTAGTATAAATTCAAGCATTGTTTTTAATGAGGGTAATGAAATTAAAACAATTTCAGAAGCAAGAAATATACTTGCATCTGCTCAAATTGAGCAAGAATTCCCACAACAGTTTGGTATATATGACTTAAATGAGTTTTTAAGTGTATTGAGTTTGGTTGATAGACCAAGACTTAAATTTGAAGAAAACTATTTATTGATAGGTGATCAATCAGGTCGTTCTAAGATTAAATACTTTTTTACAGATGTTGATATGTTAGTAAACCCACCATCAAGTATGAATATGCCTGAACCTGATTTAACATTTGAATTATCAAGTGAAACAATGGGAAAAATTAAAAAGGCTGCATCAGCTCTAGGTCATAGTGATTTAGTTATAAGACCAGGTATTTCATTATCAGTGTGTGACATTGAAAATAACACATCAAACACCTTTTCTATTGATATTGATGGTGAATCATCTATTGATAATTTCACTGCAGTTATATCAATTGAAAACCTTAAACTAATTTCTTCAAACTATACAGTGGAGATATCATCTAAAAATATTGCAAAGTTTACAGACAATGATAATAATCTTGTTTACTACATAGCATTAGAAAAAACATCAATATGGAGTTAAATTATGAATAAAGAATTTTTAGACACATCAAATAAAGTATTTCGTCAAACAATTATGATTATAGATGCACTCACACAAAGAGGATCATTTAAAGGTGAAGAGTTATCAACTATTGGTAATCTTAGAGACGCTTGTAATCAGTTATCTCAAGCAATTGATAATTATGAAGCAGAAGTTGCATCACAAGTATCAGACGAACAATTAAGTGAACTAGAAAGTGAGAATATTACAGAAAATGTAAAGGGTAATACTTCTTCATCACTATCTTAATTGATATAACATTAAATAGAATAGTGGGAAAACCTACTATTCTATTATAACAACTATTGATTTTATACAAAATAAAGACTATATTATAATTATATTATGAAAAGGAACACAATATGAGTAATGACTTTCTATGGGTTGAAAAATACAGACCTACCAAAGTTGAAGAAACAATTTTACCAAAAAGATTGAAATCTGTATTCACAAAAATGATTAAGGATGGTGAAATACCAAACATGATGTTTTCTGGTTCCGCTGGAACAGGTAAAACCACTGTCGCTAAAGCATTATGTAATGAATTACAATTGGATTATATAGTAATAAATGCTTCCGAATCAGGAAACATTGACACTCTTAGAGGTAAGATAAAACAGTTTGCTTCATCTGTTTCTTTGTCAGGTGGTATTAAAGTTGTTATACTTGATGAGGCTGATTATCTAAATCCCCAATCAACACAACCAGCATTACGTGGGTTTATAGAAGAATTTGCCAACAATTGTAGATTTATTATGACCTGTAACTTTAAAAATAGGATAATAGAACCACTTCATTCAAGATGTTCAGTATATGATTTTTCTTTAACTAAGAAAGAGAAGGCTGAAATGGCAGCTGAATTCTTTAAAAGATTCACTAAAATATTGGATAATGAGGAAGTTGAATACAATCAACAAAGTATTGTCAATCTCGTTATGAAACACGCACCAGATTGGAGACGTGTTTTAAATGAAGGTCAAAGACTCTCTAACGGTGAACACGGTATACATGATTCTGATTCAGGTTTTATAACTAATTTTGACACATTATCAAAATCATTAAAGGAAAAGAACTTTAAAGATATGCGTTCTTGGGTTGCTCAAAATGTTGATTTGGATGCAACTGCTATATTCCGTGGGATATATGATAATATGAATAAATATGTTCAACCTAATTCTATTCCACAATTAGTTCTAATACTTGCTGATTATCAATACAAAGATGTATTTGTTGCAGACAAAGAACTAAACACGGTGGCTTGTTTAACAGAAATTATGGCACAAATACAATTTAAGTGAGGTTATAGATGAAAAATGAATGTTTAATATATGATTTTGAAACACTCGGTGAATCAAAAAATTGTGCTGTAGTTTGTTTGGCAATGTATAAGTTTAGTGAAGAAAACTATATAAAAAATCCATATAACTTTAAAGATGTTGTTAGTGATACTATTATGGTGAAATTCAATATTGAAGAACAAGTTGAAAAATATAATAGAGTTATTGAAAAAGGAACATTAGAATGGTGGGGTAAATTACCAAAAGATGTAAAAAAACTTTTAAACCCAAATTATGATGATATCAGTATAAGTTGGTTATGGGATATTGTATCTAATTACATTTCGGATATGGATATTAAAAAAGTTTATACGAGAGGTAATGCTTATGATCCAATTATAATGGAAAATATATTTTATCAAACTGGATATGGTGTCCCTTACCCTTGGTGGTGTATTAGGGATACTCGTTCTACATTAGACGGTTTATTGTGGAATACTGGAATTAAAAATACATTTATTGTTGAAGAATGTAAAGATGAATTTATTCCACACAATCCTAAACATGATATTGCAATGGATGTTATGAGAATACAAAAGGTTGTTCAAGAATTATATGGAGATAGTTATGACTAAATATACTCCCTTCGATTTTTTAAAAGATATAAACTATGATAAGAAAAACCTAATAGTTGATGATATTACTGAAAAACAATATAATAGTTTTATGATTAATCGTGCTCTATCGTATTTTAGAGACACAGTTGAATGCGCAAATTTAATAAACCAATATAGTCATTTAGATAATAAATTGCAAAATGATTTTCTTATAAATATTATAAGAAGACGGAAGAGATTCTCCAAGTGGGAAAAACAGAAGTTGGATAATGATATTGAAGTTGTGAAAGAATATTATGGCTATAGTAATGATAAGGCTAAACAAATTCTGGATCTGCTTTCTGAAGAACAAATAAAAACAATAAAGAAGAAGGTTGATAAAGGTGGAAGAAGATAATATAATAAAATGGTCTCCAGAAACTATGTTAGAAATAAGATTAAATGAACCTGATGATTTCTTGAAGGTTCGTGAAACTCTAACACGTATTGGTGTAGCTTCTCGTAAAGACAATAAATTATTTCAATCTTGTCATATTTTACATAAACAGGGTAGATATTTTATTGTTCATTTTAAAGAGTTATTTTTACTTGATGGTAAAAAGTCAAATTTGGAAATGAATGATGTTGCAAGACGTAACACTATTGCTACGTTATTAAGTGATTGGGGTTTATTTGATATTGTTTCTAGTAACGTATCTCCAACTGCGGAGATTAGACAAATAAAAATTATACCATTTAAAGAAAAGAAAAATTGGGAATTAATACCTAAATATAACATAGGTAATAATTAATAATAAAAACTTTATGGGCATATTTTGCCCATAATAGGGGACATAGTGCTAATGGGAACACGCTGCCTTTGCACGGCAGAGTTCGGGGTTCGACTCCCCGTGTCTCCACCATTCCGTGTTAGCTCAGTTGGTAGAGCAAGTGACTGTTAATCACTGGGTCGTAGGTTCGATCCCTACACACGGAGCCAAAGGTCTGTTAGTGAAGGGGTTATCACGCTTGACTGTCTATCAGGAATCACGGGTTCGAATCCCGTACAGACCGCCAATTACGTAAAAAAATAATTTAATATTCTATACTCCCGTAGCTCAACTGGATAGAGTGTCTGACTACGAATCAGAAGGTTGTGGGTTCAAGTCCTACCGGGAGTGCCATTCCATATAAATAATAAAAAAATGTATTGTCCCCATCGTCTAGTGGTTAGGACACCACCCTTTCAAGGTGAAAACACGGGTTCGAATCCCGTTGGGGATACCATAAATAAAGGAATATTAAATGGAAAATGGACTTTTAAAACATGGTGGCACAGGACACCAACATATATCAGATAAAACTATTTCATCTTGGAAAGATGTTTATGAAATAACAAAATTTAAAAGAGTTATGGAAATAGGTTTTAATGTTGGACATAGTTCATATTTAATTTTAGATAGTTTTGAAGATGTATATGTTCATTCATTTGATATCTGTAAGTTTGATAGGCAATTGACTATTGAGACATCCAATAAATTCAAAAATTATTTCAAAGAAAGATTTGATTTTACAGAGTGTGATTCTAAAAAACTATCAATAGATGATTTGAAAAAATATGAATTTGATTTTGTTTTCATTGACGGTGACCATTCTTATGATGGTGTTAAAAATGATTATGAGATTGCTAAATCCCTTGGTGTTGAATATTGTTTAATAGATGATTATAATGAAGATTTTCCCGGTATACTAAAATTCATTGAAGATGTGGATGCAAATATTGTAAAAGTTTATAATATAGATTCAATGAATAAATTAGGTGAAAAAGTTAAAAATAAAGCAATTTTAGTTAAAATTAATTCATAATACTATTGACTTTTGATATTTTATATACTACTTATATAAAAGAAGGAGATTGTTATGGAATTAATTTTAAATATTTTTGTATATGGTGTTATATTAATATCCTTTTGGATTTTAACACTTGTAATTATTAATATGATTGAAAGATATTTTATTGCAGATGGTAGTGAATACTTATCTAACATATTCGTTTACGTGACTATAATACTACCAATAAACATAATATCGTTTTTTGTGATATTTATAATTGGGTTTATTGGATTAATAATAATGATTTTAATATTATTATATGACATTATTAAAGAAAAAGTATATAAATAAAAGACATTTAAATAAAATGCTCCTATAGCTCAGTTGGTAGAGCGACTGATTTGTAATCAGTAGGTCTGTGGTTCGAACCCGCATGGGAGCACCAAATTGGAAAGGTGGCAGAGTCTGGCTTATTGCAACGGTCTTGAAAACCGTCGAACGTTAATAGCGTTCCGTGGGTTCAAATCCCACCCTTTCCGCCACAAAATAATTTAAGGAATTCAGATATGGATAAAAATAATTGGGTTAAGGAACATATTCGCAACCAAAGTTCTTTTAAGGGTTTCTTAATTGTATATGTAATAATTATGGGTGTATTTTTATTATCAGCACTCACTATAACTTAATATAAAAAAACGGAGAATATATTATGAAATTTACAGAATTGTTTTTTAATTCATTATTAAAATATTTCAATAGAAATGAAAAAAACGAAACATATTATTCTGAATGTGATTTAGGGGGTATGTCTAGTCCTAGTGACAAAGATTATGAAATATAGGGGTGTAGCTCAGTGGTAGAGCAGGAGTCTCCAAAACTTCGTGTCGGGGGTTCGATTCCCTCCACCCCTGCCAATCATCTTGGTGTAGCTTAGTCTGGTAAAGCACTTGGTTTGGGACCAAGGGACCGTAGGTTCGAATCCTACCACCAAGACCAATTTAAATTGTATATATAATTAAAAATGGATTTTAAATGTTTACAAATAATCAAATTAATGAAATTGTTGAACTATTAATACAATGTGATAAAAACACTAAGGTTTATTTGGGATGTGATTCTATAAGGTATTTTGTAAATAATGAAACTTGGGCAAGATATGCAACAGTTGCTATCATACATAAAAATGGTAAAAACGGTTGTAGAATATTTTCTAATATATCAAAACAAAGAGATTTTGACCCGAAACCAAATAAACCACGTATGAGAATGTTAAATGAAGTTCAAAATGTTTGTAATCTTTATTTGCAACTAAAACCATTTATTTCTGAATTTAATATAGAAATTCACTTAGACATTAATACTGACCCTAAACATGGTTCATCTTGTGTTGTTAATGAAGCAGCGGGATACGTATTGGGTATGACAGGTGTTGAACCAAAATATAAACCCGATAGTTGGGCAGCAAGTTTTGGTGCTGATGGTGTTGTGCATGGTAGAATGGGAAAATGAAGTGAAATTAATAGGATGTGTATTATGAATGATAAATTTAAATCAATTAAAACACCTTTAAGATATCCTGGTGGAAAATCTAGGGCAACAGAAAAAATGTCAAAGTTTCTACCTAATATGAACGATTATGTTTCATATAATGAAGCATTTTTGGGTGGTGGTTCATTTGCAATTTGGATGACTAAAAAATACCCTCATTTAAAAATAAATGTGAATGACTTATATGAACCCCTATATAACTTTTGGGTTCAATTACGTGATAACGGGAATGATATGTCTGAAGAACTTTTAAGACTTAAAAATAAAAATCCTGAACCCACATCTGCTAAAAAATTATTTTTAGAATCAAAAGAATATGTTAATGATACTACTCTTGATGATTTTCAGAGAGCGGTGAGATTTTATATTGTTAATAAATGTTCATTTTCTGGATTAACTGAATCTTCTTCATTTAGTAAAGGTGCAAGTGAAAGTAATTTTTCTATTAGGGGTATAGAAAATTTAAAGTTATATTCTGTGTTAATAAAGGATTGGAATATAACTAATAATTCTTATGAAACTATGTTGAGTAATTACACCGAAACATTTGTTTATCTTGATCCTCCATATGATATAAAAGATAATTTGTATGGTAAAAAGGGTAATATGCATAATGGATTTAGTCACGATGAATTTGCAAAAACGTGTGATATATTCAAATGTCATCAAATGATTTCATATAATAATTCACAACTTGTTAAAGATAGATTTAAAGGTTGGAATACTGGACTTTTTGATTTAACGTATACTATGCGTTCAGTCGGTGATTATATGAATAATCAGAAAGACAGGAAAGAATTATTATTATTAAATTATAATACTAATAATCAAAATGGAAACTCTCTTGAATCTTTTTTTGGTGATTGATATGAATATTATGAAAATTAGTGACATACACAAATATAGAAATTATAGAAGTGTTATAGATTTACATGGGTATACTATTCATCAAGGATGGGAAAAATTTAATGAAACAATTAACAATTGTTATTTAAATGGACAGAATAAAATAGTAGTTATTACAGGACAAGGTTTAATGATGAGAGAATTTCCTGTTTGGTGTGATAATCATTATTATGTTAAAAGTTGTAATCAAAGTAAAAATAATCCAGGTAGTTTCACTTTGAAATTAAAAAAGAAAAAAATATAAATAGATATGATGCGTCTGTGATGGAATTGGTAGACATGCTAGATTTAGATTCTAGTGCTTCGGCGTGAGAGTTCGAGTCTCTCCAGACGCACCAAATCAATATAAAATAAGGACAGGTGGCGGAGTGGTGACGCAACGGATTGCAAATCCGTATTACATGGGTTCGAATCCCATTCTGTCCTCCAATAATCAACAAAAAATAAAAAAAAAAACTATTGACTTTTTTTTCAAGTCAATCTATATCAATTTATAATACAATATGGAGAATGTGATGATAAAATTAAAAGCAACAGATTATGAAACTTTAATAGTTATGGGTTGGTATTTAATAAATGACTTGGAAATAGATTTTGATAAATCAAATATAAAGAAAAGTTTATATGATGTTTTAATTCAAGATGATGATGTTTTACAGATTGGTAAAAACATTGCATATAAAATAAAAACAGAATTAAATATGAATGGTGATGAGGATGCTAAACTTTTAAGTAGAAATAATAAATCACCCCTGACTGAATTTTGGATTTCATATGGTGCAGTAAATACAACTTCTAAAACTGATGTGCTTATTGGTGATAAAAGAATATCTGTTAAAATGGGTGATTCTCAACTTATGTCTGGTGGTAAAAATGAATCCATTGCAACTTTTCATGCTGCAGTGAATAAGTCAAATACTATTCTAACACCACAATATTATAAAACATTAGACATCATGAATAGATTTGTGACGAGTAATCTTGCACCCACAAAAGTAAATGTTATATTAAAAAAAGGTGATGATGATATTATTAATGATGCTGAAAAAGCACATAAAGAAATTATGTTTGAATTAGGTAAAATATTTGATGACAATGAGAAATTTAGAATAGAATTTGCTCGTGAAGCAATGTCTGGATTAATGAAATATGGAGAAGAATCTAATTCAACAGCAGAGTATATATTAGTATCAGATTATGTTGGTGAACATATACAGATAAATTCAATATATGATAATGATTTTTGTAATAAAGTGTCAAAAAATATGAAATTACAATGTAGATTTAAATCGTCTGGTAGAGTAATTAAAAAGAAAAAGACTGGTGAATATAACTATTGGTCTGTAATATCATTAATTACACAACATAAATTAGAAGAAATAATATAAATAAAATAAAATAATGGATAAAGGAATATAAAAAATGAAAATGCGAGATTAGCTCAGTTGGTAGAGCAGGTCGTTTACACCGATCAGGTCGGGGGTTCAAATCCTCCATCTCGCACCATAAAGGGACTATAGCTCAGTTGGTAGAGCACTCCCCTGATAAGGGAAAGGTCAGTGGTTCAAGTCCACTTAGTCCCACCATCAAAAAAATAAAAGGAAATATTATGAGTATAATGAGAGTGATAGAAATGATTATTGCATGTGCAATTATGGTAGTGTTTGGTAGTGCAATTTTGGCATTCTTCGTGGGTCTTGGGACACACAACGGGATGGTAGGATTGGATACTACAATATCTAATCTTTTCTGGAAGTACCTTACTATCGCTGGATGGGGTCTTGGGGGTGCACTTTTTGTCGGCATAATGCGTGAAGTAACCGCGGGCATTGCACCCATATTCAGAAAAGAACGAGTATATGGTATGACATGTGAAGAACTTGAAGAAGAAGTAAGAGAAAAAGAAGAAGAACAAAAAAACAAGGTAAGAGAACCATCCAAATATGAAAAAATTATTATGGAATATAATGAAAAAAATAATTTAAAATAATAGTGATTAAACTATTGACAAAGTGTATGATATATACTATATAATACATATAACATTATAAAGTGAAAGGAATATGATGAATAATAATGTAAAAATATACTGTGAAGATTTTGATAAACCAATGAATGGTAAAGTAGTATCTGAAAGTAACCATAGATTGGAAGTGAGTTTAAATGATGGTGGAGAACCAATTTTATTTTATAAAGTTGGTAAAAACACTTTTCTATGTAATAAAGGTGGATATGACTTCACAATTAGAAGAAAGGTTTTAACTAATGTTAAATGAAATTTATAACCCTATAGTTAAAGTTTATTGCACTCAATGGGGTTCTTCTGTAGAAGGTCAGTTAGTTCATGATGAAGGTGATAGACTTTTTGTTAAAATAGATGAATTTAGACGACCTATTGTGTTTTATAAAACAAAAACAAACACATTTGTATGTAATAAGGCAATGATGGAATTAGTCATTACATTATAATAATAATTGCGGGTGTAGCTCAGTTGGTAGAGCATCTGATTGCCATTCAGAAGGTCGGGAGTTCGAACCTCCTTGCCCGCTCCATAATATAAAGGAATAATAATATGGTAATTTGTGACAAATACAATTTTACTTTTTTACGTCTTCCAAAAAATGCAAGTTCTTCACTTTCTGAATTTTTTATAAAGAATTTTTGTAGTAAAGAAGATGTATGGACAGAGGTTAATGATTGTGGTATAAAGTCTAACAACGTTGACCCCAAAATAATTCAAAAATATAGAGAGGAGTATAGGTTTATACACCTTACTTTAGAAGAATTAGTTAACAATAATTTATTAACAGTTGAACAAGCACACAATAAAAACAATATTGCCGTTTTAAGAAATCCAATTGAAAGACAACTTAGTTTGTTTTTCTTCTTAAATAAAAGACCTAAACATAGAAAAGGAACTTCAGTAGAAGAATTTAGAGAAACTTTTAAATATGGTCATCATATAACTGATCCATCAAATAAAATACTTCAAACTGATTATGTAAAAGTTAACAATCAAGATTTAGGTAATTGGTGGTTATATGAAAATCTTAATAATCATATTAATGATTTTGTGAATAATAATAATGTTGAAATAAAAAGTGATTTAAAGAGATTTAAATCAATAAACAAAGCAAACAAATCAGACATTATTGATGAATATTATGATAAGAAAACAATGGATGCTGTTTTGAAGTATTATGAAAAAGACTTTGAAAAGTATTATGAACTTAAAAGTAAATATGAATAATAATCATATCAGGTATACATAAAATACATAAAAAAATGTTTATTATGTATACCATAATGTTATAAATAAAAGTTGTAATGCGGATAATCCGGTTACATAAAATTAATCTTGCTAAATTAAGGAGATAAAAATGACAGGCATTAATAAACTATTCCCACGTGCATCATTCGTAGGATTTGACCATTTACTAAATGAATTAGACTATGTGGCAAAACATGCAAATGATCAATACCCACCACACAATATCATAAAAACCGATGAAGACAAGTATCTTATAGAACTTGCTGTTGCTGGTTTTTCTGAAAATGAATTAGATATTGAAGTAAATGATAGAACACTTACGATTACTGGTGAACACGTATCTAAAGGTAGAGAATATATTCACAAAGGTATTTCTACCAAAAAGTTTAAAAGAACATTTAGGTTGTCAGAACACGTAAAAGTAAACGGAGCTGACTTCAAAGACGGATTATTGTCAATTGAATTGAAATACGTTGTCCCAGAAGAAATGCGTCCTCGTAAAATTAAAATTAACAAAAACGAGGATAACACAAATGAATACAATCCAACATATCTTAGAGAAGATATCTAAAAATACTAAGTCTTTTTTCAATAGAGTTATTGAGGGTAGACAAAGAAAAGCAAATTTAATAATTGCTGAAATGTTACAACGTTCTGAATATAAAAACGAATCAGTTTATTATATTCTTCGTATGATAGAAGAAGGTAGAGTGGGAGAATTGAGAAAATGATTTTAAGATTAATAAAATATATTTTCGAACCACTTGAAAATAAACGCCGTAGAGAAGAAGAAGAATATTTAGCAAAATCTACTGATTTAGTTGATTTGGAACAACGTCAAAGAAAATTAAATAAATATATTTAAACTATAAAATGGGGTAGATTCTATCCCATTTTTTTATAATTACTATTGACATTCACTATATTTTAGCCTATTATATAATTATCACAAACAAGGAGATATTATATGAGTGAATTACTAATAACACAACATTTTTATTATGAATTTGATACTTTGGGAGAATGTTATTTTGGAAAATTTAGAGATAGTAAAACAGATGAAATGATTGTCACAATTTTTAGAACACGTGGTAAATATTTTGTTTTTGACAAGTATGAAAATGATATGGGTAATTATGATATTCTGGAAGATGCGATACATTTCACAACAGAAGAAATAATGAAAAATTATATTAAAGAAAACACATAATTAATACATAATGGAGATATGAATGAAAACATTTTACACATCAGTTAATCGTTACGGAAAAACTATTTTTTATCGTGGATTTGAAAACGGTAAAAGAGTTAACAGAAGGATTGAATACACACCAACCTTTTATGTAAATTGTGACGAAGAAACAGGATGGAAAAACCTTCAAGGTGGTAACGTAATGCCTAAAATGTTTGATGGTATTAAAGAAGCAAATGAATTCGTAAAAGATTACAGTGAAGTTAATGGATATCCAATATATGGACAACAAAATTTTGTTTTTCAAATGATAGCAGACTATTTTCCAGGTGATATTGAATTTGATAGAGATATCATTAACGTCGCTTCAATAGATATTGAGGTTACTTCTGATGATGGTTTCCCATTTGTGGAACATGCAGCACACCCAGTTACTGCAATAACTGTTAAAAATAATATAAGTAATGTTTACTATGTTTGGGGGTTAGATGAATACGATCCAAATAAATGTGATGTTGAAGGTATAGAAGCAATAAATTATAATCATTGTAAAGATGAAATTGATTTGTTACTCAAGTTTCTACAGTGGTGGAGTAATATGAATAACACTCCTGATGTCATCACTGGTTGGAATAGTCGTTTATTCGATATGCCATACTTGATTAGAAGGGTTCAAAATATTATTGGTGGTGATGTTTATAAGAAGTTTTCCCCTTGGGGATTAGTAAATGAACGTGTTATCAATATTGGTGGACGTGAAAATTATGTTTATGAAATTACTGGTATACAACAACTTGATTATTATGATTTATTTAAAAAGTTTGATTATACTTATGGAACACAAGAATCATATAAATTAGACCATATCGCTCATGTTGTTTTGGGTGAAAATAAATTATCATATGATGAGTATGGTAATCTTCATACACTTTACAAGGAAAATCATCAAAAATTCATTGATTATAATATAAGAGATGTTCAACTTATTGAAAGGTTGGAGGAAACAATGGGGTTAATCACATTGGCTTTAACAATGGCGTTTAGATCTGGTGTAAACTTCTCTGACACTTTAGGTACAACTGCTATATGGGATGCTATAATCTATCGTAGATTGAATAAACGTAAAGTTGTTATACCACAAACAAAGGTGAAACAAAAAACATCGTATCCTGGTGGGTATGTCAAAGATCCTGATGTTGGTGTTCATGACTGGGTTGTATCATTTGACTTAAATTCTTTGTATCCAAATATCATTGTTCAGTACAATATGTCACCAGAGACACTGATACCGGGTAAACAATTAGGAGTAAATGTTGATTCTATATTAAAAGAAACAACATCTCTTGAACATATTGATACACCATTATCTGCAACAGGTCAACAATTCACAAATAGTTTTCAAGGGATAATTCCAGAAATTATTACATCTTATTATAATGAGAGAAAAAACGTAAAAAAGAGTATGTTAGAACTGAAGAGAGATTATGAAAATAATCCATCTAAGAATCTTAAAGACAAAATTAATAAACTTGAAAACACACAAATGTCAATTAAAATTCTTATGAATTCATTGTATGGTGCTCTTGGTAATGCTTACTTTCGTTATTTTGACCAACAAATGGCAGAAGCAATCACAACAACTGCACAATTATCCATTAAATGGGCTGAAAGAGCAATGAATAATGAAATGAATAAGATACTTGATACTAATGATGATTATGTCATAGCAATTGATACGGACTCATTATATGTGAATATGTCTAAACTTGTTGATAAATTTGAACCAAATAATCCTGTAGATTTCTTGGATAAGATATGTTCAACACATTTTGAAGGTGTTTTAAATAAAGCATATGAAAAAATGGCGAAAATTACACACGCTTATGAAAATCGTATGGAAATGTCTCGTGAAGTTATTGCTGATAAAGGTATATGGGTTGCTAAAAAGAGATATTTTTTGAATGTCTATGATAACGAAGGTGTCCGTTATACTGAACCTAAATTAAAAATAATGGGTATCGAAGCGGTTAAATCTTCAACACCACAAGTTTGTCGTGACGCATTTAAAGATATATTTAAAATAATTATAACTGGATCTGAAACAAAAACTCAAGACTTTATTAAACAGTTTAAAAGAGAGTTCAGAAATCTACCAGTTGAAGATGTATCTTTTCCACGTTCAGTGAATGATATATTTAAATGGCAAGATAAAAATAAGATTTATAGTAAAGGAACACCTATTCACGTTCGTGGTTCTTTATTATATAATCACTATCTGAATGAATATGGGTTATCGAATAGATACGATCCTATTAATAATGGTGAGAAGATAAAGTTTGTGTATCTTAAAACACCTAATCCTATTAGAGAAAATGTTGTATCATATTCAATTACATTACCTAGAGAAATGGGGATACATAATTATATTGATTATGATAAAATGTATGAAAAAACATTTGTTGAACCAATTAGAATAATATTGAATTCTATTGGTTGGACTGTAGAACCACAAAGTAACTTAGAGGACTTTTTTGGATGAAATATTCTTTGACTTTATTCAAATCTATATTTGATAATAAAACAAAAAAACGTCTTGATATAAATAATTGGGAGCAGTTTACATCATTTTTATTTGATCTTTCAGAAATAAGAAGAAGTGGTAAAAATGATGCCCAATTATTTACACCAGCTATATTTAAAGTTAATACAACTAGATCCAATAAAAATGTATTGGGTTGGGCAGGTTGGTGTGCTGTTGACGTTGATAATTGGAAAGTTACCAATGATTTTAAATCTGAACTCATATCTCGCTTTGGTGACTATGAGTTTATTTGTTATAGTACTGCGAGTAGTACAAAAGAACATCCTAAATTTCGACTCGTTTTCAGACTTGAACGTTACATTACAAATGATGAAATTAAGCATTTTTGGTGGGCGCTCAACTCTTACCTTGGAGGGTTGGGAGATAAGCAGACTAAAGACCTTGCGAGAATGTATTATATCCCAGCGAAATACGATAATGCTTTTAATTTTATTTTTATTAATCACGGTGATTCCATTAATCCTGATAGTCTTATGGAACAGTATCCATATGATAGAACAAGAGATAGTAAAAGTTTCCTTGATAGACTTCCAGAAGAATTTAAATCAAAGGTTTTGGAGTATAGAAAAAGTTCATTAGAGAACACTAATTACAGTTGGACATCTTATAAAGATTGTCCTTTCTGGCCAAAAAAACTTGGTAGAGAATACATAATGATAACTGGTGAAGGTTGGTATAGACAAATGTTTAAAATAATGGTTTCAATTGCGATAAAAGCTGCAGATAAAGGATATCCTATAACATCAAATGAAATTGTTGATTTGTGTCGTGAGTTTGATATGGAAACAGGAAATTGGTATGAAAATAGACCAATGGATGTTGAAGCAAATAATGCACTAGAGTATGCCTATAAAAATGTTATGGTGTCATAACAAAAAGGTAAAGAAATGAAAAAATTTATATTCGACTTAGAAGGAACATTAACACCTTTAGATGGTAGAATGAATAAAGATTTTGAAAACACAATTTTTAATGCTTTAAAATATTATGATGGGTATTTAGTTACTAATTTAAACATAGATGGGGTAATAAATAAAATTGATATAGAAACATATAAAGTATTTAAAACTGTTTATGATAACGTGTATGATAAAAGTTTAATACTGAAAGATTTTGATTTATCAAATGACAACATATACTTTTTTGGGGATTCGATATTTCCAAATGGTGATGATTTTTCAATAGTAAAACAACTATATATTCATACCAATAATATATACAGAGTTAGAAGTTGGAAAGATACTGAAATAATATTCAGAGAGTTGATAGATATATAATAGAAAGGAATAATATAATGAAAGCGGGAAAAGTTTGGGGACAAACAGAATTATTAGAAGCGAATGGTGTTCTTGAATTTCATAGAATTGAAATGAAAAGTGGTGGTGTTTGTTCAAAACATTTACATGAATATAAATGGAATGGATTTTTTGTTGAATCGGGTAAAATGTTGATACGTGTATGGCAAAAAGACTATGACTTGGTTGATGAAACAATTCTTGGTCCAGGTGATTATACAAAAGTTAAACCAGGTGTATATCATCAATTTGAATGTTTAGAAGATGGTGTGGCATTTGAACTTTATTGGGCAGAATTTAATCATAATGATATTAAAAGAGAAACTGTTGGATATAACGGAAATAATTGATAAAGGATTATATGATGAAGATAGGTTTCACGTGTTCAACATTCGATTTGTTACATTCAGGCCACATTCAGATGTTACGTGAGTCTAAAACTCAATGTGACTATCTGATTTGTGGATTACAGGTAGATCCAAGTTTGGATAGACCTGAAAAAAATAAACCAATTCAGACATTAGTAGAAAGACATATTCAATTATCAGCTGTTGAGTATGTTGATGAAATAATTCCTTATCAGTCTGAAGAAGATTTGGAAGACATTTTAAATATGTTTAATGTGGATGTTCGAATCATTGGTGAGGAATACAAAGATAAACCTTTTACTGGTAGAGATATATGTAATAAAAAGGGTATTGATATTTACTACAATAAAAGAAGTCATAGATTTAGTTCATCAGGATTGAGAAAAAAAATCTATGATATAGAAAAAATAATTAAAAAATAAAAAATACATCTTTACAAATTGTATTTCACATACTATATTAATAGTATGGTAATAAAACTATTATATTAAAAGGAAATGAAATATGGGAATAATGGATAAGTTAAAAAAGAACTCTAAGATTAAAACAACAGAAGTTCTTTCAGAATCGAAATTTTTCAATGAAAAGGATATGGTTCAAACAGATGTTCCAATGGTTAATGCGGCACTATCAGGTTCTTTAGATGGTGGTCTCACTCCTGGTCTAACTGTTCTTGCTGGACCATCAAAACATTTTAAGACATCTTTTGCTCTATTAATGGCGGGTGCTTATCTTAAGAAATATGAGGATGCTGTTATATTATTTTATGACAGTGAATTCGGTTCTCCACAAGCATACTTTGACCAATTTGGTATTGATCCCGAACGTGTTTTACATACACCCATCACTAATGTTGAAGAACTTAAATTTGACTTAATTTCACAATTAGAAGAATTAGACCGTAATGATAATGTTATTGTTGTTATTGACTCTATTGGTAATTTGGCATCAAAAAAAGAATTAGAAGATGCTATGAATGAAAAATCTGTGGCCGATATGTCACGTGCTAAGGCACTTAAGGGTCTTTTTCGTATGGCAACACCTTACTTAACTATGAAAAATATTCCAATGCTTGCGATTAACCACACATATCAAGAGATTGGTTTATTTCCAAAGTCAGTAGTATCAGGTGGAACTGGTATATATTATTCAGCAGATAACATCTGGATTATTGGTCGTCAACAAGAGAAAAAGGGAACCGAGGTTACAGGTTATAACTTTGTTATTAATGTTGAAAAGTCTCGTTATGTTAAAGAGAAATCTAAGATACCTATCACAGTTTCTTGGGAAGGTGGAGTTGAAAGATACTCTGGTCTATTAGATGTAGCAATTGCTGGTGGATATGTTCGTAAACCTTCTAATGGTTGGTATGAATCTGTTAACCCTTCCACAGGAGAAATATTATCAGGTAGTAAAGTTCGTGTCGCTGATACTTTAAAAGAAGAGTTTTGGTTACCTTTATTTAACACAACTAATTTTAAAGATTTTGTTAAGGAACAATATACAATTGGTTACAAAGACCAAGTATCTATGGACTCAATTGTTGAAGAAGTAGATGAAAAGGAGTGAATATGAAATCTATTAAGGAAAATGAAGACTATGAATTGATTATTGGTGAAGATGATTTTTGGAATATTCGTATTCTTAGTGGACCTTATACCGAAACAGTGTATCAGTATAATCATCTTAAATTAGATGAAAAAACTGATACACTTAGATTTAACGCTAGTATAATTTCCACACCAGATGATGATTTAAGTGAAAATGATGTAGAATTTCAAAAATATATTGGTGAAATATTATTTGACATACTTGAAAATGAAAATGGTTAATGATATATTAATTATTAAATACTATACTATAATTATAATTAAAGGAACAACATAATGAATGTGAATATTGAGCAAATAATATTAAGAAATCTTTTACATGATGATAAGTTTATGAGAAGAGTTATACCTTTTATTGAACCTGATTATTTCGTTGGACCTGAAAAGTTATTATTTAAAGAGTTTGTGAAATATGTGGTAAAATATGGTAAAAGACCTTCATCAGAGGCACTAAAAATAGTATTAGATAATTCCACCAACTTAAATGAAAATAGTTACGCAGAAGTGATGGAAATACTTCCTAATATATTTTCAAAAGAATCTTGTGATGAAGATTGGTTAATGGAAACCACTGAAAAATGGTGTAGAGATAAGGCAATTTATAATGCAATTATGGAATCGATTTCTATAATTGATGGTAAACACAAAACCTTAACAACCAACGCTCTACCAGATTTATTGTCAAAGGCAATTGGTGTAACTTTTGATAATAATATCGGTCACGACTACATAGAAAATGTTGAAGAGAGATATGACTTTTATCATCAAGAACACGAAAGATTACCTTTTGATTTATCATTCTTCAATGATATAACAAAGGGTGGTCTCGTGAATAAAAGTCTTAATATCGCTCTTGCTGGGACAGGTGTTGGTAAATCATTATTAATGTGTCATATGGCTGCATCAGCACTTTCTATGGGGAAAAATGTTTTATATATTACTATGGAAATGGCAGAAGAGAGAATTGCTGAACGTATAGATGCAAATTTACTTAACACACCTATTGACCAAATACCCAATTTATCTAAAGATGAATTGAAATCCAAAGTTAGTGGTGTGTCACATAAAACTAATGGTAAACTAATAATAAAAGAATATCCAACTGGTGCGGCACATGCAGGACATTTTCGTGCCCTTTTAAATGAATTAAAACTTAAAAGGTCATTTGAAGCAGACATTATATTTGTTGATTATTTGAATATATGTGCTTCTTCAAGAATGAAAAGTATGGGTGGATCTATAAATTCATACACATACATCAAAGCAATTGCTGAAGAACTTAGGGGTTTAGCAGTTGAATTTAATGTTCCTTTATTCTCTGCAACACAGACTACAAGAAATGGTTATAACAATTCAGATATTGGTTTAGAGGATACTTCAGAATCATTTGGATTACCCGCTACTGCTGATTTGATGTTTGCTTTGATAAGTTCAGAAGAATTGGAATCAGAGAATAAGATTATGGTTAAACAGTTAAAGAATAGATATAATGATTTGAATTATAAGAAAAGATTTGTTATTGGTGTAGACCGTTCAAGAATGAAACTATATGATGTTGATGATGAGACACAATTGGTGGAAACATCACCTGTTTTTGATAACAGTAAATCACACGAAAAGTTTCAAGATTTTAAAGTTTAATAATGGAAGTTAAAATGAATAAAAGTATTAAATACATTGAGTTGTTTGCTGGTTGTGGTGGTTTTAGAGTTGGTTTAGAGAGAGCATCGAATCTATTTGATTCTGTGTGGTCTAATCAATGGGAACCAAATAAGAAAAAACAATTCGTTTGGGAATGCTATGAAAACAATTATGGTGAAGGTATCTGTGTTAACGAAGATATTCACAATGTGTCTTCTAATAATATCCCTGACTTTGACCTATTGACCGCTGGTTTTCCTTGTCAGGATTATTCAGTTGCCAAATCATTAAAGTATTCTGGTGGTATCGAAGGTAAGAAGGGTGTTTTGTGGTGGCAGATTGATAGAATTATTAAAGATAAGAAACCGAAGTATGTATTACTTGAAAATGTTGATAGGTTGATTAAATCACCAGCAAATCAACGTGGACGAGATTTTTCTATTATTCTTAGTTGTCTTATGAATTCTGGATACTCTGTTGAGTGGAAAATTATTAATGCTGCGAATTACGGTATGCCTCAAAAGCGTAAAAGGTTATTCATCTTCGCAAGAAAGGATAATAAACAAAATAAAATTCTTAAAGACACCTTTCCTCACGAAGAGTTAAATAACATCACCTTTGAAATTGGTAATGATATTTTAGAATTATCAGAAAATTTCGTTATTAATAAAAACAAACAATTTTTTGAATATGGTAGTGCAAGTAATTTCAATATTACTACAAGTAAAGTAAATGATACTTATGATGGTGATTATACTTTACTTGGTGATATAGTTGAGGATATTGATAATGTTGATGATACATTTTTTATCAATAATCTCGAAAAGTGGCAAGAGTTGAAAGGTGGTAGAAAGATTAATAGAGTATCAAAGAGTGGTCACGCATATGTTTATAGTGAGGGTAAAATGTCCTTTCCTGATAGTTTAGAAAAACCTGGAAGAACTATTATTACGGGAGAGGGTGGTAAATCACCATCAAGATTTAAGCATGTAATTGAACAGAATAACATACTAAGGCGTTTAACTCCCGTTGAATTGGAAAGACTTCAAATGTTTCCTGATAATCACACAGAGGGTTTTACTGACACACAAAGAGCATTTATGATGGGTAATGCTTTAGTTACAGGTGTTGTTGAAAAAATTGGTGTAGAATTAATTAAACAAGAAAATAATTATTAAGGAGATATGTTATGAATGATAAAATTGAGACAGATGCGTTCATTTTGAATGTTGATAAGAATGAAGATGGGTTAAACATTATAATACCCCCAAAAATAGAAAAACTGTTGGGAATAAAAGAAAATGATAAACTACTCTTTGTTAAAAATGATAATAGTTGGTGTTTTTATATAAAGGAAGACTAGAGTTAAATTGTTATACATATCCTTTTTGTGATTATTTGAATTTATAAATAATTACAGTGATTTATATATGATAATTAACCAATCACAAAAAAGGACATATATATGTTTACTGTAGAAATGGATGAAGAAAAAACAGTAATTGTGGTCCTAGATAATGAGGGTAATCATCCCGAATCTTGGATATATATTTACGACGATGTAGTATATATCAGACAATATGATGAAGACATTGAAGAAGTGAATATAATAACACTTTCACCAGAGCAGTTTTATGGTCTGATGAAAGCGATGAAAAAAAATCCTGGTGTTTATAACATACGAGATTGAAATAATTGGAATAATTATGATACTGTTAGATAATAAAAATATAATAAAAACTGTTATACATAAATTTAACAGTAAAATTTTGTATACTTAATAGATAAGACTAACACCTCTGCACTCGAATTCATTCTTTAACATGTGTTAGTCATTTATTTTTATTATTCATATATGCTTTAGCACCAAAAAAGAAACCAACAATAGATGCTAATGCTAAAAATAAAGTTCCACTCATAGAAGACACTATTACAAGTCTTGACTCATCTATAAAGGGTAGAACAGGTAATATTGCATACCCTATCATTGATAATAAAGACACCCAAGCCATTTTTTCTTGGGAATCAGATTTTCCATCCTTGTTTTGAATGTCGAGCATTTTTTCTTTTTTAATTAATTCATCTTCTGTGATTTTACCATCACCATCTAAATCAAAATCATTTTTCATTTTTACTTGCCTCATTAACCTTTGTTGAATCAACTTTTTCTTCCATCATAAGAGTATTTCTATTCATCATATGTTTAAGTCTTATTTCATCTTTGTCTTTACCAATGTATTTCACTGCATATGATTCTTGAACTAAAATTTCACAAATATTATTACCATCTTCTGTGAAAGGTTCCCCCAATATTCTTCCAAATTTTCCCATTTCATCTTTATGTGTTCTTATAATACAATCTTTTTTTATAAGTTCAGATAATCTCTCTTTAGCAGCAATACCAAAAATCTTTTCAACTTTATCAGATGTTCTTGATTCTGGTGTGTCTATACCATATAATCTTATCTGTTGTTTTTTCCAAACTATGCCAAATCCTAAATGTAAATCACCTTCTATAGTATCACCATCAATAATTCTAATATTTTTTAATTTATACTCATACATTTTCTTACTTTCTTCTGAATTTCTATTGACATTATCAATTGTTTATACTATATATTATAATAAGATATTAGAGGTATTTATGGAAGATAAAGATGTATGGAAAAAATATCCTGATTCACATAGATGGTTTAATAAACTTTATATATCTGAATTAATGGGATATGAGTGTGGACCTTGTGGAGTTGCTCCAGAAAGGTCAGATTACTACATCGTTAGACCCATTTATAACCTTTCAGGTATGAGTGCTGGTGCTTCAAAAATGTTTATATCATCTGGTGATATGACAAAGGTTCAACCTGGTTATTTTTGGTGTGAGTGGTTTGAGGGTAAACATTATTCTGTTACATATGAATTGAATAATGGTGAATATAAAGTAAAAAGTTGTTGGGTTGGAGAGAAAAAAGATTTGAAGTTTTTAAAATGGATTAGAAGTGATTATTCACCTACATTCCCAAGTGATATAAAAATTGAATATCCAATAGTTAACATTGAATTTATAGGTGATAATTTGATTGAAATACATTTAAGAGACACACCTGACCCAGATTATGATGAAATAATTCCTATATGGGAAAATGATTCAACTTCAAAAATGAGTTATTATGAGTTAATGGGATATAAATTCATAAAAAGTTATGATAATGCTGATGGTTTTATTAAAACAGCGAGAAAAGGATTTATGGTAAAATGAAATTGTTTTTACTATAAATATAATTGTTAACGTTGAAACAACGTGGACACATTCTGGACCTGGGGGCGGTACCCAGCGACTCCACCATAGATACATTGTCTTGAACTAGAAGTGGCAAAAGCAACGAAAAAACTAAGTTACCCAGACTACTGGGTTACATGGGGGAGGATCCCATAGACAGTGTATCTTTGATGGGGTCGAAATAGGATCGACAGGTGTGAAAGTGAAGTGGAGTTAACCGTGGTGACTTACGATATTCGGTCAAACTTTATAACTGCAAACACAAACGCAGCGCCAGAAATGGCATTTGCTGCCTAATTAGGTAAGCAGGGCGGGTACTGCCTGGTAACAGAAGTGCCTTTTTATAAATAGATTTATATAGAATCTGATAATTTATTTTAGATACGTCTTCTTTGGGTTTACAGATTCAAAACTAAGGAGATACTAATGTTTAAATTCTTATTAATATCATTTTTTCTTATTTTACCTATTTCTGTTAATGCTGGAGAAATAGAGGTTAGAGGAGATTATATACTCTTCGAAGGTCAATTTAAAAAAGGTTCAGCACTTGCTTTAATGATGAAAATAGATGAAACAGGAATAAAAAAGGTTCACTTAAATTCACCTGGTGGTTTATCTAATGAAGGTTATTTGATGGGAAATGGTTTTAGAAATAAAAATATAACCGTTGTGGTTAAAGAAAATCACTCTTGTATATCAGCTTGTGCAATCGCATTTCTTGGTTCTAAAAATCAAAAATTGGAAGGACTAATTGCATTTCACGTTGCTCATATACCCAAACAATTCCAGAAAAAGGTAAATCCAAGTGACGCACTAAAAAATGGTCAAATGATTGGAACTATGACAACGGAGTATTTTTATAGAATGGGTTACAATTTACAATTACAATATTTTATAACACATTTTACAACAGCAGACACATTTTTGGTGTTTAAAAATTTAGAAGAACTACATACATTTAAATTTAATGAAGATAAACCATATAACATATTCAACGAATATAGTAATAAATGGATGGCAGAAAGAATATCGGGTTTAATGAGATTGAATTTTTTAAAGAAAATTGAAGGAGATATATAATGATATTTTGGAAGTGGTGGACTATTAATGTTTTATTTACAGTAGGGTTTGTATTTTCAGAATATAAATTCAATTCAATTTCTTATCTAATAGAAAATGACATTAGTTATCTTAGTTTAGTTATAATAACTATATTTGTCATAACAAACATTCAAATAGGTATAAAATGTTATAACTTACAATTCAATAATCAATATTTATATGAAGAAGATTTAAATCCTAATTGGTTCAATTCTGATTTAGTTATGAGTATTGGTATGGTTGGAACTCTCTTGGGTTTTATATTAGTTCTTAACTCTGCATTTACAGATATGAATCCTGAAAATACTGATAAGATGAAAGAAATTATTGCACAGGTTGCACAAGGTATGGGTGTTGCAATATTAACAACATTAACTGGATTGATTTCTTCTATTATTTTAAAGTTTAATTTGGTTATGTTGGAGAAAGAAAATGCAAAAAAGATATAACTCAAATCAAACATTTATGGATTTCATTCAAATAGTTGGTTTGGGATTTATTGTATTGTTTTTAATCGCCTTTATGTTAATAAATCCCGTAGCAAAACAAGGTAAAATTGATCCAGTAACACAAATAATGATAAATGCGACTTGGGATGAGAATGTTAATAAAGATATAGATTTGTGGGTTAGGGGTCCAGATGGTAGAACTATTGGTTTCAATAGAAAAGATGGTGAGTTTATAGTTCTGGACCGTGATGATTTGGGTAAAAACAATGATACTTATGAAGTTAATGGTGAACAGAAAGTGGTAAAAAGAAACATTGAAACTACAACTATTAATGCAATTGTTCCTGGAGAATATGTTATTAATATACACTATTTTGGATCTGGTTTCACATTAAAAAAGGATGGTTCTAGAGAAAAAGATGAATCACCAGAAAAGGTTAAAATAGATATTATTGATATACATCCATTTAAAATTGTTTTATCCAGAGAAGTTACAGTTTCATATAGACAAGAAGTTACTGTTGCAACATTCATAGTAAATGAAGAAGGTAACATAGAAGACTTGAGAACGGATGTTAATATTAAAATATATAGAGCAGACGGTAGCAGACACTAGGAGAAAAAGAAATGATGTATCAATTGTTATTTATATTGTTTTTAACGATTATAACTCTCATCACCATATCAATTATAATATATAAATCAAATGTCAATTTCATATATAAATTGGTTACCTTACCTTTACTAATATTATTATTTTTAAATATTGCAGTATACACTTATGAAAATATGGGAAGACCTTTGAATAAATTTCCTGATTCGGAATTTGATTTATACCATTTTGAGATAGTTAATGGTGGAGAAAATGTTATAATATGGGTTGATGATGATGGTTCAAGATTGTATAAAATACCATATAACAGAGAACAAGTTAAAAAGTTAAAAGAAGCAATGGAAAAAAAGAATCAACAAGAAGGTATAAGGGTTAAAGGTAAATTTAAAACAAATGATAAAAATGGCAGTAATTCCTTTGAATATGAAACAACATTTAAAGAAGAAGGATACAATGCTGTAAAATAATATTAAGTGAGAAAGGTATATTATGTGGAGATTCTACACTACTAAAAAATGGTTTTTATGGGCTTATGTTGGTTCATTCACAATTCTAAGTTCAATATGGTTACAAGTTCAAATCGATGTCAAAATAAATGAATGGTTTGGTGAATTCTATGATATGATACAAAAGGCATTAGGTAATCCCAATGCAATTACAATGAATGAATATATAAATGGGTTAGTCTCTTTTGGTAAATTGGCCACACTATGGGTAATTTTGGGATTAATCACGAGTTTTTTAACAGCCCATTTTCTTTTCCGTTGGAGAACATCTATGACAGAGTGGTATCATTCTGTTTATGATAGAGCAAGAACAATTGAAGGTGCTTCTCAACGTGTTCAAGAAGACACTATTAAATTCACTAGAATAATCGAAAATTTAGGAACTAATTTTATAGAATCTGTCATGGTTTTAATAGAGTTTTTCCCACTATTACTTGGATTGTCTCTTGGTTTATCAATAATGTGGTTTGGTGACTGGGAGTATGGACTTGTTACAGGTGCTATTTTATGGGCAGTTGGTGGAACATTTCTAATGATACTTTTAGCTTGGATTTTAAGACTTGTTGGTATTGAATATGATTTGCAAAAAAAGGAAGCAGCATATCGTAAATTACTTGTTATTGCTGAAGATGATGGTTCTGTTAGACCCAAATCATTAGAAGAGTTATATGATGGTGTTAGAAAAATACATTATAAATCATATTTCCAATATTTGTGGTTTAATGTGGGTAGATTAGCATATTTACAGACAAATGTATTGGTTGCTTACATATTTTTAGCTCCGTCTATTGTTGCAGGAATTATGACATTAGGTGTTATGCAACAAATTATAAGGGCATTTGGTAGAGTTCAAGAATCATTACAATATTTGTTTAAATCTTGGCCTGTTATAATTGAATTAGCTTCTGTATATAAAAGATTAAGAGAGTTTGAGAAAACTATAAAAAATATAAAATAACTATTGACAAATAGGTATTAATAACTTATATAACATAATATCATAAAATGGAGAAATAAATTATGAGTAAAGAATTAAAAAATAAAAAGAAGAATAAAAAGAAGAATAACAAAAAAGTCGAACCCAGTGTTATTCCAACCCCGAAACCACAATCTCCACCAATTCCTGTTCCTATGCCACCAATGTCAAATCAAAATAAACCAGCAGGTGAATATTTAAGAGAAAATGGGATATTGTTTATGGATAAAGAATTCAATCAAGATAATTGTATGCCATTAGTTAAAGCAATTCTGGAATGGAATTTAATGCCAAAGGAAAAACAACCTGAAATTATACACCTTTATATCAACTCACCAGGTGGTTTAGTTGCTTCTGCTTGGCATTTAATTGATACTATTAAACAATCTAAAATACCAGTTTATACTTATGCAATGGGTATGGCGGCATCTTGTGGATGTTTATTATTGATGGCAGGTGAAAAAGGTCATCGTTATGTAACACAAAACACACATGTTATGTCACACGTTTATTCTGCTGGATCAGGTGGTAAAGAGTTTGATTTATTTGCAAGAGTGAAATCATTTGAACAGACTACAAAAAATATGATTAATCATTATAAGAAATGTACTGGTAAATCAGAAGAATACATTAGAAAGCACTTACTACCCGCTGAAGATGTTTGGTTAACACCAGAAGAAGCAATAGAACACGGTGTTGTTGACCATATTATAGAAACTTATTAAGGATAAAAAAATGATTGATGAACACATTATGAATGAAATCTTAGAAGAGGTTGAAGATGTTAAATCCAAAATAGATGGTAATGAAGATTTAGATAGAATTGATGCATTCAACCTCCATAAAAGACTTGAAAACAGTTTAAAATACTATAGTGATTTTTTAAATAGTTATCAATTAAAAATAATTGAATCATATAATAAAATATTATTAGATATTATAAAAAATAAGTGAGGATACACAAATGCTTTTGAATGAATATTACATAGGAATGGTTGAACATAATTCGAAAATGACTTTTCAACATATGTTAAGGTTTAATGAATATAAAAATTATGAAGATTATTTAAAAAACTTTGAAATAGAAGATATCTTTAATAATGATTTTATGATGGATACTAAAATTGAAACTCATTCTTTTGTGAGTAAACAATATGGTAATGTGAAACCTTTACTTGAAATAGAGTTAATTTATAATATACTAGAAATAATTGAAGATATGAAAAGTGAATTTGATTATCTTGCTAAGTTATATTTTGCTATGGAGTTGAAAAATGGATGATGAATTAGTTTTTTATAATAATAAAGACATTCAAACAGTTATTCAAAAAAGAATAGATGTTCTAATAAATGATTTAATAGATGTTATGAATCAACAAATTCATTTACATGATTGGGGTCCAAGAGAAGTTGCTAAGAGACTCTATAAATTAGAATTATATTATGATTACATAAATGATGAAGATAAAGAGTTACTTGATTTAGTAATAGAGGCAACAAAAAGGGGTTATAAGTGGCATTTTAGTCACACAAAATAATTTTTTGTTACATATTGATTTATGCATTTAAATTTATTATATATTATTATATAAGAATTAAGGAGTGTATAACATGCAATTTGTAAATGATAAAAATAACCCAGAATTATTGGCATTAAATGTGAATGAAGAGGATGTAACCAATCTTCAAACCTGGATTAATAATATTAATAAAGATTTGAAAGAATGTGGTTACACCCATAAGTTTGAACTTAGCATAAACTCCAATGCTGTCTATCTAAATCACTATTAAGAACAATCTTATGGATGTTCTCTAGCTTTAATTTTAAGACGAGCATTTTCTGATTCTAGAAATTCTAGTCGAGTTTTATACTCGGCTACTTCTTCTTTTAAATCTGATACTAATTTACGAAGTTGATCGTTGGTGCTGCGTTCATCTAATAATTTTGATTCTAAAACTGCGACACGTTCACGTAAATCATCACGGTATAATTGAAACTCCTCATTTCTTTCTTTTTCTTTTTTTGCCTTTAATTCAGACCTTTTAGAAAGAAAGTTCCATATACCAGCAGAACCAAGAATACCAGCAATCGCCATTATTAAAGTATCTATGCCAATTGTAACTACTTGGTCCATCATGGTTTTCTCCTATTTTTTAGGTTAAGGTCAAAAACACATAATATACCTATATTTATAAATAAAAGAAAATCTATAATTTAGGAGAAAGAACGAATGGCGTTTTCTAGTTACTTAAATAATCATGGAATAGATATTGCTTCTGGACGTGTATTAAATACTTCATATAACCACATATTTGGTGCAGTTCCGAATATGAAAAATGACAAATCTGGTACTGTGTGGGATGTGAGTGACACGTTTTACCCTTGGACAAATTTTGATAACCCGAATGTTTTAACTATACCACCAGTTAATTCATTAGATGTGAATGGTAAATTGGTGGTTTATGGATTAGATGAAGATTATAATGAAATAAGTGAAGAATTTACTTTGTCTGATACAACATCTTCCGTTGGTCAAAAAGTATTCAAAAGAGTTTTTAAAGCGTTTTACAGTAATGGTTTTGCCGCTAACGTTGATGATATTGATATTGATATGAATAATATTACAGTTGCCAGAATTAAATCTGGTAAAGGTCAAACTTTGATGTGTGTTTATACTATTCCTGCAGGATATACAGGATATTTGACACAAGGTTCAACCACTGTTAAATATGGTGCTGATGCAACAATAGATATGTTTATTAGATATAATAATGAAAATTCATTTAGAATAGGTCACACAGCCGAAGTTGCGGGAACAGGTATGCCTTATAATTATACATTTTCTATTCCAATAATTATTCCAGAAAAAAGTGACATTGATATACATACATCAGTTAGAACAAACAATGCAAGAGTTACCGCCGCATTTGATTTAATAATGATAAAAAGGTGATGTAAGGGGTTGACATAGGTAAGTTTTTATACTATATTATTAATATACAATGGGAGAAAATAATGGTAAATAAAAACTTACATATGACACATATAGAAGATAATATCATTTACAATGGTGTTAATGGTATAACCACTACTATTAACCACATAAAAAACATTAGAGAAATGTTTGTGAATAATAATAAATTAAATATAACCCAAAAATGGGATGGTTCACCTTCAATATTTGCTGGTGTCGATCCCAGTGATGGAAAATTCTTTGTTGCTAAAAAATCAATTTTCAATAAAAATCCTAAAGTCTATAAAACATTTTCTGAAATTGAAAATGATACTAAAGGTGATTTATGTGAAAAGTTGAAGATTGCGTTATCGTATCTACCAGAATTAGATATTAAGGGAGTGTTGCAAGGTGATTTATTATATACAAAATCTGATATTGAAATTGTTAAAATAAATGATATTGAATATGTAACTTTTCATCCTAACACTATTGTGTATGGAATTGAGACTAATACTGAAACTGCAAATGATATATTAAAATCAGAAATTGGTATTGTTTGGCATACAGAATATAAAGGTGATTCATTTGAAAATATGGAAGCTTCTTATCATATAGACACTTCTAATATTAAATCATCAAAAAATGTGTGGTCAATAAATGCTAAATTTAAATTGCCTAATACTCTTAACATCAGTTATAAAGATATTGATAAGATTAAATGTGATATAGAGAATGTGGAAGGTTTATTAAGTAAAGAATTATATAAAAAACTTGATAATTTACATAAAAATGATTCTATCCCTCGTTTAATAGAACAATATAGTAATACATTAGTTAGAAAAGGTGAATTTAATGATGATGTATATTCATATATAAATAAACTAAAAAGTTGGATAATTGAAAAATATAATAACGAAATTGATAAGAGAAAAACTGAAAGAGGGAAAAATACCCAAAGGGATAAATTGAATGAAATCATATCCATTTTAGATGATGATAATACAAATCTCGCCAATATATTTAAAATTCAAAGAATTGTAGTATCAACAAAGTTAAATCTTATAAATATATTAGATGGTTTAAACCCTTTCAATACATTTGTTAAAACACATAAAGGTTATGAATTAACAGGTTCTGAAGGGTATGTAATTTTTAATAATTTAGGTAGTGAAGCAGTTAAATTAGTTAATCGTATGGAATTTTCATATAATAATTTTTCTGCAAATATTATAAAAGGATGGGAAAAGACTAAATGAAGGTAAAAAAATGAAGAATGATATGTTAAGTTTTAAAGATATGATGGTTTTACCAGTTGAGAATGGTGAAGATCCGTTTGTGAAATATCGTAGACAAAAATATAGAAAAACAGATACAACATCTGAAAGCGTTGAAAAAAACGACGAAGTTGAAGAAGAATTGAGTGTATCTGATCGTTTACAAAGATCAAGAAATATGAAGAAAAATAAAGCACGTCTTGCTCTTGCTAGAAAAAAAGCAATGCGTAGAAGTGCTAACATGAAAAGAATTAAAAATCGTGCCAGTAAATCTGCAAGAAAAGCGATGTTTATGAAACTATCAAAAGGTAAAAAACCATCTGAACTTCCAATGGCAAGAAGAAAAGAAATTGAAAAAAGGTTAAACCAACCACAATTTCAAAAAAGACTGTCAGTTGTTACTAAGAGAAGTCTACCTAAAGTTCGTGGACTAGATAGAGAAAGAAAATCTTCTAACTAAATAATATGAAAGGGTGAACAAATGATTACATCATTTAAAAATTACATTAATGAAGACAATAAAACAATTTACTTTACATTTGGTAGATTGAATCCGCCTACTATAGGACACGAAAAACTTTTCGACAAACTTGCAGAAAATTCTGGAAAATCATCTTATAGAATATATCTATCACACACATCAGGTTCAAAAACTAAATCTGGTGTTAATAAAGACCCTTTAGTTTATGAGAGTAAGATAAAATATTCTCGTAAAGCATTTCCAAAACATGCTCGCTCAATTGTTAAAAGTGAAAATGTGAAAACTCCATTTGACGCTTTAGTTGAGTTATATAATGAAGGATTTACTAATGTTGTGATGATGGTTGGTAGTGACCGTTTAGAAGAATTTAATAATCGTTTAAATCTCTATAATGGTAAAGAAGGTCGTCATGGTTTCTATCTTTTTGAAAATGGTATCGAAGTTATTTCCGCAGGATTTCGTGATATTGACAGTGATGGTGTAGATGGTGCTTCATCCACTAAGTTACGTGAATATGCGAATGATGGTGATTTTAGAACATTTTCACAGTATTTACCTGAAGGTTTAAATAACACAGAAGCAAAGAAACTTTTCAATGAAGTTCGTGTTGGACTTGGACTAAAAGAACAAACAGAATTTAAAAGACATGTTCAATTAGAACCAGTTTCTGAAGAAAGAGAAGAGTTTGTTAAGGGAAATTTGTTTCAAATAGGTGATGAAGTTGTTATTAAAGAAACATCTGAAATTGGTACAATTGAAGTTCTTGGTGCAAATTATGTTATTGTAGAATCGAATGGTAACAGGTATCGTAAATGGTTAGAGGATGTTGAATTAGTTGAAGATGGACAACCTGATTGGGGGACACCCGAATCAACTAAGAAAGCAGTTGATATGACACCTGGACAAAAAGATCCAAATAAAATATTAAAGGTATATAAAAATTTAAAAAGAAAATCTTTAAAAGATAAAGTTGGTGATGTTGTGAGTGAACAAGAAAAATATCATAGAGGATTATCCAAATCCACAATTTCGAAGAGAAAAGCACACTTTGAAAAAGGTAAAAAAATGGATGATGATAACCCTAAAGCATATGAGCCAGCACCCGGTGATAAAAGAGCAGAAACAAAACCTTCTAAACACACCTTAAAATATAGAAGAATGTATGGTGAAAAATTAGAAGAGAGTTCCAAAAGTGGTTTGAAGAAAAAGGCGGAAGAATCTGGTATTTCATACTCTATTCTTAAAGATGTATATGACCGTGGTGTTGCTGCTTGGAGAACTGGTCATAGACCTGGAACAACACCTTCTCAATGGGGTTATGCAAGGGTTAACTCATTTATAACAGGTGGTAAAACGAGAAGAACCGCAGATAAGGATTTGTGGAAAAAACATAAAGGAAATAAAAATGACTAATTTTGAAGAATTGAGAAATAATATTCTTAAAGAATCTAAAGAAGATAGAGAACCCGCATCCCCTGATGAAGCGTCTATGGCTTTAAAACAATCAGAATTCATTGAGTATGTTGGTAGAGAAATTGGTGAACATATCAAAATGGGGAAGGAATTCCCTGAATGGATGCAAAACAAATTAAGTGCGCTACATCAAAAAGCAAAGGATATGCATTCTACTTTAGGTGCACACGGTGGTGAAGATGATGGAGACATGTATGAATCTGTAAAAGATATTTCAGAAGCAGAAACCAAATTCGCTACTGGTGATAAAAAGAAACCTCTTGAAACTGATAAAACAGCACTAGCACCTGACCGTTCTGCAGCGAAAAAACCTATCAAATACACAAAACCTGATGGTTCTATTGGTATTAAAATGGTTCCAGTTGATCGTGATATTATTAAAAAAATCAATATTCTCAATAAAGTTAGTGATATTAGTTCATCATATGAATATGAAGATGGTGAATATATAAATGAAAAATTGAGTGTTAAAGATGGAGTTGGTGCTTGGATTTCTGATTTTAAAAATTCTGATGCCCCACAATTTAAAAACAAATCTGATAAAGAAAGACGTGATATGGCATTAGCGGCTTATCTTGCTGCTAAAAAAGAATCGGAAACACGCAAGAAAAAAATATAAGGTATACTATGAAACAATTTAAATCATATTTAATGGAAATGGAATTAAATGAAGTTAGACAAGCTGTTGACTTCATGACTGAAAGGGGAATACCATTTACCGAAAATGTGTATAGACCTGGTTCAGAAAAATATTACGGTTTTTTTAAAGAAGTTAAAAAACTTGTAAATGAAGGTGTAATTGAGGTTGATGATATTAATAAAGATATATTAGAAACTGATATAGGTGAATTTGCTGAATATGAGGGTAAAATGGTTCCATTGGATATTCCATTGATTTCAGGTATAAATGAAGAAAAGGATGTTGAATTAAATAAACCTAAAAGGGGTGGTCCTAAAAAGTTTTACGTTTATGTTAAAGACCCTAAAACTAAAAATGTTAAAAAGGTTACCTTTGGTGACACAACAGGTTTAAAGGCAAAAATAAACGATCCTGAAGCAAGAAAATCATTTGCGGCAAGACATAACTGTTCATCTAAAAAAGATAAAACAAAAGCGGGTTATTGGTCTTGTAGACTTCCAAGATATGCTAAAGCACTTGGTATGCAAGTTGATAATCCAGGGGCATTCTGGTAATGAAACCTTATACTGACAAATTTAGAGATGATTGTGTTGTAAGAACTTTTTCAGTGGATAGTATTTCTGAAAATGAATTAGAGTGGCACCGTGACGAAAAGGATAGATTTGTTACTATTTTAAATGGAAGTGGATGGTATTTTCAATTTGATAACAGTTTACCTTTTACTATGAACGTTGGTGACACTATTTTTATTAAAAAAGATTTGTTTCATAGGATACATAAAGGAAATGAAGATTTGGTGATTGAAATAAAAGAATGACTATATTATAAATAATAATAAATAACTTCTATATTTACATGGGGAAAAGAAATGAATAGAACAGATATATTAAATCTTCTTGAAGCTTGGAAAAAATCTACGACCAAAGAAGAAGAAAGAATACTAGATCCTGTTGGTAAGGATAAAAATGATGATGACATCAATAATGATGGTAAAGTAGATAGTCAAGATAAATACCTAAAAAATAGACGTAAGGTTATATCTAAATCTATGAAAAAAGAAAATTCTTCAATTGAAGAATCATCAGATGATGTATCAAAAGACTTAGAAACACACCTAAAAAAAGATGTGGATGAAGTAGATTTCGATAAAATGGATAAAAAATATGTAAAAAAATACATTGATACTGCTGAAAAGGAAAGTGAAACACATAAAAATAAAACAGCGGAATATGAATCAAATGGTGATTTTAAGTCTGCTGAAAAACATAAAAACAATCAAGAAAAGATTTCTAAGTTATTGAGTAAAGCAAAGAACAAGAAAAAAAGTATGAAAGAAGATAATGAAATGAATATTAAAGATACTAGAGAAAGACATTACAAAAAAGCGGGTCCACAGGAAACAATGGATGATATGTTAAAAGGTAAAGGTGCTAAAGATATGGCGTCTGATATGAAATCTTCAGATACAACATATCATGATATTGAACAAAAAGGTGTTGATGATGTGAATAAAGCTAAAGATGCTGCACCATCACCAAAATATCGTTCTGCAGATAATGTGAAAAACAAAGACACTTTGAAATCTCTTCGTAATAAAATAAAAGTTAAAGAAGATACACAAATTGATGAAATTTCATCAGACTTAGCAAACCGTTACAAAACAAAAGCAGTTGCACAAAGTGGTGAAATAAATCGTAGACATGATAGAGAAGATGCTATGGGTGTAAAAGTTGATCCTGAAAAAAGAAAGAAAGAGGTTAAAAAATCTCTTAATAGGTCATCAGGGGCAATGAGAGCTTCAATGAAGATGAGAAAAGCACCTGGTGTTGGTTCTGATGCTAGAGTGGCAACTACGGGTCCAAATAAAGAACGTGGTGATTTAAAATAACAATATATAAAAATATTTAGTAATTTGGGGGGTTTTATACCCCCTTTATTTTTTTATATTATATAAATAAAATTAAAAAGGATTACAACTATGATTTCAGGACCAAAGAATAGTAGACCAACATTACGTGGATGGGTTAATCTCGCAACAAATCAATTAGTCAAAGAAGAAAGATTGACGAAAGCACAAATTGATGAATGGGAATCATCAAGAAATAAAGACGTGTCAAAAAATGAGAGAACAGTTAATGACGTAAATATAAATGATCCATTAGGGTTATCATCAATGATAGAAGATGATAAAGAGATTTCTAATGAATATGATATACCAGAAGATTTGGGACTTGAAACATTAGAAGAGTTATCTGATTCTGATTTTGAAAAAATAGAATCTTATAGGGAAATAGAAGAAAATTATCATAAATCTAAACGTAGACTTGGTGAGACAAGACTAGAAGTTATGAGAAAATCAGGTGAACTTGATTACTTTAAAAATATACTTGACAAAACACTAAATAAAAAATGATTAATACAATGTTTCAAACTTTAACAGAAGATAATTTAATATTATATGCCGCTAAGAATTACTATAATCCTAAGTGTATTGACATAGATGAATTCTATGAAGATTTAAATAAATTTAAATACATTAAGAGATTGTGTAATAAGTATGAGAGAAAGGGTGAATTATCTGAAAGGTTGATATTAAACCATTTAATTGTATTATTCAATGCTTTTGGTGTAGAACCAACTTTAAGAATGATGGAATTGAAAATGAAGGGAAGTCATTGGAATATATTAAAACCTTTCTTGATATATTTAAACTTCATAAGAAATGACCAATATACAAATATTAAAATGGATAAAAAGGTTATAGAACAATTAAGGAAAATATGATTATGGGAATTATAAAAAGAGCTGCTGATTTAGTTTATACATTTAGATTTATAAAACTTCTAAATACCAAATGGGAAAATTTAGAAGCATATAAACTTGGTCTCATTGATAAAAATGGTAAGAAATTAAAAAAAGCAAGAACACCTGAAGAAAAAAGTGCATACACAATGTTTCATAGATTAGTGTATAATATTAAAAGATTGATTGGGCAGAATAAACTTGTTTCAATACCAGCATCATTTTGGCTTTTGAAAGATCATTATGGTCTTTCAGATAACCAAATAAATAAAATAATAACAGAATGTAAAATACCTGTTGATAATATTATTAATGAATCAAGTGAATGGTTCTTAGTAGATGGTGATAAACTTGCTAAAGGATATTATACACTAAAAAACGATAAATTAATTAGTGAATCATTAGATGATTTAATAAAATCTAATGATAGAGTAAGAATAAAAGAACACACATCACCAGTGGGTAATATAATGGGACATAACATATATGTTGTTGAACATGTTAGAACTGGTAAAGAAATATATGTAAGTATATCGGAGATTGTTAGATGAAAGAAGAAATGGGAACTTCATCTGTAAGTGGTGGAACTACAACTTCAAGTATTCCAGACCCCAAAGATACTGTTCAGGGTCCAAGTAAGTTGTATAGGAGATATCGAGTTCTTGATAAAAGATATAAAAAAGACGGAAAACGTTTAAAATTATTAAAGAAATTTAAAGAAATAAGAGATTGATTATGAATATTTTTAAATTACTGTTATCTAGAATAACACCTAAAATATATTTAAGGATAGGAGTAACAATATTAATAGTAATATCTTCTTACTCTTTGTATAGATATATTGAAAACATTAAAGAAGAAGTTGTGATGTTACAAAAAGATAACACAATATTAAAAAATACAGTAGATGTTCAAGAAGATGTTATTGATAGGATAAAAACTGAACGTAAAGAGATAAATAAACTCAATAAGGATTTACAAGAAGACCTTAAAACTGTTGAAAAAGAAAATAACAGATTAAATAAACTCTTCAGAGAACACGATTTAACTGATTTAGCAAAAAGAAAACCCGGATTAATTGAAAAAAGGATAAATGATGCAACTGAAAAAGTTTTTGATGATATTGAGTCCATTACTAATAATTAGTGCTTGCACTACACCAGAACCTAAAACAATAACACAAACAAGATATGTTGAAAAGGATATACCAACTGTCTCAAGACCTCGTTCAGTTGATTTGAATGACGTTGAATTTTTTGTAGTTACAGAAGAAAATTATGAAGAGTTTAAAGAAAAATTCTTAAATAAGAATAAAGATTTAGTTTTTATTGCCATATCAGTTAAAGATTATGAAAACTTGTCTTTGAATATATCTGAATTAAAAAGATATATAGAACAACAAAAAGAAGTTATTATTTACTATGAAAAAGCAGTAAAATAACTCCATTCCCATTTAAAATATTATAAACAAACTAAAATGAAAGAGGTAAGATATGTTTGAATTTCCAAATCAGTCTACTGATGTAGACACCCGTTCCCTTATGTCAGAAACCAAGTTTTATGAAGGTTATTCACGTTGGAGTGATGAAAACAATCGTTATGAAACATGGGAAGAGTCTGTTGAACGTGTTATGAATATGCATCGTTCTTATTACAAAGACATTATGACTGATGAATTAGAAGATTATATTTCAGAGGCAGAAGAACTTTATAAACAAAAATACGCACTTGGTGCACAAAGAGCACTTCAATTTGGTGGTGACCAACTTTTAAAACATCAAATGCGTTTATACAACTGCACAAGTTCTTATGCAGATAGACCTAGGTTCTTTTCTGAAATATTTTACATTCTTTTATGTGGAGCAGGTGCAGGATTTTCAGTTCAATATCACCACATTGATAAGTTACCTAACATATCAGAAAGAAAAAAACAAGCAAAAATATTCGAAGTAGAAGATTCAATTGAGGGGTGGGCAGATGCTCTTGGTATATTGATGTCTTCATACTTTGTTGGTGGTGGACAGTTTCCTGAATATGAAGGACGTAGAGTATATTTTGATCTATCAAAGGTTCGTCCTAAAGGTTCAATGATTTCAGGTGGATTTAAAGCACCTGGACCAGAACCACTAAGACGTGCATTAGATAAAATTGAACATCTCTTACAAGACAGAGTTCTTAAAGGTGAAACAAGATTAAGACCCATTGATGTATATGATATTACTATGCATGCGGCTGATGCTGTTCTTGCGGGTGGTGTAAGACGTTCCGCAACTATTTGTTTATTTTCACCAGAAGATAAAGAAATGATTAATGCAAAAACAGGTAACTGGTTCATTGATAACCCACAACGTGGTCGCTCAAACAATTCTGCAGTTATTGTAAGAGATGAAATAACAAGACCTCAATTTAAAACAATTATGAAGTCTATTAAGGAGTATGGTGAACCGGGTTTCTATTTTGTTGAAGACAAAGACTTTACAACAAACCCATGTGTTGAAATAGGTATGTTCCCACAGCATGAAGGAAAATCAGGTTGGCAAGGTTGTAACCTTACTGAAATTAATGGTGGTTTATGTTCAACAAAAGAAGAATTCTATAAAGCATGTCGTGCAGCATCTATTATGGGAACATTGCAGGCAGGTTATACAAATTTCAAATATCTTGAAGATACATCTCGTAAGATTTTTGAAAGAGAAGCATTGTTGGGTGTTTCTGTTACAGGTTGGATGAACAATCCGAATATTCTACTTGATGAAAAGACTCAGAGGTACGGAGCTGAAATTGTTAAGGAGCTGAACTCAAAGGTAGCGACGTTAATTAACATAAACCCTGCCGCACGAACTACATGCGTGAAACCTTCTGGTAATGCATCTGTATTACTTCAAACTGCATCTGGAATTCACGCAGAACACTCTCCAAGATATTTAAGACACATACAGTTAAACAAAGAAACTGAAGTCGCAAAACTAATTGCTGAAAGTAATCCATATATGGTTGAAGATTCCGTATGGAGTCAGAATAATACAGATTATTGTATAGCATTCCCAATTATTTCACCAGAGGGATCTATTTACAGAGAAGAACTGTATTCCACTAATCTATTAGAGAAAGTCAAATTAGTTCAACAGAACTGGGTTGAAGCAGGAACTAACAAAGATAGATGTGTTGATGAAAGAGTTCGCCATAATGTTTCAAATACTGTAAGTGTATTGCCAGAACAATGGGCAGATGTAGAAGACTACGTGTTTGAAAATAGAAAATACTTCGCAGGTATTTCATTCCTTGGAGATTATGGGGATAAAGACTTCAATCAAGCACCTAATACTGAAGTGCTTACGCCTAGTCAGATTGTTGAGAAATATGGAACGGCAGCAATGTTTGCTTCTGGAATGATTGTTGATACACTTCGTGCTGGGTTCAGAGACCTATGGGAAGCAACATACATTGCTCAAAATAATGATGAGAATATCGTTGGTGAACTTTCAGATATGAGAAAAGATTGGATTCGTCGTTTCAATAAGTTTGCTGAAAATTATTGTGCTGGTGATTTGAAAATGACTGAATACTGTTTGAAAGATGTGTTTTTACTCCATAAATGGAATAAGATTCAATCTAATCTGAATTCTATTTCCTTTGAAGACCAATTAAGTGAAAAGATATTCACAGACATTGACACTATGGGTGCAATTGCTTGTTCTGCTGGTGCCTGTGAAATCACATTTTAAATCTTATATATAAAAGAAGAAAATGAAAGGGGATTTATAGTCCCCTTTTTTATTAAATGGAGAATAGAAATGGAAAGAAAATACGAAGGTGAATGTGATATATGTAATTCTGTTATAGTTATGACAATAGTTACTGATGATGAACCCACAAGTTGCCCTTGCTGTGGTTCAGAAGTTGAGTATGAAGAAATGGAAGATTAATGTGGTATTATAAAGAAGAAGAGTTCAATGAAACTCCAGAAGAATACCAAGGATTTGTTTACTGTATTACTGAAATAGATACAGGAATGAAATACATTGGTAAGAAATTCTTTTGGAAACCTAAAACACTTCCAAAAACTAAAACACGTAAAAGAAGAATAAAAACAAGAACTGAAAGTGATTGGAAAAAATATTATGGTTCTTCAAAGGAAGTGAAACAACTGATAGAAGAAAAGGGTATATCAAACTACCACAGAGAAATATTACATCTGTGTGAAACAAAGGGTGACTGTTCTTATTATGAAATGAAAGAGCAACTGGAAAGAGATGTGTTACTCAAACCAGATGAATATTATAATGCATATGTAGGTGGTAAGATACACCGTAAACACGTGCTAAAATCCTAAAAAGGTTTTAAGAGCAATTTTTTTGGCGGAAAAAATTTTTTAAATGAACCAATCTGAAAAGTGAAAAGTTTTTGAAGGTGAATTTATAGGTCGGACCCATGCCCCCCGTATATGGGGTGCCGTCTGCTATATTATTTAGCATAGGGGGGCGGGGTGCTACTACTACATATAAAAAAGGGGGCGTTGCTGCCCCCTTTTGTCTTGCTTGATATTCCTCGCTTTTTATGCTGTTTCTTGGATTTCCTTGACTACTTCGAATACTTCTTTCCAATCTGCATTATTTTCCATGTCATCCCAATCTAAATGATTGCTTAGAATTTCAAGAATTTCTTCTTTTCCGATTGTGTCATCATCCCCTTTAATTCTGTTATAAATACCGTCTTCGTTATTCATGTAAAGTGACATTTCCCAGGTTATTGTGTTTTTATATCCGTTCATAGCATTTCTCCCTTTTTTGCTATATTTTGTTGCTGCTTTCTGCTGCGGTGTGGGTTGGTGTGTTCCCCTTCCCTTATATAATATATAAGCTTTTATTTTTACTTTTTCAAGTGTTTTAGAAAGTTTTTTTATTTTTTTCCCTTCTTCGTTTTTGCTGCATCCACCCTTATTTTTGTAACTCTTTAACTCGGTCAAATATATCTTGCTCGATTTCTACCAATTCTGCCAAATCTTTTTTGTAGTGTGTTAATTTATTTTTTACGCTTCTCAATTCTTCCAAGTTGACCGGAGTCGGATTGCTTTCCAAAAACTTCGCCGCTTCTTCTAAGTTGCTAACCATCTTTTTTATGTTGTTTATTTTTGCATCTATACTCATTTGGAAAACTCCCTTTTTTTATTTCCTATAATAATAATATAGTATAATATTTTCCCAATGTCAATAGTTTTTTAAACTAAAATATTAACTTTTTTTAAATTTCTTTCCGCCATCTTTAAAGCGGTTTCAATTGCTAAAACATCACTTTTAAAACTAATATTTTGCCCGGTATGGTCACTAACATTATAACAATTTTTATTTTTTGTTAGTAAAACGCTCGCATATATGAGTCCATTTTCTTCGTTTATTACATTGTAACCGCTTGCGTTCTTCTTAATTTTTAACATTGTTCACTCCCCTAAATTGTTTTCTTCTATTATTTCTTTTAAATCTTCTATTGCTTCCGCTTCCGTTTCGCCGTATCCATAATATTCCGAATTTTCTACGTAATCATCTAGATAGGCTACCCAATCGAGTGACCTTGTTGGAATTGGTGGCATTTGGTTAATTGTTATGATTTTCATTTTGTAACTCCCTATTTGTTTAGTTGAAAAGTGGGGGGGGTAACCCCCCGTATTAAAATGCTTGAAACCCGTTAACTTCTTCCCTTTTCTTGACTTTTGTTTTAAGATATTCCGCAAGTTTTGGAAATGTTTCCCCATATCCATTATGGTCATTATATAAGTTTTCGAGGCTTTCCCTACTTTCTGAAATGAAAGTTACCATCTGAAAACCGTGTTCAATTGCAGCAGATGCAATTTCGCTATTATGTATTTTTGCAAATTCTTCGATTGCTTCTAGTGGCATTTCGTTGTCGATGTGTAGTTTAATTTGATAAGTCATTTTGCTCTCCTTTTTCTTATCTCTATACTATTAATATAAGCTTTTATTTTACCCTTTTCAAGCCCTAAAATCAATTTTTTCAAAAAAAATATTTCTTTTTTTCAATGCTTCATATATAGCGAAGTCACTCGCATCATTGTCAATTAATTCTTTTAAATTAAGATTTAATTGCCTTAATTTGTCATGTTGATTTTTATCCATTAAATAACTCATTCAAATCCCTTTCCCAATCTATCATTATTTTTTTATTTTCGTGTATTTCTTTCACTTGAATATATTCCCTTAATAATTCGGGAGTCTCTCTCCATCTTTTCCAGGCAATTTTGATTGCTTCCATTCTGTCAAAAGTGAAATCCCACTCGCCTGCATAATCATATATTATAAATCTCATTTCCATACTCCCTAATATTTTTAAAATGTTTCCTTGAATTATACGGGGGATTTTCCCCGCTTTTTTAGATTGTGCCCGCTATACTTTTATTATAGAATATTTCGTTGCGGATGTCTTGGGATGTTCTTCCATCGCTTAATGTTTGGATGTTTACCCCGTTGCTATCTTTTAGCGTAATACCGTAACCAGGATTCTGACCACTTTCAATTTTGAAATAGTTGCCAACTTCGATTTTTTCGCCTGTGTTTAATGTGAATGTTTTCATTTTTGTAACTCCCTTTTTTGTTTCCTATAATAATAATATAGCGTTAAGTCGGGGGTATTTCAACCCCCTAAACTCATTTTTTTTAATTAAATTTTTAACGCTATTACTGAGTCGACTCTAAATGATCTCCATCCGTTCGCTTCGGTGTCAAAACATTTGACGACATCCTCACTAATATCTGTTTTTCCCGTTCCCTTAATTTCTGGCAATAATTCATCGATTAAGGTTGCTTTCATAATTCTATGATCCCCGTTCTTCTTTGTGAATTCTACGGTTGCTATATTTTTCTTTAAAACTTCTTTTATTTCATTATAATCAAACATATTTTTCCCTCCTATTAATATAATTGTTTGTTTCTTTCTTGGTAGATTTTAAGGGGGTTTTCCCCCTTAATTATTCTTTTACAATTTCCACATTTGGATCGTTGAATGCTAAGCGGTATTCATCTGCCAAATAAATAGCATCTAAATGCTTTTCAATGCCTGCCTCAATTGTTTCGTTGTTCCAAATTAGTTTAAATGTTTCTTTTTTCATAGCGTCACCTCCGTTTTTGTTGCTATATTTTGTTCCCTATAATATATAATTAGGCTTTTATTTTTGTTTTGTCAAGTGTTTTAAAGATTTTCTTTTTATTTTTTTGTTTCACGTGAAACATAAATTTAAAGTCACCTTAAAAAGAAAGGGGGCGAAAGCCCCCTACACATTAAAGGGGAAAAAATTATGATAAATGTGAGATATAATAAAGAAGGTAAGAAAATATTTGAGTTATATGACTCTATGAGTGGTCGAATCTTATGTGAGTGTTTGTCAACATTATACTCATACGAAATTATTACGGGTATGGGTGAATCCTATTCGACAAATGATCTTGATGATGCAAAATGGAATGCCTGGGCATTGGCGGAAAAAAGTTTTGTAAAACACTTGACAATGTAAGAATTACATACTACATATATTATATACACTTAAAAAGGGAGAAAAATTATGGAAAACTTTAAAATTATAATAAAGCGCGAAATTTCTTACATTCCGGTTAAATCATTTGATTGGATTGCTTATATTGACGGGATGGAAGAAGATGGGCGCTTATACGGATTTGGTGAAACAAAAGAAGACGCCCTCCAAGAATTAAAAGATATTTTAGAATATGAAGAAATAATCTAAAACCATCCAAAACACCAAACACGAAAGGGGGCAAGTCCCCCTTTCCCTTTGAAATGTGTGATATTTTTATCACACATAGAACACCAACATTCATAAAAAATGTGTGATATTTTTATGTTTTCTTTTAATATATTGCCATCATCTAAAAAAGTTATGCATAATGCTTGGTTATTAGCAGAAGAAGTGATATCCAAAACCTCAATATCAGCGTGTGGAATTAGAAGATAAACAGTCAACATCTAACAAAAACAAAATTCTTAAATATTAGAAAAAAGTTTTACAAAACACTTGACAATGTAAGAATTACATACTACATATATTATATACACTTAAAAAGGGAGAAAAATTATGGAAAAACAAAATATTTTAATTCATGCAGAACAGATTTGGAAACTTGCAGATACACTACGCTCAGTAGGGATTGTTGATGGAGATGTTCCTAAATCTATGATGCCCTTTTTTGTATTAATGATGGTTGATAGCCGAATAATAAGAGAAGTAAACAAAAAACGTGAAAGTCTTGAAAGTAAAGGATATAGTAAAGAAGATATTATTGAAGAACTTGAAGAAGACATGGATTATTATAACACCTCTATTATTAAAGAATGTATTAATATTAAAAATATTGTAGAAAATGATACAAACTTTTATCAAAACATTGATGCTTATATCCGATCTTTTGATCCAGAAACACGTAAATTACTTGGATATTCAGATGATGAAAATGAATTAGAGTATCTTAATTTGAAGAATGAAATGCAAAAACTTAAAACAAAAAATATTTTATATTCAATAATAAAGAAATGGTCTGAAATTCCTTTTGAAAAATATGACAATAGTGAAGTTACAACTCTTGAAGAAAATATCAAAAGACGTTGGGCTGATATATCAGCAGGACAGCACTATACTCCTGCGGATATTATAGATCTTATTCAAAAAATTTGTTTACGTCAATTATCAAATCGTAAAAATTTTACTGCTGATACTATTAGTTTCTATGACCCTACTTGTGGGGGTGGAAACATGCTTTTTGGATGTGAAGATAGAACTCGCACAGATTTTCCACATTTAAAAATTAAAACAAGAGGACAAGAATTTAGTGATCCACTTTATGCTTTAGCAAAAATTGAAGGTCGTGTAAGAGTTAATTCAGTTATTAAATACGGAAACACTTTAACAACTGATATGTTTGAAGGTGAGTATTTTGATTTTATAGTTGCTAATCCACCTTATGGTTATTCTTGGAAAGATTACGCAAATGAAGTTCGTGAACGTGGCGAAAATACAGGTGATTTACTATCCAAATACCCTTCAGAGTCTGATGGTCAATTACTCTTTATGCAACACATTGTCGCAAAAATGAAAGACGATGGTTTTGCTGTTGTAGTTACAAATGGTTCTCCTTTGTTTGCTGAGGCTGCTGAAAGTGGTGAAAGTGAAGTTAGAAAATGGTTATTAGAAAATAATTATTTAGAAGCGTTAATTCGACTTCCTAATAATGAATTTTATAACACTGGTATTACAACATATTTATGGATTTTAAACAAAAAATCAGACAAAAATAAACTTAGGTTGATCGATGCTTCAAGTGAAATGTTTTTCACAAAAATGACTAAAAGCAAAGGTTATAAAAGAGTTGAAATTAACTCAACACAACAAGATATGATTTGTGATTTATTGTTTAATGATATTGCTGATATTAATCAAGATTTTGTTAAAGAGTTTGATAAAGATTTCTTTTTCTATAATGATCAAAAAATAGAATTAATTGATTGTGATGTTAATGGAAATGTTTTTGACTCAAAAACAAAAAATGGCAAATTAAAATTAGATGTTGAAAATATAATATTACCCAAAGGCGAAGCACTATCAGCAGAAGATGAAGCATTAACAGACCTTAAAGAAAAAGCGAAAGCGTTAAATGCGCTATACACAGCAAACAATGAAAAAATCATTGTTAAAGCAAAAGACGGTGAATATTCATTTAATGATGAGCGTCAAACGATTGTTAAAACTGTTGATGGTGTGTCAACCGATTTAGGTTGTGGTGTAATTAAAGTTAAAGCGGCATATAAGAAGGCTACTGTGAAAGCTGATGAATATATTTTGACAACTGTTGAATTAACCACAAAGACCGAAAAAGATAATGAAATTATTGAGTATTCTTCTGATCCTGCTCAAAATGAAGAATTAATAAAATCGTTCTTGGATAAGTGGGTAGAGCGTGATTACGTTATGTTAGATAACAAAGTGGGCGTAGAAATTAACTTTAATAAGATTTTCTATAAGCCAGAAGTATTGCGTCCAATTGATGATATCAAAGCAGATTTGGAAGCATCTAATGCAATATTAGTTGGATTAATGGGAGATATTTTCAATGACTAAACGTTATGATGAATATAAAGATAGTGGTATTGAATGGCTTGGTGAGATTCCAAGTCATTGGAATGAAAGTCTTTTTAGAAGAAAAGCATTGAAAATAACAGATGGTTCTCATCATTCCCCCAAAACGATTGATGAAGGAAAGAATTATGTTTCTGTAAAAGATGTGCTTGAAAATGGAGAAATCAACATAATTGATTCAAAAAAAATAAGTAATGAAGATTTTATTGAACTTGAAAAAAATGGATGCAGACCTAAATTAAATGATGTCTTAATAACAAAAGACGGAACAATAGGAAGATCGGCAATTGTTAAAGATGATGATTTTGTTATATTGTCATCATTGGGTTTAATTAGGATGGGGTCTAAATTTGATTCAAGATACATAAGATATACAACAATATCTAATCATATATTAAATATAATTTATTCAAGTCTTGCAGGAAGTGCTTTAAAGAGGATAACAATTGAAAAAATAAAAAATCTACCTATTCTTATACCAGAAATTAAAGAACAACAAGCCATCGCAGACTATTTAGATAACAAAACCTCCAAAATAGACAGCGCAGTAGCCGAACTTGAAAAACATAAATCTTTACTTATCGAATTAAAGAAATCAACCATTCATCAAGCGGTCACAAAAGGCTTAGATCTTACTTTACCTATGGTTGCTAAAAATAATAGATTAAAAGATAGTGTGTATGTTATTTCCTCTGGTTTAAATGAATTTAATGGCGTTAAAAATTATTTATCTACAAAATCAATTGGAGAACAAGGGATTAAACAAATTGAAGCGGAAGTTTCTTTTGAAAAAAGACCTTCAAGAGCAAATATGCAACCACAAATGAATAGTTTATGGACAGCATACATGCAAGGTTCTAAAAAATTCCTTTTTGTTGATGATTTTGATATTTGTAAAAATTATATCATATCAACAGGTATGTTTGGATTTAAAGTTAAAAATGGAAATAATCCAGAGTATTTTTCATATTTATTACAGAGTAATGTTATTGAGAGTCAAAAAAATAGAAGGGCAAAAGGAACAACCCAAATTTCAGTAAATGATTCTGATTTCAAAAATATGATAGTTAATTTACCAGATAAAAATGAACAAGATAAAATTGTTCTCTATCTCAATAAGAAAACAGAACAAATATACAAATCAATTAAGATTATTGATGAGCAAGTAAATAAGATGAAAGAATACAAAAAAACATTAATCAATGATGTCGTAACAGGAAAAATTAAAGTAGTATAAAATTAAGGATAAGTATGAGCTTAACAAATGAATTAAAAATAGAAAAAAACTCTATTTTGAAATTCTTTACTACTGACTTAGGTGGATTGGGATACGAAAAACGAACACAACATCAAGCTTCAAAAGATCTATTTATTAAATCTGACGTAATGAAGCAATTAAAGTCAACGGTAAATATACATAATTTCAAAAAGGTTTTAAAGAAACATTTTAATGGTAATGAAGATGATTTTTATGAAAATACACTTGACAATGAAGAATGAATATACTATATTATATAATAGAAGATGTAATAATGGTTCAACCTCAACCTTATAGGTTCAACCTCAACCTTGAGAGTTAAAAATAGAAATAAATAATATTATTAAAGGAGAATGTCATGAATATAGGTGGTGTAAGTGCAGGAATGGGTCCGGTGAACACAGAAACAGTTGC